CTCCCGCCGAAACGGCTGCCGAATAATTGCTTGCACAGCTGTGCGAAGTGAATACAATGGTAGTTGTACGATAGATAACAGTTATCGAAAAGGCAAAGTGCCCTTCGTATTCACAATTTCGCTTTTAGGCGGACCTTCCGAAATTTTCGGGGGTCCGCCTTTTTGCGTCTAAAAAAGGAGAATGTAATATGTCCAACACAGCTAAAACCCCCAATTTCGTCCTCGATGGTGCCGAGAAGTTCTTTGATTTCGGCCAGCTTGATGAGCTTGTTGAGTTCTGCAAAGAGGATGCAAACCAAACCCAGTGGCTCGATGAGGGCATCCGTGATGTTCGCTTCGAAGCAAGCTATGATGAGCCGCTCTGCGCTCCCGAGTATGCAAAGCACCTGAAGGTCAGCACTGATGCGGTCATCGACACACAGGAACATGCCGGACTGAATCTCACGACTTCTATCGGAACCAAGCCGGTAGGGGACAGCGCTATTCGGAGCATCTGCGACCGTGGCATGATTGGTCTCAACTGCTATGAACTGCTGCGAAAGAACAATCGCGGCAGCCTCAAAGAAGTCCTGAACCTGATTCTGGCAGAACGCCAGGGCTCGATTCGTGTCAAATTCAGCCACGAAAAGATTCGTGCAGTGCATTCTGCCCGCTACGCCGACATCAGCAACGCCGAGCTGCTGGAGATTATGAACAGCTACATGCGGACCAACTGGCCCGAACGCGAGATGGTGAGCGGGTATGTGTCCCATGAGATGATGAGCGTCGTAGTCGGTCTTGATGCGTACAAGGCCCAGTTCTTCCGCAAGTTGCCCGCTGAATTCTGCAGCGGATACAGCCCTGCGGTGCAAATGATTAGCTCGGATGTCGCGGCGTCCGCTGTGCGCCTGATTCCGTGCCTTGATATGGGCGGCGGTATCGTTGTGCCTATGGCGAAGGATGTTGCTATCCCTCATATCGGCGAAGACATCAAAGGGCGCGTTACCAATGCGTTTACCGCGCTGCTGGCCTACTTCGATGATGCGAGCACTGACATCAGCAAGCTTCAAACCATCGAGGTGAAGAACGGCAAAGCTGCTCTCGTCCGCGTTTTGAAGAGCGGCGGCATGCCGAAAGCTGAAGCAGCAGAAGCATTTGCAGCTTACGACTCTATCTTCGGCAATGCGTCTGTCACGGCGGCAGACATCTATCTGTCCGTTTGCGATGCGTACGGCAGTGTGGTACGGAATCATGCAAAGGATGCCAAGAAACTCTTTGCTGCGGCCGATTGCGTTGCACGTTGCGCTCGCGTTCGCTGGAGCGATGTGGACCTGCCCGGCAAGGAGGAACTGTGATGGTAAAGCCTCGCAATTTCTTGATGCTTCTTATCGCAGCCGTATTGATTTACGGCCTAACTCGCTGAATCTCATCACAAGAAAGGAGCTTGCTCTATGGCAAGCTATGACGGTACTAACAAATCCAGCGCGGGGTGCGCTCAGCACCTTCCGTACTGGGAAATTCGGACGGAGTACACCCGCAGCCTTTACAATGAGGCAATGGGCCAGGCTTCGCCCGAAGCTATCAAGTTCTGTGACCCGGATGGTTACAATGGCCCCGAAGTTGAGGTTGATGCCAGCACGCTGACGGATACCCAGTGGCAGGACCGCCGTGCCACTCACCTTGGAGGCTCTGACATTTCTGCCATCTTTGGCGCGAATGCCTATAAGACGAACCTTGACCTGTACTATGCCAAGACGGGCAAGAAGCCTCTGGTCGTTGAGCAGGAAACATCCCAGTCGAGATTAAACAAGCTGTGGGGCCACATCTCCGAGGAGTATGTGGATGCGTGGCTGTCTGAGCGCTATCCGTACAACCAGATTATCACGGATACGAACATTTACGCCATGCCCGGCAAGCCTTATATTACGGCCAACATCGACCGTATGATGCGCAAACCCGACGGCTCCTACTGCCTGGTCGAAATCAAAACGGCGAGTTCTTTCAAGAAGTCTGAATGGGAGAACGGCAACATCCCTCTTCCTTACATTTATCAGGTGCGCACATATATGGCAATCCTGGGTGTCTGGGAATGTGTTGTTGTCTGCATGTTTGACCGCGATACTATCGTGGCTAACACCATTAAGCGCGACCTCGATGAGGAAATGCGTATCATCGAAGGCATTGATGACTTCTGGCTGAATCATGTTCTTCCTATGGACCCGCCCGAGCCGATTGGCAACGCGGAGGCTGTGCTGGACACGATTCACAAGTACGCGGGTGATGCAAACAAAAAGGCTCCTGCTATGCTGCTTGGTTCTGAGTTTGCTCAGATGTGCAAAGAGTACAGCGACCTGAAAGCCAAACGCGATGCCACCAAAAAGGCGTATGAGCTGTTGGACGAACAGTGTAAGGACATGGTTGTCCCGTTTGCTGCTGCGCTCGGTGCGAATGTCGCCGGTGAGGCAACTGGCGTAGATGGTACTACGTGGCTTATCAAGTACACTCCTCGCATGAGCCGCACTTCCGTTGATATGAAAAAGCTGGAGGCTTTGTATCCCAAGGCTTTTAACGACTGCCTGATTCCGCAGCGCGAAACGAGTCGCAGCTTCAGCGTAAAGGCATCGAAAAAGTAACTCGAAAAATCTTTTGTTATAGTGTTGACGCTGCTTGCGAACTGCCTATAATAAAAAACAGTTAATGGATACCATTTACCACAAGCGATTTGGAAACTTGCTATGTTGTAAGTTGTCCACCGGAACCAATCCGGTTGCTTGAGCTTTGACCCTTAACAAACTGCCAAGAGCGGACTTCCTGATTCGTCAGGAGGCCCGCTCTTTTTTATTTGGCGGATTACCAGTACCTTGCCCTTAGGTGCTGTTTTGAATAAATTGACCGAATCGCTATCTTGCGATACAGAAGCCTATATGGTTTTCTGCTCACTAATTAACTGTCTCTTGGAAGGGAGAACGAAAAATGAACGTCAATTGCATATCCACGGTCCGCAACGCGCTGGACCCACACCTATCCATCGAGGCTGACGATATTGTTTATGTCAGTCTCAAAAATCGTCTTGTCAGTCTGTTCGACCGGCCTGATGATGTCCCTACCCATCGAGTTCCCTTCGCTAAGTTTGCGGAAGAAATCCTCTACCCGAGCCGCGTTCGTGACGAGGGCGAAGAGGAAGTTCCCGTATTCGAGGAGATTGACGACGGTGTCTACCAGTGGCGCAATGTTGCGCCCGCTTGGCATGACATCGATGCAGGCGTAAGTGATGGTTTCATCCATTACTGCCGTTAAGAGGTTTGATGTGATAGCGAAGATGATTTCGCGTGACTCGCGAGCACTTGATTGATAACTTCACTTGAACTGATTCCTTTTAGGCTTGCCTACCCGTTGTTTCCCTGCACTGGATGTAACCGTTACATCCAGTTTTAATCCCAATAGTCTTGGAATCCGTCCAAGGCTATCTTGTTCGTACCATTAGGAGGTAGCAAAAATGAACAAGCAGAAAATGTCCCAGTCCGTCAAATCCATTGGCAACATAGCCGGTAAGACCTTCGTGGTCGTTGCCGCCGCTACCGTTGCTGTATTGGCCGTCATCCTGGCTGTCAAGGCGATTGGTTTCGTGGCACTCAAGGTGCTGTGGCCTCTCGCTAAGGCAGCTTTTGGGCTGACGTTCTCTGGCCTCTTCGGTATCTTCCTGCCGTACCAGCTTGTGAAGCGCACCAAGCACTTCAAGGCTGGCTACGAACGGGCTACCAAGGTGTTCGAGAAGAAGAAGGAGGAAAAGCAGTAACAGCTTATTCTCCTTTGGCGGATGGCTCACCCCTTCGGGTGGGCCATTTTTTATTTATCGCAATGTTCACGTTAAAGGAGGTGGATACCAGTGAACAGTTGCAGGCGTATGCGTCACGTGATATAATATAGGAGGCGAAACCCAATGGAATCTCTCAATTCCGTCGGCCATGCCGTGAGCAATGACAAGAGCAATTTGGATGCCGGATGTAAAGCGCTTCTTGGCTGCAAGGCTATTGCGGCCTTTGTAGTAAAGAACTGCATTGCAGAATTTGAAGGCATGTCTGTTGATGAAATTGCAAATCGAATTGTTGGAACACCGGAAATTGGACTTCATAATGTCGATGACCTGCCCGAAAGAATCGATGAGAAAAATGTTGAGTCAAAGAGTGTAAACGAAGGAACCCTTTATTACGATGTCCTCTTTGACATCCGTCTTCCAGACAACAATAAGGCAAAAGTCATCATCGACATTGAAGCCCAGAACAATTACTACCCCGGCTACCCCTTACTTACTCGCGCTGTATTCTATTGTGGCAGGCTTCTCTCTTCTCAGAAAGAGACCGTCTTCCACAACTCGCAATACGGAAAGATTCGCAAAGTGTACAGCATCTGGCTGTGCATCTCTCCGAACGAGAAGGCAAGTGGAGTAATCAATCGCTATGAACTTGCCGAGAAATGTCTCACCAAGGAATATCATTTCCCCAAGCAGCAATATGATAAACTTTGTGTAGTAATGGCGTGTCTTGGTGACATTACTTCTGATAACGATTTGGTGCGTCTTTTCTCTACTGTGTATAGTTCAGACGTACCTATCGCAGAAAAACTCGAAACCGTCCGCAATTGCGGAATTAAAGTTACGAATAACATTCGACAAGGAGTTGATAGCATGTGCAACTATAGTGACCTTGTAGAAGCAAAGGGAATCAAAAAGGGAGCTATCGAGGCCACGGTGAAAAACATTGTAAGCCTGATGCGCTCTTTGAATCTTACGCTTGATAACGCATTGGATACGCTCGGTGTCCCTGAAGATATTCGGAGCGAGGTTTCCAAACGTGTAATTGCAGTCCTTAAAAACGAATAACATTATTGGCCGTCCTCTTTTGTGAGAAGACGGCTTTTTCTGCTACACAAGCAACACAAAGTTATGCGAAAAGTCCGAAAACGTCCGCAATTGCGGAATTAAAGTTACGAATAACATTCGACAAGGAGTTGATAGCATGTGCAATTACAGTGACCTTGTTGAAGCAAAGGGAATCAAAAAAGGCGTAGAGCAGGGACGTATTGAGGCTACGGTGAAAAGCATCGTAAGCCTGATGCGCTCTTTGAATCTTACGCTTGATAAGGCATTGGATACGCTCGGGGTCCCCGAAGATATTCGGAACGAGGTTTCCAAGCGCGTAACGGCTGTCCTGGAAAACAAATAACATTAACTGCCGTCCTCTTTCGAGAGGACGGCTTTTTCTATTGCACGACTGTGCGATATGCGTACAATTATGAATGTAGCATAGATACTATTCTTTTATATGATTCACAATTCCAGCCGTTCGGTTGCTACACCGAGCGGTTTTTCTTTTGAAAGGAGAAACCTCTTTATGAAATATAACGAATCTATCCCATTTGACCCAATGTGGTGCAGCATTATTGCTGCTGACCTGACGCACACGGGCGGTCCTCGCAAACGGTTTGTCGAAGAATACGAGAGCAATCTCTGCTATCGTCGCTGCGCAAAAGACCTTATCGCCGACGGAAATTTCTATGGCGTTACTGTGCTGCCTTGTGCTAAGCGTACGGAAGGACTGAAAATCGCATCCGTCCTTTATTATCTGCTGTATGCGGATAAGACACCCAAATACACAAAGCTGGTAATGCTGTTTGGCAAAGAATATGGCTCTGTCGCTTCTCTTGTCAGTGAAATTTATAAAAACGAAAAAGACGGCATGCTGAAATTGGCAGAGCGTATGTCTGGCCTTTATGGAAGCGAGATTGGAAATGTGGCAGTCTTTGCCATTTTCCTGCTTGCGAGCCCTGAAAGCTATCTGGAGCAAAACCGAATGGCCTTTTCACGTCTATGCAACACATTGTCTCAGATGACCCGAAAGACAGATGCAGAGAAGCCTTTGTCTGAGCAGGAAAAGTTTTTTGCCCAATATGGTATGGCAAACCAGAAGAACTTCTCTGACCTTGTGACGAATGCAGTTCTGGTATCGGGAACCAATGACCTCATGTTAGAAGATGAAAATGGAGACATTGGTCATTTTGACTGGTTTTCCTTCTCTAACTACGGTGTGTCTTGTTCCGCCGAAATGCTGAGCACATTGGCTTTACTGGACGCCGGTGTTGCAAATAGCCCGGCTTATGACCGTACCATTACGAAACAAAAGTTCACGGAAGCTCAGCGTTCTGTTGCTAAGAGCTTATACTTTACCAAAGTCGGAGAAGATGGCAAAGTGGTACGCGGCGATTTCTTCTCCTTGATGGACGACGAGCACATCAAAATTGATGACAATGGCCGAATCCTGGCGGATGAAACATCAAGTCTTGCAGTGGCTGCCATCGTCAATCTCTACAACACGATGCTGCCTATGTACATCGCAATTCGCAGTCTCGGCGAAGCATACAACGATGAGCTGAAGGGGTCTATCTCCAACGAACTTTTTGGCGGCACAAAGAACTCCAATGAGGATGCACTGGTCAAGCAAATTGAACAGTTGCAGAAACAGTTGAATGCTGCTAAAGAGAGTGAGGCGCGAGCGATGGAAGTTGCAAACACCGCTGAACAGAAGCTCAACCAGAGCAAGAAGCGCGAAAATGCTCTTGCCAGCAAACTCGAAGCCGCCTACAGCGAAATTGATGAGCTGATGGCACAGATTCCAGAGTCTGCCGAGGAGGATGAAACGCCTACAGAACCGGATGAGCCTGCCGAGGAGAAGGTCGAAGAAATCGCGATGGATTATAGTGGTGCTTTGGATGACATCCTTAAAAAGAACACTGTCGTGATTGTTGGTGGCAACCAGAACCTGATGAAGAAATTTCAGGTGACTCATCCTGACGCTTCTATCGTGGCAAAGGATATGATTGCTGTATGCGACCAGCAGATTCGCAACGCTGATGTGGTTATGTTCAAAGCAGATTCCTTATCTCATGCTCTGTACGGCAAGTGCAAGGCCATCTGCCATAAGTATGACGTACCGTTCTGCTATCTGCCGAATGTTGCATCTATCCCTCGCATGGAACAGAGTATGTGTGAACAGCTGGGTGACATTCTCGGTTGACGAACCGTGCGAACAGAATAAAATGGTAAATGTACGATAGATAACATATCATCTGCCGAAAAAGCAGTTGTGAAACAAATCGTGCTAATTAACAGTCTGTCAGACAAGCAGCTATCCTTAGTTGGGTGGCTGCTTTTTTATTTGAAATGGAGCGTGAAGCTAATGAAAAATTTTGTCCGAAACACAATGCAGCCTTCTAAAGAGGAATTGCGAGTAAGAAACGAGATGGTCGCCCAGATGGCGATTGAACGCAAGCTCGTGAAGCCTCTCACAGGCGCACTTAAAGATGAGGCCACATTGGAGGGGGCTTTGCAGCAAATCATCTATCGCTTGAGCAGTGATACAAGAAGCTACGACCGGGAAATCAGCGCGTGTATGGATACACTCCGCAGACGCGGTCCGGGGCGTTATTTTGTGCTGGCGAAAGAGAATGCTGTATGGGTCTCTTTTCCGGCTGATGTTATCACGCCTGATACGGATGCTTTCAGTGTCTGGATGTACTACAAGTTCAGCAACGATGTAAACGCTTATCTTGTACAGGTCGATTCCATCAGCGCCGAAGAAATCAAAGGCAATGTTCAGCGTCTCGACTATCCCCGCTGTTTGGAGGTGTTGAGAAACTGACTACAAACAGGGGAGTAAGTAATGAACGCAACAGTTACTATCAAAAAGTGCAGCATGAACAAGATAGTTTATGCTCCACCAGTTGCAAACGGTTCTTATACCGTCTGCTTTTTTACGGCAAACCTAAAAGGGCAGGCGGCTGCATTTCCTGACAACATACAGAAGTGCGGGACCACGGCGTTTTTTAAGGTGTCGTCTTACCATCTGCCGAAAAGTCTCTTGAACAAAATGTCCTTCAATTTGGAAGGACATTGGGAAAAGGATACCAACGCAAAGAGCCAGGATGGGCATATTTTTATTGCCGAAAAAGCATCCGAGTCTTTGCCTGAAACGACCTCCGAAATCATAAAGTTCTTTGAAAAGAACTGCAAGGGTGTTGGCAAGGTCATGGCAACCGAAATTGCAAATGCGTTCGGTGCCAAAACTCTGGATATTTGTGCCCACCAGCCTAAAAAGCTCGAAGCAATCCCTAAGATGACTCCCGTTCTCCTTGGAAACATCAATTCTGCCTGCCTATCTGCTCTGGTTCGAGCGGATGTGCAAGCGCTATTGAAGGATTCCAATGTAGAGGTTTCTGTCATTGATAAGATTGTTGAGGCGTACAGCGATGAAGCCACTACGATTCTGAGATGTGAGCCATACAAAACGGTCTCTCTGCTCGGGTTTTCTATGGCAGATAAAATCGCCATGTCTCTCGGTGAGGATGCTGATTCTGTGCGCCGTATGCACGCTGCGACGGTCGAGGCCCAAAAGAGGGCGTGCGCCAGAACAGGAAATATGTGCGCAGAGCAGGATGCAATCAAGGCTCAGCTGCAAATTCTTACCCCGGAAGTGTCTTCCGAGGTGATGGATAAAGCAATTGTTGAAGTGGCCCAAACCTATGACATTGTCAAGCAAGGAAAATACTACTACGACAAAAGCGACTTTCTTACTGAGCGCAAAATGGCTGCCAAGATTGCCGAACTGGCCTGTGTAAAACCGTCCAAAGAAGCCGAAATCGAAAAGGCGTTTATTGAGTGGCAGCAGGAGAACTCCATGATTCTTTCTCCACGCCAGGCGGAAGCAGTTCGCAACCTAAAGTACCGAATTTCTATCGTAACCGGTGGTCCCGGTACTGGTAAAACGACTTGTCTTCGAGCTATCATGGACGTGTATCACAAGGTTTGGCCGAGTGAGCACATTCTGCTGATGGCACCGACAGGCCTTGCTGCAAAGCGTATGGCAGAAAGTACGAAGACCAATTCAGCTACGATTCACAAAGCCTGCTGCCTTGTCCCGGCGGATAACAACAGCGGGTTTGTAGCACAGAGCGAATGTAGAATCTGTGGCTTTGTTGGCATCGACGAGATGAGTATGGTAGGTGAGCATCTTTTTGCTTTTGCTATTGATGCTGTTCTGAACAGCCCATCCACTCGAATTGTGCTGCTTGGCGACACAGACCAGCTGGCACCCGTTTCGCGCGGCGATGTGCTAAGAGACCTGATTCAGTGCGGTGTCATCAAGACCGTTCGTCTGGATGTCAACTACCGGCAGGGCAGCACCTCTACTATCACTGATGCTTCCATCAAGATTCGTGAGAACAGGGCGTATTCTGGCATGACCAGAAATTTGAAGTTTGATGATGAATTCAACTTTATCTCTGTTACGAATCCTGACCAGAAAACAGAAGCAGACCAAATCCTGTCTCGCGTGGTAGAGGAGTACCAGAAGGGCGTTGCCAAGTATGGCGTGAAGGGGACAATCATTTTGACTCCCACTCATTTTGATAAAGGTACGGCCACTGGTTACCTTTGCAAGAACCGTGTCAATGCAGTGATTCAGTCCGTGGTCAATCCGAAAACGGACACAAAGCCTTTTCTGGAAGTGAATCATCAGACCTTTATGGTTGGTGACCGAATCATTCAGAGAAGGAACACAGACCAAGTAATCAATGGCGACCTTGGAACGATTATTTCTATCAACAAGGTAGATAATGAGACTCGTGTCGAAATCATTTTCGATTCGAAGGATGATGTTCTGGTGTATGACAGCAACGATGTCAAGGACATTGAGCTGGCGTATGCCGTAACCATCCATAGTTCTCAGGGCTCTGAATTTCCGTGTTGCATTATTCCTGTCAGCTCTTCTTACGGCCCGATGCTGACGAAGCCTGTATACTATACCGGCATTACTCGTGCAAAGAAGAAGCTGATTCTGATTGGGGATGAGGAAGCCTTGAAAAAGGCAGTTCGCACTACCAGAACTCAAGGACGTAAGTCGCTCCTCGGCCCCCGTATTCTCAAAAAAGTTCAAGCAAAGTGATTTGAGCGGAGTTCCTCTACATGAGGACTCCGCTCTTTTTGTTTGTACGAATTGACGTTGAAATAAACGAAAGTAATCTCGTTGCTATAAGATACGAAGTGAGTACAATGGGTATTGTAGAGTTAATGGGTTGGGATGCAAAAGACCTGATTCCAAAGACGATACGAAAAATATAGCTATATTTTTAAGGAAAGGAGGAATAGTGACATGAACGAGATTACTCTGAAGAAACGCAATCCTGTTCAGACGCTCAAGATGGCGATGAGCACTGCCTGCGCAATGGGTACTGCTGCCATGATGAGCACCGTCTTTGCTTATGCTGACGTCACGTCTGCCATCAACAAGGTGTTCAATGTTGGTAACTCTGTCGCTAACGCTATCTCTAAAGGCCTGACCGGTATCGTCGTTCCTATCGGTATCGCAGTCTTCCTGTACTTCCTGGTTCGTATGCTGCTGAGCAGCGACCCCAAAGACGTCCAGATGTATAAGAAGCGCCTCATTACGACCGCTATCATCGTCATCGTCGCGGCTGCTGTGCCCGGCCTGATGAAGGTTGCCAATGAACTTGGCACGCAGGTCAATACCGAACTCGGCTAACGAGTAAAAGTCTTTGGCTCGAAGGACCCACCCGACGGATTTCGGGCGGGTCCTTTCTTTTTGAAGGAAGGTGAGTCCAATAAACTCTCTTACGGAACAAATCCGATATAAAGCCACAGTAAAACGAGCATTGCTGGCAGTAGCACTTGCGTGTGGACTTACAACATGTGTGGCGTTTGCTACAACTACGGATATTGTGGCGCTTTTCCTCGGCATCATCGTGACAGCTATTGCAAAAATGCTTCTCAATGCTGCTGATATTATTGTTACGCCTTTGCTTGCTATTACTTCGATGACAACACAAGAAATCGAAGCATATATTCCGGGGCTTAACAATTCTGACCCTAACGGCGTTGGCAACTTCTTCAGCTCTGCAATCAGTATTATCGCATATACGATTGCCGGTGTTTTGCTTTGCTGTCACATCATTTCTTACCTTATCGCTCTTGCAAACGATGAGCGCTTAGAAAGCATTCCAAAGCTGATTTGGAATGGTATGTTTGGCATTGTTCTTACGATTGCCGGTAAGAACCTTCTGAGCTTGCTGTTCAACGAAATCATCGCGCCGCTTTCGGAAGCGCTTGTTGATGGTATGCAGAGTGCAGGCGGTATGTCTTTCACCTTTGAGGGAAAAGCAAACGACATCATCTCACTTGGCGATGGCATTTCAGCATTTGACCTCTCCGCACTTGGCACGTTGCTTGTTGTTCTGGCAATGCTGCTCTTGATTTGGTGGAACCTTATTAAATTGATTCTTGAATGTGCCCAACGCTACATCATTTGTATTGTAACTATCAACTTGTCACCCCTCGCGTTTGCAACAGCTACCACCGAACAGACAAAACAGACTGCGGTGAACTGGCTCAAAATGTTCTGGTCACAGTGTGTACTGCTGGTTCTGAACATCTGGGTCGTAGGTATTGCAAGAACTGCTCTGAACAATGGTATGATTGGTGGTTCCAGCACGGAACTTGTCACCTGGGCACTTATTACGTATGCGTTCCTGAAAATTGCACAACAGCTCGATGACATGATGGCTAATGCAGGTCTAAAAGTCACCAGCATGAATGGCATTGACCCGCTTAGCGAAGCTAATGGTGTATTGAATCAACTCACGGGTATTGGCAAACACTTTGGTGACGCGCTTGGCTATAGTAAAGGTGCGCTGGATACCTTGTTTGGCAATAAAAGTTCCGAAGGCGGGAAACCGCCGCTTACCGAAGAAGACATTGTCCGTGCAGAATCTGATTTTGATAAATCTGACGTAGAACGCAGGAATGATTTGAGACAAGGCACTATCAATCCGGCTTCTTATGACGATGATGCGCATAAGAAAGCGATGGAGAACGTACTCAAAACCGAAGGCGTTCTTAACAACGATGAACAAGTCGAGGGAGTCAAAATTGGCCAGGATGGTTCGCTTCACGCAACCGCCGTCAAGCGTGATGACCGTGGTCGTGTGGCATCTTCTCGTGAAATCAAGGCTACCAATACAGGTGATGGTCTGGGGCTGACGCCTGATGAAACGCCTACATCTACGATGAGGGTTGGCAACGGCGGCAAGTCCGCAATCATTTCCAACGAAAAAGGCACGTTCAAACTGGAAGCTCAGGGCAAGAATGACTTGGGTGAAAATGTCTGGAAAGCCACACAGCTTACAGACGCTGATGGCAACAAAATCAGCGACATTGCTCCTGGCGCAGATGCTTCGCAGGTCTTTACAGTTGATGCTGATTGGGATGATGACGCGCAGCATAAGAAAGACGGGTATGCCGCTTCAGCCGCCGCTTTCTTTACCGAAAATCAGGACACAAACGATTCCATAATGGATGATTTAAACCGTCAGACTTACTATGCAGCCGAAGACAAGCGGATGCAGGACAGAGCTGAGCAAAGAGATTTCACTAATAAGATTGGCATGACGGACGAAGACCGTATTGCCAACATGATGGATTCCGAAGCTGCTGTTGACTATAATTCCGACAACGCCAAAAAGGCGATGGAAGATTATATCATGGAGAACAAAGAACAGAATCCTGGCCTTGCTCCGTTTGCAGAAGCACTTGAAAAGGGCGGACATATTACCTCTATGAGTTTGGCCGACGGTAGTAATCCTGCTGTGCCGCAAGGCGCTCTCCAGTTTGAAATTACTCATCCAAAAATTCTTGGCGACAAGAACCCGGATATTACTGCTGGCGCAATCTCGAATCCCGCAACTGCAGCACCTACACCTTCTGCAACGGCCGAGTCTTATCCTGTTCAAAACGAGCAGCCTGAGAGTGTGCCTACCGCAAAGCAGGATGCGCAAGGTGAAGAAGGCACAAACGCCGGACAACCGACTGCTCAAAGTGCAGATGCTACGGCAGTTGATAAAAAGCCTGACGAAGAGCCCGCACCTGTCGATGCCGAAGCTCCTTTGGAAAGCACCAGCGTACCCGAAATTCCTAACGGCGCTCCTACAGGTGAGGCGCTTGACAACTCCGCAGTTGTCGGAGATGAATCTCCTATTGAGGCGACAACGAAACCTAACGCCAAACAAGAAGTACCTGATACAGTTGGTATAGAGCAATCTGTCGAAGCACCTGCCCCGATTGATGCTACGCAACCTCTGGATGGTGATACTACGCCTAATGTGGAAGATAATCCTACAGTGGAACCGATTGACGCTACAACAGGTGAAGCTGGTAGCGCACCTACCGTAAATGCCGCAGATTCCGCTTCGAGCGAACCGCAAGACGCAAACATTCCCGCTACTGAACAGGCTGCCGCTGAGGTTCAATCCAAGCCTGATACTCAGGGTGATGTTCCCCAAGCTCCGATGGCTGGCGTACAGGCTGAAGCTGGCGCAGCACAGAACGAAATTGGGCCCGAGACAATTCAAGGGCAGGGGACTGCACCGATTGCAAACGAAGCAAGTCAACCTGCCGTGAGCGTATCTGCAAAGCAGCCTGATGGTGCAGCGGTTGATTCTTCCGATATGACCCCGCAGCAGAATCCTGTTACAGCTTCCGCTGCAAGTCCTATGACTATGGATTCTGCGCCGACAACCGGTACATCAACCAATGGCGCTACAGCTTCCAATCCTCAGAAGACCACCAATACGATTTCGTCTTCTGCTGGCGAAGGGGCCGCTCGGCAAGCACCTGGCGCGGAACCCGTTTCGGCAACTACGACACAGGCAACTCCTACTGGCACGACACAAGCTGTGCCTTTAAGCTCTCAGCCGCAAGCTGAAGCAGGAACTGTACCCGGTCCTGCAGCTACCGCCGCTCCGAGTACCGCAACGCAAGGTTCCGTTCAGAACATCCCCGATAGTTCCACCAATGTCGGCCAGACTCCTGCACCGACAGTATCTGCTGTTGGCTCTGAAACTCCTTCTGCGAATGCTTCTGCTCATGGCTTGAATGCAACCACTCAGACGATTGAAGGGCAGAGTACCCAGACTTCTGTGTCTGATACTCCTACGGCTGCAGCACCGGCAATGCAGAGCGCTGAAAATAGTGGAGTTGGTTCTACCGCACCCGCCACGAGTGAGGCGCCCGTTAACGCCGGTAGCACATCCGATGCTGATGTCACAAATGCTGCACCGGTGGCTCAAACGGCTTCCGAAGCACATGAGCCCGATACAGCCGGTACGGCAAATGCTATGCCTGCAAGTGATGGTACGCCGTATATGAGCGGCGAAGGTGTTGCGCCTACAACCGTTGATGCGGCACCCGAAACTACTGGTCAAACCGCTCAGGCTGTTGTGGATGCTACGGCTCCCACAGACAGTAGCGCTGCCGTTACCCTCGAAACTACTCCTACAGATTCTGATGTTGGCAATGTCACCGAAAGCTCTGACGCAGCAAGTGATACAACGATGGTGAGCGATGAGTCTGATACCGCTTCCGCTGACGGTGGAAGCTCGGCGCAGAACTCGGATAGTACAACTGTACAGAACGCTACAGAAGAATCTGGAGCTCCCATTGCTACAGAAACACACGAGCTTGATAGCTCCGCCTTGACGAGTGAAACATCCAGCAACAGCTCTGACACTACTGACACTGTAGCTGATACAGTAGGTGACTCCACTTCCGATGATTCTGTTTATGAGCCGACGAACACTGGGGTTGCCAATAGTGTTGGTTCTGAGGGTGCCTCTGATGATGGTATGGCTGCAACAAGTCCTGTGAACGATTCCAATGTGGCCGCATCTTCCAGTGATAGCGTCAACGATGGTGGTGATGAACCCGATTTTGCATATACGCCCCATAGTTCTTCAGATGACGGCGATAATGACGAGACGGTTCACGATGCCAGCAGTGTTACGGATAAGCACTCTGATAACGCATCTTATAACGAAGATGCTGATGACGTAGACACCGCCACCTTTGAAGCAGATGATGCTCCGATTGCGGATGGCGCTGGATTCTACGGAGAAGGTACAGGCAATTCGTTTAAGGAAAGCGAAACCAAATCCACAACGGATAGCAACGAGTCTCCAGCTGTAGAATCTGGAACGCAGAGTAACCCCACTGACGAACCTGACGCCACTGCTGGTACAGTTACTGAAACGACGGCTGTACCTGATGCAAAACAAGACGTCGGCGAAGCAGCAAGTCAAGTTCAGGCTGAAGCCGTAACGCAGCAGAGTAGTGAACAAGCTGAAACGGTATCCATTCCGTCCGTTCCTCAAGGCATTGTACTTTCCAATACCAGCGTCAACAAACTCAGCGACACCAATGGCACGATTCGTTCTGCATCCGCAGGCGTATTCCAGTTGACGCGTGAGGGCCTTGACGAAGATACAGGTAAAACCGTATGGCGTGCAACGCTGAAACAGGATGCAGAAGGCAATCCCGTGACAGATTACAGTGCTAATACGTTTACCTTTGAACGCACTGCCAAGTGGAACGCACAGACAAGAAGCTATCAACCTGAGGGCTTCGATTCTGTTGCAAAAGAGGTTCGAGAAGCAGTAGATTTCCGCGACATCAGCCAAAGTGCAAATCAGGGCCGTGGCTCTCGCCGTTCGGATAAGCCTCAGAATCAACCGGAACGCGAACGCTTCAAGCGTGAAAGGAATCCGAAAGCGTACACGGATGACGCACGACTGACTGAAGGACGTCGTACAACCTCGACAAGCCGTGGCGGAAAACACCGCGCACAGCGCAAAAGCGATACGGCAAAGAAACGTGATAATCCGCTGAAAAATATGGATGGCTTCAAAACCAAAAGATAAGGGATAACTCCCTTCTGGCAATCAGTAATGGTTGCCAGTGTCTTGCAATGGTCACCACCTCCACGTTGGTGCAAGACGGTAATGTACTGAAAAGCAGTATAGCTGAGAGTGACTCTGAAATATGTTCGCAAGGGAGTGACGTGATGGCAGGATTTGGAAGCGGTAATAGCACTGACAACTTGGGCAATGAAGCTGTAAATGATGCAAAAAAGGCAATGAGTGCGGCTTCCACAGGATACAAGGCGTATCAACAAGGCAAGAAAGATGCCAAAGCAGTTGCAAAAGCTGCTGGACAGCTTGCCTCTGGTAATGTTGCCGGAGCTGCGAAGACTGCTATTGAAAACCCGATGACAGCCTTGAAGGTCTTGCTTGTTGGCATCGTCATTTTGTCGATTCCGCTTATGGCTATCGTTGGATGTGCAGTTTTTGTTCTTTCATTGCCTGGTAATATTGCAGAGGCCACGCAATCGGCTATCGGACAGTCTGTTGACAGTGTCGTTCTGGGCTGGGAAGACTATAAGGCTCGTTTGAGCAATTCAATTGATGACTTCTTGACGCTTATCACCACTGGTAAAAGCGGCACGAAGATGGAAGCCTACAAGGATGACTTGGCGATTGCAAACGACGATGTCTTTACCGGTTACATTGGCACATCAAATGTGATTGTTGCTGTTCTAAATAACTATTTCAAAGACGAGTATGAGGCTTTTGACGCTAAGGCTCGTGTGGCCGCAAATAACCGTTTGGAGCAACTGCAACAGCGTGCAGCAAATGAAGGTATTGCTTCAAGCGATGTAACGTACAGCGTTGACCCTGAAATCTACGAAGGCAAAAACTACCTGAACTGGACATTCTACATCATTGCCGGTGACAGCTATACCGCAAGAAACGAAGATGGCATTCACTTCCGTGTAAAGGAAATGATTGATGCCGCTAAAGCATTGGAAAAGTCCAATCTTTGGAAAGTTACGCTGAAATCAACTTATACGACAGAAAAGAAAACCAGAATGGTCACTCGCAGTGGTACTCGCGATAAGGAAGTTCCTGTTACCGATGAAAACGGGAATCAGTTATATGACGCCAAGGGGAATCCTCGTACTACAATCATCAAAGAACCATATTCAGAAACAGTACCCGAAGAGTATACGGCAGCAAACATCACGGTGTCGTACAAGTATTCGCCTAAAGAAGGTGCCAAGCAGTACATTCTTGACCGCTTTGGAATTACTAACGATAAGGCCAATGATAAAGATATTTCGGATGAAGAGCTGTTTGACGAACAGGTTGCTCAGCTGCGTGAACTTTATCATGCTCGTGAAGCCGAATTCGATTACAACTCCGATTTGGTAATTGATGAAAACTATCCTGAAAACGGTGCAACCGGAACGGTCGTGACCAGTCCTGCAATCCGCACGTTGATTCAGCAGTTCTACGCCACACATTCCGCAGATTCATTGTTCGTTGCACCTTCTCCGGTAGGTGGCCCTTGGTCCGGCTGGAAATCCCGCGTCAACTCTCCTCTTGGTCAGATTCGCAATGGCGTTGCTCATAATGGCACCGACATTCTGGTTCCGTCAGTACAATACTCTTTGATTGCACCATCCCAAGGCATTATCGTTGGCATTCAAGATGGTTATGCAAATGGTGCCCTTCAAACGAGCGGTCAAGCTTCTCGTGGCAATTTCGTGTTTGTCTACTATGGCGAACAGGGGAGCGTAGGAGGGCAAAAGGGTGTATTTGTTCTGTATCAGCATCTAACGCCTGGTATTTCATGGCATGTCGGAGATACAATTCCAGCTGGCGCGGTAATTGGACGGACCGGATGGAGTGGCTACTGCGTTAGTTCTCATGGCGGTACTGGTGAGCATCTGCATCTTGAACAGTATATTGGCTTTGAGCAAGTTGACCCAGAATCTTATCTCGGCAATTAAACAGCAATGAAAGGAGCCCCACTCGCAATGAGTGGGGATTTTTAGTGTATGAAATGTTTCTTGAAAAAGGCACTCGCGGTATGTCTCACGGCAACTACGCTATGTACATGCCTTGCAGGGTGCAAAAAGAAAGATGATGGCAGCGTATCGGACACTACGCCTATTCCGACACCGGCCATTGAAAGCACGCCTGAACCGTCTGCAAATCCGAACATTTACGGTGACGTTGACACATCAGGCGGCAACAAAATTCAAAACGGAAAGCTGGTTCTCACGAAGATTGAACCTGCTGAGCCAAACAACTGCGCATCGAACGGCTATATGGAAGAAAAGAACCTGGATGGTACTTACCGCTATCAGGTCAAGGCGGAAACCGTTGCCGCCAAGAACCTTGTTCCGTATACGGATGCAAACGAAGCGGGTCTGAAAATCTTCTCTGGTCATACAGTCTATGTGCGTAAGACAGGCTTAGGCATTGGTGAGATGCCTGAAGCTACGGTAGATGACTCCTCCAGTACAGAAGAAGTTATTACCGATACGACAACATCAACCGATACAAGTTCCGGCTACATTGACGAAAACGGCAATTATATTGAAGATGCCACTAATAGTAATGGAACAACATCTTCATCTACGCTTTCTGATACGGACCAGAAGTGCATTGTTTCCGGCGAGGAAGTATTTGACCTTGACAACTACAGCGACGAAATCCAGTATCCTTCTGATTTCTCGCAGCTTCGCAAAGAGGGAACATGCGAGCGCCTTTACGTTTACCATTCGAAAGAGGAGTACGAACAAGCTCTCAAGAACCGCAAGAACGGTCAGGCTATTTTGACTGGCGAGATGGATGCGCCTATTAAAAGCGTCATCCTGAATGGTTCTCTGGTGCCCAAACTCAACTATACCATCAACAGCGACGGTCGCCTGTGTGTTTCTCTCCGTGCGCTGGCAGAGGCCTATGATTCCAATACACAGTATGACGATGTAGAGCATCTGCTTATTGTTCCTATCACATACGGTGAGCGCATCTATATCCCAGTCAAAGGCATTCTCCATAACGCCAGTGAGTATTACCAGATTGACAATACAAACAACACCTTTGTGTTTACCAGCAAAAAACCGCCTGAGATTTGGACTGATACGTTCTCGCTCGCTACCACCAGTGATGTTGTGATGCCTGTCGAAGACATTGCCCGTATCCTTGGCTGGGATTTCTGGTATGGCGACAATGTCCTGAGCGTAGTTACTGATTCTCTCGACGACACGAAAGAAGAAAACATTCTGCTTCAGGAGCAGGATGTCGAAGAAATCGAAATTGATTTGAACGATTTACCTGATGTCGATAGTACGGCATCTGATTCAGAAAGTGAGGTGAGCGCATCGTGACCAAATGGAACGAACTGAAGGTGAAGTTCTCTCTTCTTTCTAAAGAGGAGAAACTGGTCATCTTGTTCTGCTGCTCGTTTGTTGTTTCTCTTATCCCGGCGGGATTCATTGCGGCGGTATTTGCCGGAGAATGGGATGCGGGATTTTTCCGTAAGCTGTTTCTTAGCATTACAACCGGATATGGCATTATCTCGACTTTGATTTTCACTGCTGCCATTACATTTGTCATCGTGCTTCTTTCTCGGAAAAATACGGACCTCAACTCGGCAAAAGAAGTTGATGACCGTGGCATGATTACCTCCAATGCTGGTACTTACGGAACAGCAGAGTGGATGTCAGAGGACGAAGCCAAAAAGGTTTATGAGGTTGGCCCTGTTGAAGATGTGACGGGTACAATTCTTGGTCAGTTTACGACCGATGGCGAAGAAGTCATTGCTTTGCCGTATGAACCGACTGGCAACCGCAACCTTATCCTTATCGGACCTCCGGGCTCTGGCAAGTCGTTTGGCTATGTTCGTACTGCTGTGTTCCAGTCTATCGTACGCGGTGAGTCTGTAGTCGTTACTGACCCGAAGGGTGAAATTCACAATGATATGCGGAAATTACTCGAAGCAAACGGCTATAAGGTAAAGGTATTCAACCTCATCAACCTTGACCTTTCCAATGCCTGGGACTGCGTACAGGAAATCTATGACCCCATTACGGGCAACATTGACGACCAGCGTGTTATTGCGTTCTGTAAGACCGTTATTGCCAATACAGGCGGTGGTGCAAACAGCAAGGGCGACCCGTTCTGGGAGAGTTCGGAAGAAAACTTGTTCCGTGTAGCCGTTTCTTACTGCGCCTATATGCGTGAGACGACCCTTATCAAAATCTATGAGCGCCGCACCAAAGAACTTCTTACGCAGCTGCCGTTCATTTCGGAAGAAGATGGCAAGGCACTGGTCGAAGCTGTTACAAATCCTGAATCTGCGATGGTGGACCGTCGCCGTGTTGTCGAGTACCTTGCCAAGAATCTCTATGGCGAGGAAGAAGGAGAGAAGAAGCTGCTGGCTTGGGAGGAAGACGCACCGACCAGCAACATTTCCGACATCTACAACGCTCTGATGCACAATGACCTGAACTCTTGGGAAGAAAACTTCAAGAGCGTACCTATGAATCCCCCCGCCGCGTCTGCCTGGGCTGTATTCAAAGGCATGGGCGAGCGCGTACAGCCTAACATTGTCGGTGGCCTGAACACTCGTTTGCAGTTGTTTATGACCTTTAAGGTTCGCCGCGTTATCAGTAACGATGACATCCGCCTGGCAGACATTGGCGCTGAAAAGACCGCTCTGTTCCTGATTATCTCGGACGATAACGCATCCATGCAGCTGCTTTCTTCTCTGCTTCTGAGCTTCCTGTTTAAGGACCTGAAAGAGGCATTCGATGCCGTTGGCGGCGATGGTCGTATCCCTGTAAACGTCATTGCGGACGAGCTGGCAAATACCGGTGTCTGGCCCAACTTCGAGAAGACGATTGCTACCGCTCGTTCTCGCAAGATTGCAGTTTCCCTTATCTTGCAGAGCTTGCCGCAGTTGACGCAGTTGTATGGCGAGGAAAACGCCGAAACCATCATTGGCTGCTGCAACACCATGCTTGTGCTGGGGTGCAACGATAAGTATACGGCCGAGTACATCTCCGACAAGAGCGGCATCGTTACGATTCGTGCCAAGAGCGTGAGCGATTCCAGAGCAAATTCCGTTGGTTATCGCGGCGCTATGCAGGGATATTCTCTCAGTGAAGGCGATGGTAAACGCAACTTGATGAACCCCGATGAAGTTCAGCACCTTGGCAAAGAAGAGATTCTGATTATGACAAACGGTCAGAACCTGCTGAAAGCCAAGCGCTTTGGCTTTATCCATCATCCGCTGTTCTCCGACCCGCACTTTGTTCCGACACGCTGGTCCGAACTGCCTAAGACGGTTGACCTTTATCCCGATGCTCGTAAGCATGATGCTCTGGAGTCGCTGGTAGGTGACATCCAGCGCCAAAAGGAAGTCAATACGGAAATTGCGCAGAGACGTTCGGAAGTGCGTATGAATCCTCGTATGAGAAAGAGCGACCTTATCGGAAACGATAAAGTTCCTTCCAAGAAGAACGCTTTTGCAGACAAAGCTAAAAAGAAATAAGCATCTACCCCAATCCCGGTCTTGTGATAGGCCGGGATTTTTCTTTTCCCCGATTCAGCAATGAGTCGGGAACTACGCACATCGACAGCCTCCGCGCGGCGCGTAGTGGTTAGTGCCCGTATCCTGCTATCGGGCAGCGAATGTCGATAACATACTACATCCCTACAAAGGAGACCAATACCATGAACGAGAACGAAATGCTGAACCCCACCACCGTCGAAACCGACGAGGTGACCACCCCTGTTGCCCCTGCGGAGGAGGCTATGGAAAACGCTCAGAGCGTTGCTCCTGTTGCCGAGCCTGCTGAGGAAAAAGACTCCGTCGAGGCCGTTCCTGCCCCGGCTAACGACGTAGAGGACGAGGACGATGTCCCTGAAGCTCCCCGCGCTTCCCGCCGTTTCAATGACGACGATTTGCAGATTGGTGCCTTCATTGACGATGGCAACGATATGCTGAAAGTCGATATGCCTGAAGACCGCCGCGCCCGTGACCTCGCTGAGATGCGCCGCTGCGTGGCTGACAACAAGCGCAGCCCTCGCCGCTTCCTGCAGGGTAAGGTCTTCGGTGTCCGTCCTGTTGGCAACGGCAGCGCGGTCGTCGAAGTCACCCGTGGTACGCTGCGCGTGATGATTCAGGCTGAGGACTTCTTCCACTTCTCTCAGATGAAGGGCATCGAGAACGATGATGAAGCTACTCGTCAGCGCCGCTTCCTGCGCAAAGCTAAGCTGATGAATGGTGCTATCATCAACTTCTGCCCCTATCTGGAAGCCGAGTCTGAGGACGGCGAAGTTGTCTTCGCAGGCTCCCGCCAGGACGCCATGCAGCTCCAGCGCAATCGTCATTTCTTCGGCCGCAACGCCGATGTCAAGGAAGGCACCCGCGCTGCTGCATCTATCCTGTCTACCGGCCCTGATTACGTCATTGCTGAGGCTCTGGGCGTTGAGACCAGCATTGGTGCTGCTGCCCTGTCTGCTTACGAGTACATCGACAACGTGGCCGACAAGTTCCATGTTGGTGAAGGCATTCCCGTGGTCATCGAAGACCTGAACGTGGATGCTGAGAACGGCACTGTCAGCCTGCGTATGAACCGCGCTATCCTGGAGCGCCGTGCCAATCCTGCTATGAACATTCATAGCCTGGCTCGTGGTGGCGCTTATGGTGCAACTGTTACATCTGTCAATGAGCGCTTCTACCGCCTCATTGTGGATGTCGGCAACATCCAGGCCCGCGTTGCACTGACTTCCTCTGATGAGCTGCTGACTCGTGGCGACCGCGTGACGCTGCTGGTCTACGGCTATGATGATAAGCGCAACTACGTCTGGGGCGCTTGCCACAAGGTCTAATTCTTACCGGCTGTCTACTGCTTACCCGGTTGACAGCCGGTTGCCATGCAAGATACCAGCCTTCGCGTGGCGCATGGTGAGCAACTGCTTAACCGCAGGCTGATGGTATCAGAATACAGATATTATGTGATAGGGGTGAATGTTTGTGTGTCAAAATCACGGCGTTCGTTCGGGGCTGTTCTTCTCACAGCTTGAAAACAGAGACGTGTTTGTTTCCTGTACTGTACGGAACAATGCGGTAGAGTTGACGGTTTCTGCTTTTCTCGAATTGAATGATGTGGATATGTCTGCCATTGAAGCGTCATGCAGAGAGAACCAAGCGTTTGTGTCATTGAACGTGAGTGAAAATGGCGTTGTTGCAAGTGTAAAAGAATCCGCACTTCTCTTGTCTGAGCTGGATAAGAATAAAGAGCTTGCAGTAAGTCTCTTCCACCAGTGCTGCACTGTGATGCTTGCAATCGTCCCGGAAGGGGAGGACAACCAGTAATGAACAAAGAAGAAAAGCAGCCAAATGTTTACATGATTCCGAAGAACTCGTTCGATACCGGCTACGTCTTTGGTGGTGCGTTCAAAACCAAGAACTTCATCGAAGGTGTTGTGGTAGCGATTCCATTTCTTGGAATCTTTATTTACGGGTGGACACAACTTGGCTGGGATGTGGAGTCTACCGTAGCCTACGCCGCAATCGTGTGTGCCGGAGTATTCGTAGCGGTGTCGCACGGCGTAGGGGATGACAGCTTCTTTGAGTTCTTGGCTCACGTAATTCATTTCCGCAAAAGTCGTAGAATTTCCAAGTATAATCCGCGTATTAAAACAGAGCTCGAACCCGACTACCTGATGAAGGAAAACGGAATGCTCCCGAAGGAAAAACTGAAAGAAGCATGGGAGAACTTCAAGAAGAAGGTTCTTGGCGGCGGAGACGGCCCGATTAGTGCAGACATCACCGCTGATGATTTACAGATTTACTACGATGACGATGAGGACTTCGTAGAAAAGCCTGATGAGCTCAAAACAAAAGCAGAACTCAAAGCAGAAGCAAAGCAACGTGCAAAGGAAGAAAAGGAGTTTATCAATTCCTTGCCGCGCAACCAACGCCGTGCTGCGCGTGCTGCTTTGAGGCAGAAGCATAAGGAAGAAGCCGAAGCTAAGAAGCGTCAAGAGGAAGAGCACGAAAAGATGGTTCAGGAACGCATTAAGCGCCGTATCGAAAAGGCTGAACGTATCAAAGCTGCTCAGTATCGCGCCAAGTTAGTCGCTATGCAGCAGATGCAGCAACAGACTGACCCCAACTTTATTCCTGCTCAATCCGAAGAACAGACGATGGATGTTGTGCTGGACGAAGTCGAAACCATTACCGAGACTCCTGAAATGAGTCTTGATGATGTGACGCTGTTGGATGATACGACCTCTGCTGAACCGGAAGAAATTGATGTCAGTTTTGATGAGGAAGCAGCTCCTAATGGACCGTTCGTGCCACGCATCATCACGAATGAACGCGTGAAGAATCAGGCGGGACCGGTTATTCGTCCTTTGAAAGCCAAGCCTCAAATCTATAACAGTCACAATGGAGACTTTTCCGCTGATTCGTTCTCCATCTTTGACGACGAGGAGTAACAAAGCAATATGTTTAGAAAGAAAAACAAACAGCAAGCTGTTCCGAATGGCGTTGTTGGGGACAGCTTGGAAAGCGTTCGTCTGACAAAGAAAGAGCGTGAAGAGATTGCCAACGCCGAACGTAAGCGTATCGACAAAGAGATGCAAGCCAATGCAGACCGGTATCAAATCGTTCGCAGTACACAACGCATCATTCCTGTTCAAGATATTTATAACGGCGTAATCATTACTAAAGACCACCGTTATGTGAAGATTCTTGAGTTTCGACCCATCAACTTCGGTTACATGGATGCCGAGACACAGAACCGCATCATCTCACTCTTCTATCAGACTTTCAAGGCTGTTCCGGTCAACATCCAGTTCAAGACCTTCGCCCGTAAAGCAGATGTAGAGAAGACGATTGCTACAGTCACTTCCTATTATCGGGAAGAGACAAACATCAAACGCAAGCGGATGCTGAAAGCTTATATTGGGTTGCTTCGCAAGACGGCATTGTCCGTTGGCATCACGCGCCGCTTCTTTATCATCATCGAGTTTCAGCGCACCATCAGCAATGATGGCTCTAACTTTAATATGGTTGTGGCGGACCTGAACGCAATGGCTGCCAACGTACGTTCCCACATGGAACAGTGTGGGAACATCTTTATCCCGGCGCTTGGTGACAGCAGCCGCAACGAAGATGCCGGTATACACCAGCTGTTCTATCAGATGCTGAACCGTCGCAAGAGTGAGACGATTACGTTCCACGACCACGTTACGCCCATCATTGAACGCTATACCGAAGCGGATAAGAACGGCGTAAAGACCTCTCTGAATGCCACGGAATTGATTGCGCCCGACTGGATTGATTTTACCCATTATGACTATATTGTCATTGATGGAAAGTTCTACACCTTCGCCTATATCCCGTCCACCGGCTATAATCAGCGTGTCTATGCTGGTTGGATTGCCACCTTCGTCAACGCTGGCGAGGGCGTTGATATGGATGTTTTCTTCGAACATCAGTCACGGGAAGCAGTCTACAACAAAATCAGTACGCAGCTTCGTTTGAGCCGTGCCAATGCAATGGATAGCCATGATACCGACTCGGATTATCATGCCCGCATGGAAAAGATTTCTTCCAGTGAATACATGCTGAAAGGTCTCTCCAGCGGTGAGGAATTCTATTACATGAGTATTCTTATCACCGTTGTTGGTGATAGTTTGGATGAGCTGGAATACAAATACAATTCCCTTGAAAAGCGCGTTAAAGGCCAGGGCATGAAGATTCGCCGTGCGAACTTTATGATGGAAGAGTGCTTTGAGTCTGCATTGCTTCCTCTTGGTAAGCTCCATAAGGACATCAAGCGCCGGGCACAGCGCAACGTACTGACCTCTGGTGTAGCATCTTGCTATCCGTTCATTTCCTTTGAAATGCAGGACCCTGATGGCGTTATGATTGGTACAAACCGTGCCAACAACTCCCTTGTCACTATCGACATGTTCGATACAGACGTTCACGCCAATGCAAACGCTGTTATCCTCGGCTCTTCCGGTTATGGCAAGACCTTTACCGCACAGCTCTTTGCATTGCGTCTGTCTGAGATGGATACGCAAGTATTCGTCATCTCTCCGCTGAAGGGCTTGGAAGACTATGGCGGCGGATGTAAGGCGGTTGACGGTCAGTTCATCAGTATGGACCCGTCTTCCATCAATAGCATCAACATCATGGACATCCGCGTGCCGGACGATGCGGATGCTAAAGAACTGGATGACTACGAGTCTACTGGTTCTCTGCTTACAAAGAAAATTCACACCATCAAGTCCTTCTTGCACTTGGTCGTTAAGGATATGACGCAGGAAGAGGAACAGCTTATTGATACGAGTCTTTACAGATGCTATAAGGACTTCGGCATCACCAATGATAACGAATCGATTCTCGATAAAGAACACGGCGGTTATAAAAAGATGCCTCTGCTGGAAGACCTCCAAAAAGAGATGCAGAATGTTCCTGAACTCCATCGCATCTGCAATATCCTGAACCCGCTGATTACAGGTTCTATGGCATGCTACAACCGTCCCACGAATGTTGACCTGAAAGCAAAATACATCGTGTTTGACTTCAATGGCATGAAAGGCGCAATCCTTACAATGTCGATGTTTGTTGTTCTTGACTTTGTCTGGACCAAAATTAAAGAGGACCGTACGAAGCGCAAGGCCGTATTTATCGACGAGTGCTGGAAGCTGATTGGCACCGACTCGAACGAAATGGCAGCAGAGGACGTTGTAGAAATCTTCCGTACGATTCGTGCTTACGGTGGTTCGGCTTTCGCTATGACGCAGGACATCTCTCAGTTCTACGAGTATAAAGGCGGCAAGTATGGTAAGGCAATCATCGGTAATGCTGACACCAAAATCATCATGCACCTTATCCCGTCTGAAGCGCAGGCATTGCAGTCGGCCATTCAGTTGACTGATGCGGAGATGGAAAATGTCTCCAACCTGCAACGTGGTCAAGGTCTGGTCTGTGCCGCTTCCGCCAAGCTGTTCGTTGACTTTGTTGCCGCACCTTATGAAAAGCAGGAAATCACGACAGATGCAAAGAGCTTCTATTTGCAAGAGAAAGCCCTCAAAGAGAAGCAGCACAGAGAAGAACAGGAACGCCTGGCTGCTGAAAACGCCAAAGGGGGGTCCGACTCTAATAGCAATGACGAGGATTTGCTGAATGTGACATTCTGAACTGCAAAATATAACGATACATCACCAATACCAACTGAAAACAGCACTTTTGAGATATGCAATGGCCCGGTACAAATAAAACGTGCTGCTTTTGTGTATCTCAAAAGTGCTTTTTCTTTTTGTCAAACCTCAAATTGCACATTTCTAAAAGCGCTGCATTTGAACGCTGCTATGTGTAAGATAGCACTCAACCAAACGCAAAATATGACAAATACACATTTTGCCAATACTGAAAGGAGACATTCTTATGTCTGAAATTCACAACACTGACATCCGCGAACTGCTCGATTCCATTCCGGTTATCCCTAATACGCTGATGGAAGAATATCTGACACGTCGGTACGAAATTACACCCAACAAGGCTCGCGAAATCATCTACAACGCTTGCCGCAAAGGTTCAAACCGCCGTCCGGCCTGCTATGCTACCAATGACGGCCTTGCCAAAGCCGATTACATTACTATGACGAGCCTGTATCGTAAGCGTTGCCGTGCATTCCGTGTTGCTTGCGAGTTCTTGCCGGAGAGCCGTCGTTTTTCGATTCCCGCCACCAGCCCTTGGTTGCTGAGCTTTTGCTTTGATAGCAGCGTCTATTATGTCTGTGAGTTTGAAAAAGGCAAGGAGCTCATTACGGCTGATATGATTCGCAACGCCGGTATTCGCGAAGATATGATGTCCGTTACCTCTCGTATCGCTATTCTGCGCCCTGGCGCAAAGCGTGAGCTGTTGGATGGCTGCGGCATCCGCTTTTTCTGCACGGTTGACGATGATTACAACCTCGATGTGACCGAGCAGGTTCCTGACGAGGAGGTTTGGGATGGCGTTCCCATCGTTGATTGATTACAAACGATACATCGAAGAAAACAAGCCGAACGGAAAACCTGTTTCCAACCGTTCCGATTCACCATCTGAGAAGCCGGTTCTTTACCACGATACGGCAGGGTATGTAAAGAAACACGTCCAAAATGCTTCTGCTATGATGAGCCAAATCCAAGATAATATGCCACTCAGCAAGATTTCAGCATCTATCCTGAATAGTGTTTCCATCGAACTTTTGAAGTCCGAACGCTCGATTTTAGCATCTTTCCAAGGACGAGAAAAGCCTGTTCCGTATAAAAAAGATGCTGGAATGGGTGCTATTCCAGATGATTTCTGTTCAGTATCAGCACCAAAACATGCGCTCCTGGCGGTACGCTATAAGTCGTTTTTGCCACCATTTCACTATGAGTGGTACAGCCGCAAAGCAAAAGAAAAAGACGACGCCGGACAGTATTATTTGGATGCAGAATTCGACATTATTACCGAAGCAGCTGTGACAGAATACATCTCAAAGAATGGGCCTATCAACGTGCCATCAGGACTTGTGTATCTGGTATTTCGCAGAGGTATCCGACCAGGCGGTAAGATGCCGATAGACAACAATAACGTCTATACGGGGGCTATCACCAATGCTATCAGCCGCGTACTGCAACACGGTGATGGCTGGCAGCAAATGAGCTTCGTCTACACCGCCATAGAGGATACAGATGGGCCATATCTGGATGTGATTTTGTGCAAAAAATCAGACATCACAAGATGGATTGAAGCGTAGCTCGGATACAACAATTTTGGGAACTGTAAAATACAACATTTTCAGGATGCTGTTTTTACGTCCCTGAAATTGTTGTATCTTTTCTTCGTTTTTAGGCGCAGTAATAGGCTTTCGGTGTATCATGTGGTACGGCATAGCGCTTCTTATATACAAATAGTAGGTGACAAAATGACAAACGAGCAAAGGCTTCTGTGTTATCTCTACAGTGTGGATTCCATTCAGCGCAGACAGCTTGTGATTGCACTGTCGGATATGCCGTATCAGAGCGTTACGCTGGCAGTACGAAATGCAGTCAAGCACGGCTATGTAGAGGTATTTCGCAAGGATGAATCTAACCATCTGCGTATAACGCCAGACGGGGTAAAGTACATCCGCTCTACGGCTCGTGATGCGCTGGATGGGCAAAAGCGAGCTACTATGAAGCGGAGGCTCAAGGGTGAAAATGGCAGGCGGCTGAACCGTATGGAAGTAGTAAGCTGCATGTGTCGAGCGGCAGGCATCAAACTCGCAAAGGAAGAACATATCCGTCTTGAAAATGTTCTGAATGCAGATGCGGATGACTACGCAAGATTCATGGACGACTACTTCTACGACAAAGGTCTGCTGTTTCTCTCTGACGAACTCTCTACAACCATCAAGGCTGAACAGACAGTTGGCGAGGAATACACAACTGGCATGAGCCGTCTGGTAGGAGTGATAGTAAACTGCAAAGGAATCTTCTACGTTTACTGCACGCTGGACAGGTTGATGCGTTGGATTATCTCCTATGAGCGCCGCAGAGTCGCAGCTATATCCAGGCTCTTTGAGAGCAGTGACGCAGCAAAAGCCAATGATGATTTTGCTGAAGTGTGTGCGTCTGTACCCAAAAGCGTCATCATTGGAAAGACTTGCGCCATGATTCCCAAAATCATCACAGGCAACAAGTACGGCAAGGTAGTCGAGAACGCAAGCAGAAGCACTATAACGGATAAGCTGATGACTCTTGCGAATCTCGAACAGGTGTACGCATGCAACTACTTCGTTCCAACCAACACGCTCGGCGTAGAACTTCTCTCCAGAACAGTAACGCTAACACGAAGCGACCTAAACAGTATGATTGAGATGTGGCTTTCAGAAATGACTGAACGATACACAACTGTTTCATCGCGAGAGTATGTAGAAGCCTACATCGAAGACCAAGAAGATAAGACGCTCATCTTTCCCATCATTGAGCTTGAAGAGCTTGTATTCCAAAAAGCAAGTAAAGAGCGCTATCACATTGTATGTGAAAGAGGAACGCAAGACGGAATCAGCCGAGTTATGGGCAAAAAACTCATTGACTTCAAAGATATGAACAACACGCCTATGCCTGCACACAAATATGACGACTACGGAATCCGCCGTGATGGCATTAACCCGCTAACTCATTCTGGGTATTGGGAGGAAGAACAATGATAGCAATTCGAGTGTGCCCGATATGCAAGAAGACGTTCGAGGGTAGAGTAGGCGTCCCGAAAGTCTATTGCGATGACTGCATGATAACGCAAGACCTTGCAGCAATGGACGAAGCCGTAAAGGAGTCAAGTTGGTTCTTTGACGGAGATGATGAGAAATTTGAAGAGATAGAAGACGAGAAAGACCCGATTCTCGTTCCATCACTTTTGCCGCCGCCTCCACGACAGAGTAAAGAGTCTCTTTTAAGTCTCATTCAAAAGAAGCGTAGCTGATAGCGCACGTCCAAAACCTCAAAAGCAAATATTACTATTTTATGAACATCGAAGGACCACAATTGAGACAATTACGAATTCGTGGTATAATGGCGATGAAAATAAAGAAGACGAAACACGGAAGGAGCGTAGCTGCCGAAGCGTAGCCGAAGAACTACAAACCTCAAAGCGTAGCTCCTGACCGTAGGCACTTGAGGTTTTGAGAAATGACTAAGAAGTTCATTGTTCCTTACGTAGTTGTATCGCTGGCAATGGCTGCTGCAATTAGCGTAGCCAGTAGTGATGGAGCCGTAGTTGCAAGAAGCTACTCTGGATACAACAACCAGAAGCCGAGCGTAGCTGCTGACTATACCTATCAAACCGTAGGCATTCCCTGGAATAACACTTATGTTGAAGTGACTGCGACACAGGCGAGAGAAATCAAAGATGGCATCGTTATCTTTGCGTATCCTCGCTGCCCTTACTGCCGCAACCTGATTCCTGAACTTACCAGTATTGCCAAAGAAAAGAACCAGACCGTTTACTACTGCCAAATCGATGAGTACCGCGACATCTACGCATACGACGAGAATACTGGTGCTCCTGTGATGACAAAAGCAGCAGGGGAAGGGTATGATGAACTTCTCAATTGGCTGCAAGACTACCTGGCAGATTACACGATAAGCGATAAGGATAAGAACAAGTACGAAATCGGAGAGAAGCGTATCGGCGCTCCTACCATTGTTCGCATCGAAGATGGTGAACCTGTTTCTACCTGGAAGCTAAGTTCGGTTGAAGATGTTTCGTACCCGGAGAACAAATACGACTCGTGGGATGATACTGTACGAGTTAAAGTCTCTGACTCGCTGAGAGACTACTTTGAGGAGGCATAAAGATGAAAGGCTTTAACATCGGATTGGTGCTGTACGTCGATTCGCAGTTTCTGGTAACGGCTTGTATTATGGCTGTTGTCTTCACGCTGACCGGCGTGACTGAATACCTTCCCACTTGGGTTATTACGCTGTACTTCTTTGGCCTTTATGGGTTCTTTGCCTATAACGCACTCAAAGACGACGATAATTAAAGCGTAGCCCGGCGGGTGAAACCGTAGGTGCGCGTGGAACGAACCGTAGGCAGAGGATGAAAGCATCGCTGCCAATAGCAAAGGAGCTTATGAACGACGGAAGCGTAGCTGCCACCATGAAACTGGTTGCTGGTTGCGTAGCCGTCGTTCTTTTTCTTTTTAGGAGGCGTAACCAAACATGGTATATGAAGTGATAAGTCCGAGAGGACGCGGAACCGGAACTATCATTGGAGTTCATACGGAATCCGCACAGTGCATTGACTCTCTTGATATGCAAAAAGCGATGGTAGCAGGAGGTAGTAAAATCACCTTTGAGGGGACGACAGAAGAATATGAAGCTGTAAAGGATAAGCTGCATCCGAAGACGAAGGTGACTATTCTGAAAGAAGCCGGGAAGAAAATGAAAACGAAGAAGTAAGAGATAGGATGAAGCAGTTGCCTGATATAGAGCTATGAGACAACGCTTTGAAGCACACCGGAATTGGGCTGAAGTGAACAGCCGGAAAGGCAATTATGACCACGAACTTTGAGAACACCTATCAGGCATTCATGCACTGCGACGTAGACAAGCTGGCTGCGGAGTTTGCAGCTATGTATCACAGTGGCGGCGAGGAACGCGACCGGCTTACCGATGCGAAGGAAGAGGTCAATGCTGCATTCATGCGCATGAAGACACTCACCCTGAAAGTAGAGCCGGAACAAAAACTGCTCTTCGTCTGCAAGGGCTTTGGCGATGTTGGAGATGACACCGTCTGCATCGAAGCCAATGACCTTCGCGAGTGGAAAGAGAAGCACAAAAAAGTGCCTGAAGCGGAAGCCATCAGCGATGAAATGCTTACCTTTATGAGCACCGACGACATCATGGCGGCCGTAATGAAGCAGGACCTGCCGACCCAATACGCCTTTGAATTTTGCAGCTGGGAAGAGATTCTCAGCTGGAAGCTGGCATCGTCCAGTATCTATATCTACGGCCTTGAGTGGTGCCTTTCCCGCGTGTTGTGGGAGATGACCTTTTTTGGCATCGAACCTGAAGGTATGGAGAACGCCAAAGCTGAAATCGACGCGAACCTTGAGGAAGCAAAGAAAGACCTCGCTGAAAACGGCGAACCCAGCAAAGGCATTCCGTTCGAGGAAGTCGTAAAGAAGCTGCTGGGCGACGACTATACCGAAGACTGGTATCCCGAAGAAGAGCAGGAGAGAGACCGGCGGAATATGGCGATTGCGGCCTACAAGGGAAACCATGAAGCAGAAAAACTGCTCGCGATGCTGTGAGGCACCCGATAATCCATCCAGAACAAAATCAACGCAGAACAGAAAGGAGATGACGACGGATGCTTCTTCATATTTTTGGCGATACACATGGACCGGATGAGATTTTCAAAATCAATCCGAAATGGTTCCTTAACCGTGACATCACAAAAGATGATGCGATTGTTGTTTGCGGAGACTTCGGATTCCCGTTCTTTCCGACAGACCGCATCCCGGCGGACGACCTCAAGACACTGGACATGCCGCAACACTGTATCAAGTCGGCGCGAGCGTACCAGATGTACACCGACTGGATGAAGTCTTTTCCTTGCAATATCCTCTTCATCGATGGTAACCACGATAACCACACCTTCTGGGCAGAGCAGCCTACCGAACGGTGGAACGGTGGCATGATTCAACGCCTGCCGGAAGCACCGAATGTCATCCACCTGATGCGTGGCGAATACTACACGATTGATGGCATGACTGTATGGTGCATGGGCGGTGCAGAGTCTATCGACAAAGCATACCGTACGGAAGGCGTCACTTGGTGGAGGGAAGAAGTCCCATCTCAGAAAGAGATGTGGCACGGTCTTGATACGCTGGAATCTCACGGAAACGAAGTGGATGTTATCCTTACGCACATGCTTCCACAGATGCTCATGCCAATCTATTTCAGAGACATCAGTCCGATTCACGACCCAACGGGCGTATACCTTGATGAAATCTACCGCCGGGTGAAGTTCAAACAATGGTATTGCGGCCACATGCACCAAGACATCGATAAACCGATGTACAAGCTCAGAGTGCTGTACAACCAGATTGCGGAAATAAACACGGACGCCTTTGGGAAAGAAGGTGATAACCAATGAGCGACATCTATGTGGCAGGAGATGTGCATGGGAACTACAAAGGCCTCATCGAATCCCTCGTAGCAGCCGGATGGAATGAAGGAACCGACAAGCTCGTCTTCGTCGGTGATGTAGTAGACCGTGGAAAGGAAAACGCAAAGGTCGTCAACTTCATTACGGAACATCCAGATACAGTCCATCTCGTTCTTGGTAACCACGAATACGAACATAGGCAGATGCTTCGATACTATAAAACACTCGCACAGTCTCTGACCGTCAGAAAGCTCGCAGCCTGGGTATTTCTGCACTACAGACAGGGAGAGAACATCTTCAGAACAAAAGAAGAACTCGAAGCGCTCAGATGCGGCATGGAGGAGAGAAAGAATATTCTCGCCGCAAGACCTCATACATTCGCTGGGTGGCAAAAGCTCTTCATCACCTACACTCTCGCGTGGGAGAATGATGGGCTTTGGCAGATTGTCGTATACTTGCTTGACAATATGTGTGGCACACCGTATGAAGCAGAGCATACCATCTACGAGTACCTGTCTGGTACGAAAAAGACGAGAGAGAACTTTGAAGTTATCTTCGAGAATCAGGCACAGGAACTCAACATCACACCTCTGCCTGGCTCTCGATTCAAACAAGTCGTAGTGACACACAACAATCCGTTCGGTCGAGTCTTTGATTATGATAAAGACGAAATGCTGACCGGTCATCGGGATACGCTCTATATTTTTGGACACATCCCTCATAAAGAAATCACTCGCATGGACAGACCTAACTCCGGCTGCACATACCTCGACATTGATACATCTCCATACGGAGTATCCGTCATTAAGCTATCTAACTATCTCTAAATAACGATACGCACGTCATAGGGGCCTACGGGCTTCTGTGACGTGCTTTTCTTGTTGTACGGGAAGAATGTCGGACTAAACGCTCGGAACCTCGTAGCAGGCAGCCTTGTGGCGCTGTGAAGGGAAACCAAAGGGAATAATAATGCTGTGACTTACACGAATAGTTACACGCGTGTAAGCCATAGACGAATCCTGTTGCACGGCGTGTAAGTTCTCTTTGTGCTGGATGAACTACGGCAATAGGCATGGTCCAGTACATCCGGCACGCGCTTCATAGCGTGCAAGCGCTGCCAGACATCATATCAGAGCAGCCAACCATGACACAGTTGGCAAGCAACTCTATGTGGGAGCCGAGTGCGGCGTTCACGCAAACCACAAACAGTAGAACGGAACTCGTTGTAAAAAGTGCCGGAATCAGCAAAAACTCGTCGGGAAAATGTGAAGCTTGCCGTACACGGAAAAGCGTGGCGATTGATAAATACCGCAACATGTCGTATAATGTTGTATTAGAGAAATCTGGCGCAACCCAGACAAAGGAGAACACGATGGGCAAAAGCAAGGCAAAACACAATAGCAAGAAACCAACTGGCAGCTTCAAAGAACGATGCAAACAAGCGGTACTGAAGAACATAGCTGGATTCGGCGGTGAGATTGAGAAGGACCCATCCCTTGCCTTTGAGTTTGACATCGACAACAAAACAATAGACCGGCGAGTGGAAGCTATTGCTGAAACACGAGACATGGCAGTAGCTATTGCCAAAGAATATATACCGGAAGACCTTGAGGTACGATACGAGGCCGAATGGGTCCGCCTGAATATGGTGATGACACCTCCGTTCAACATAGGCGAGCGGCAGTTCAATTACTCGCTCGCTGCGGCCATCTGGATACTGGACACCATCAGAGCAAACCACAAGATGGATGAGGCCCTCGCTTTGCTGCCAAAGGACGAGGAAAAGCTCGCGTCTATCGAACTACCGTCTTGTGTATCGCCTTGTTATAGTGAAGCCGTAATTCGCAGTATGGTTTATGTCATCCTGCATCGAAACGAGGATTGTGTCGGCATCAACAACCCGGAGAAGCCTCCGCTCAAGTATCCTGTTACAGACAGCTATACCGTTGCGGGTAAGCAGCATCAGAATGTACTGTCCAGAAATGTGTTTGATACCATTATTGGCTTGCTCCCGGAAGACAAGGTCGATAATGCTGTAAATACGTATGCCATACAGGTAAGGGGAGCCATAAGTCGTTATTTCTGTTGCCGCTCCAAGTGGGTCAAGGAAGAAAAGAAATGCCTGGATGAAATCCATCGCCTTGATGACGAGCTTAATAAAGTGAGTGACGAGGCAAATGCTTTTTCCAAAAAGACGCATTCTATGGTCAAGGCAAAAGCCATGCCGCTTGCTAAAAATAATATGCCTGGAGTCGGCGCGAAAGCCGAAATGACCATCGGGCTCCATTCTATTGCAGAACGCGGAGAAACTATCGTTGCAAAGTTAGAGGCAATGCAAACCAAGCTCCAAAAGCTCAACGAGTTGGAAAGAGACTTTGCTTATGATAGTGCCGAATGCGCCTATTGGACAGAAGAAACATGGACAAAGAAATACTCGACGGCCGTAGCAAAACGTGCGGTGAAGTTTGAAGTCATGGACCCGTATGCAGTATGCTTCGCATTCTATTACATGATAGATAACGGCGATAATCTTCCGTGGCTTTACTATCCATCCTGTGTGCTTCTCTCCCACGCAGCGGCACAACTACCGTGGTGTGGAGGAGCAGTCAAACAATGCGTGGATGCAACAGGTCAAACCACTTTCTATATTGATGCCAATACAGCCAAGCTCCATCTGATGGAAGACAACCTAACAAGCGATAGTAGTGTTGTGCCAATCTGCTGGAATACGATGTCCTTGGTACAACAAGAAGGTGCAGACGCAAATACTCCCGTGCGTATAACCCCGGCGGCCGCCGTATACACCTATACCGATGGAGTCCTCGTTCCACGTAACACAGCCAGCGCAGACCCGATAGAAGCAACACTTGCCGATTTGGGTGTGACAGCGCCAGAAGGTAGAGCTGTATACGCCGCATACATATCTCTACTGTCCAACCTAAAAGGCCGCATCGATTTTCCCAACGACGCAAAAGATGAGTGCGATGCTCTACGTGCCAAATGCGATGCGTATGAAGCAGAGATTGAGAATCTCAAGAGTAAGGATGAAAAGAATAAGCAGGCACTCTATAAAGCTGAAAAGACAATCGGTGAGCTGACTACTGCCATAGAGAAGGCTTCTGCAGAACACGAGAAAGAAAAGCAAGAGCTGAACGACCTTCGTGAGCTTGTGTTTGCGCTGACCAATGACGCAGACTCTGCCGCCAGGAAAGATTCCAAGACGCAGGTAGAGTTCCCGTACCACACCACCAAGAAGCACATCGTCTTTGGCGGACATCCTTCCTGGCTGAAGGCAATACGGCCGATGGTGCCGGATGTGAAATTCGTGGATGGAGTTCCGAGCACTGAACAAATCAAGGGCGCGGACATCGTATGGCTGCAAACCAACTACCTCTCCCATAAGGCTTTCTACAAAATCATCGACATTGTCCGCAGCAAGAACATCCCGCTGCGCTATTTTACTTCCGCCTCCGCTGCAAAATGCGCAGAGCAGGTAGTCAATGCGGACCAGCAATAAAAGCTGTTACTTGCTTCGGCTCAGAGCAAACTATCTACGCAGATTGCTAATACTTGCTAAATATTTGCTACAAGTCACTTTCGCAATTTTGAAAATTTTCTCTGAAAAAGTCTCTGTTTTATAAAAGAGGGGATTGGTATGAGCATCATTCGAGCAGAAGTCTCAGGATACCGTCACATCGGATACTATGATTCAGAATTTGTCATAAAAGGCATCTTACACATTGATACCAGGCAATACAACTTCCTACACTACGACGGAGCCTTTGGATTCTCTCGTCTTGAAATCAAAGCCGGAAAGGTGAAAGCATCCTACGACGAAGCAGAAGGCTTCCAGATGCAGCAGGGCAAAGAGGCCCCGGAAGGCGGGCTTCTGAATGTGAACCGAAAGGATGCTATCAAGCAAATACAGGAAGCAGCGACTTCCTATCTAACAACAGACCTCAATGCCTGGGCGGAATACTTCAACCTTGCAACTCGCAGCGCCGGGCCATTTGCCTACACCCTAACACAGTGCATTGCCTTTCCGACTGAAAAATACCGCTGCACGATAACACCCGCATCACCTTACTGCGAACTGATTTATAATTTTGGCTTCGATGAAGAATGTCCGAAAGTCGAATCACCGTTGTTCCCAGGCGAAGAACTGTTCGACACAAAGATTGACCTTGACTTTATCGAAGGACCAGCCAGATGGCTCTATAGTATCCTGCTTTTGGATGACGAAGAGCACGAGCTTCCACTCAATAAGGACTATTCCCGTATCGTCAGCTTAGAGATGGCCCTCGACTGCAAACTGACCTTTGAGGGCTTCCAAGACGATGAACAGACAGGACAACGCAAGAACTTGATTCTCTTCTCGGATGTTATGAGAGAAAAGAAGCAGAGAGAGTTTGACACTGCTTATCAGCGTGCGAAGGAAGGCGTTGAGAACCGCAAGCCATAAAACGCGCTACACGCCATAAATTCAGGCATCGGCATGCAGAAAATGAAAACGAGTTGTGCATAGGGCGATAAACTATACAGAGACACATCGTACTCAGAAAGAGGCATCTTCATGGAACTTGCAGACCATAACTCGAAGCAGTTCGAGGGAAACATCATCAGATTGCAGCTTCGTACCACTTGTACGAAACTAAGTCTCGATGCAGAACCAAACAAAGAATCAGAACAGCGACTTATTGTAGCAGAGCAGGGAGGTCATGTATATCTCGAACAGCTCGAATATCTGGATGGAGATGAACCAGTCCGAGACCACTACACCATCCATCATCTACCGGCCGATACAATACATTCCGTGCTCGCGAAAGTAAAACATCATTTGCCGATGCTCCTGCAAACAGATGAAGCGCAACACACCGACCGCTGGTATCTTACCCTGACAAACGATGTGGGGGAACAATATCTCTTCCGTGGCCGTATAGGTCTTGACCAGAACAAAGAGCTTTCAGATTACCTCCGCACGACTCTTCAATTGCCTAACTTATGGGCGTTTATCAAAGAAGAACTGAAAAATCTGTAACATTCTTACCGCCAACATTGGTTGTTGATACCGCTCTTGGTATAATACAGATAGAAAAGGAGTGAATGACGTGGCAAAGAACAAAATTCCAAAAACCATGACAGTGGGCGCGTTGTACGATAAGTATGCCGAACGCATGGCGCTATTTGCGAGCCGAAGCAAAGCGTGCATAGAACTGTCCGACAAATACTACCGTGAACATCAAGACAAGGTAGATAAGCATATCAAAGCAATTTGCCACGGAGAGCATCCGCTTCAATACATATTAGGCTTAGATACAGTGCAGAGCCGCAATGCAGTCCTGTGCCTGGCATGTATTCTAAGCAGCGACGAAAAAGACAAGCCACAGTTTACCGAAGACCTCCTATCAACCTATCTGAAAAACACGAAGAAAGAAAAGTTGCCTCCGATTAACGAAAAAGCGCTCGAAGCAGTATACAGTAAGATAGAATCAACACCTGATAACGACAAGAATAAGCAAACCATAGCGTATGATGCTTTTACGGAGCATAAACTGAACCCTCCATCCAGGGCGTTCTTTGCGGTATATGCGTCTCGGTATAAGAACTTCGATTCTTGCAGCAATGACCTCTACACCAATGCACTCTTGGCGATGATGCTGCTTGGTAATATCAACACGACTGCCAAGGTCCGCTACATGGAACGCTACGACTATTTGTATCGAACCATAGTACGGCCGCGATTTGCTGCTAAAAGCTTCGGTGCCACCTGGATTAACGACTCCAATACGATGCGCCGGAAAACAGGTATAGAGCGCGATGAAGAAAACGCTCTCCAGATGCCTCTTATCGCGACACTCACGGCCAGTGGCGTAATGAACCAGCAAAGAATGGATAAGAAGGTGCTGTCCAAGGAAATGCTGATGCACATGGCAGTCGCTGCTTATACGGCTGCCGGTATCGATAAAGTAGATGCACCGCTTGAGAAGGTATGGGAAGCGATTGACGCAGAAAACGAATCTGCTTACGATGACGAAACCATACAGATAGCAAAAGAGAAAGTAAAAATATTTCGTACCGCACTCTTTAATGCTACTTACTATACGATGCTTTGCGAGCAAACGAAGAAAACTGTGCTGGAAGGATTGCAGGATTACTTCTTCAATCCGCAAGGCACACGTCTGAACAACGAGCTGAAGAAGTGCAAGCGACAGATGGAACGGGACGGTAAGCTGCTGAAACAGCAGAAAGAGTCTCTGAAGGAATACAAGGTCCGCGCCGATGCGGCAGAACGTGCGGCCGAAGATGCCAGAAACCGTTATGCAGGTATCCAATCCAAGGTCGAGTCCCAGCAAAAGCAAATCACGGACCTGGAGGAGCAGCTCAAGGCGCTGCAGGAAGAGAACGCCAGGCTGCGTCAGCAGCTTCCAGCTCAACCGACTGAAGAAAGAGCAGAGGCTGCCACGGCGGAACCAGACATCAACTATGAGGAGGAGCTTTCAGAAATCTTCTCGGCCAAGAAAATCGTCTTCATCGGCGGGCATCCAAACATCATGGGCAAATTTGCTCAGAAATACCCGGAAGCAGCTGTCGTCGAGAAAGATAAGGCAATGACGGCCGATAGGCAATTGGACGGTGCGGCCGCCGTACTCTTCAAGACTGACAGCATGGGCCATAAAGAGTATACGCCAATCAAAGACCTTGCCGGACGAAAAGGCGTTCCGGTAGGCTACATCCGTGATGTCACATCGCTGAACCTTGTAGAGCAGAGCGTATACGAGGAACTCAAAAAACTGAATATCACAGAATAAAGTAAAAGAGGGGAGCTAAACAAGCTCCTCTCTTTCTTTTGTCAAGGTCTTCCACAGTTGTAGAGTAACTAATGGGATTGCAAACGGCAAATTCTTCCATACCCCTTGCATCTCACCACTTGATAGGCTATAATAACAACAGTCAGTTGTTATATGCAAATTAGGAACCATCTGTACGAATTGAGGTTGTATATTATGGCAAAAGAACGAGCCATCCTTCATTGCGATATGAACTGCTTCTATGCCAGCTGTGAGATGGCCTACTATCCTGAATTACGGGACAAGCCGATTGCCGTGTGCGGTGACCCAGAACGGCGGAGTGGCATCGTATTGACCGCTTCATACCCGGCCAAGCGGATGGGCGTGAAAACCGGTATGCCGCTTTGGGAGGCGCAGCAGCATTGCAGAGACATCACCTTTGTTCCGGCTCACTATGACCTATACACCCGATTCAGCGGCTACACCAGAGAAATCTTCCTGCGCTATACAGACCAAGTCGAACCGTTTGGCTTGGACGAGGCCTGGCTCGATTGTACCGCGAGTCAGTCTCTCTTTGGGACAGGGGAGGAGATAGCAAAGAAAATCTCCGACACCGTCAAGGACGAACTCGGCATTACCTGCTCGGTCGGAGTCAGTTGGAATAAAACGATGGCAAAACTCGGCTCGGACTATAAAAAGCCGGATGCTATTACGGTCATCAACAGGCAGAACTTCGAGAAGATAGTTTTTCCGCTGCCTGCTTCGGATTTGCTATATGTAGGAAAGAAAACGGCTGCCAAGTTAGATAACTATGCTATACATACCATTGGAGACTTGGCAAAGACCAGACCTCAGTTTCTGCAGGAGAAGCTCGGCAAGGTGGGGCTCTTGCTCTGGAGGTTTGCCAACGGCCTGGATTCTGACCCGGTGGCAAAGTACGAGCAGCGGGAGGTGCTTGCTCCCATCAAGAGCATCGGAAATAGCTGGACGACACCACGGGACTTAAAGACCGACCAGGATGTTTGGATAGTGCTTTACCTGCTCGCAGAGAGTGTCGCGGCACGCCTCCGAGAGAACCATTTCCGATGCCGAGGCGTGGAGGTGAGTTTGAGAGACTCCAACCTATTCAGCTTCGAGCGCCAGATGAAACTGTCCCTACCGACAATGCAGGAGCAGGAGATAGCGACGGCCGCGTTCACGTTATATAAAAAGCACTATCATTGGAGCGAGCATCTTCGTTCCATTGGCGTGCGGGCCATAGACCTACAGCCGGATACGGAGCCTTGCCAAATCTCGTTCGACTTCAGTGCCGAAAAGCAAGAAGAGATGGAACGCTTAGAATCTGCCATTGATGGGGTCAGAAACCGATTTGGATACTATTCTGTACAGCGAACCGTGATGTATAAGGACCGACTCCTCTCGCATTGCGACGCGAGGGCAGACCATACGATTCACCCACACGGATACTTACAAGGGAGCATATAATCCATGCCAGAACAGAGAATCAAGAAATATGTTGAGGTCATCGCTGACTTTCAGCCGGACGGAACACTCATACCACAGACCGTTATCTGGGATACGGGCCAACGCTTCGACATCACAAACATTTCGGAGGTGATGCCGCGCAAATACTCTAAGACCGGCGGTGTGGGGGTACGCTATACATGCCAGATTGGCAGAGCCAGCACATATCTCTATTATGAAGTAGATAAATGGTTCGTGGAAGCACGAAAAAGCGCCACAGCAGCAGACCCTTGTTAAGGCCCACCACCGTGGCGTGCGGTTAGCATAATACCGCGTCTCTGACATCCATGTAATCCCAGATGATGTCGAGCACTTTCTTTTTAGGGGTATCCTCCTCAAGTTGAGAGGCGTTCCGCAGGAGTTCATGCACAGATAAGCCAAGATACTCAGCAATCTGCTTCATCTGCGGATACGTCGCAAGTACACGGCCGCATAAAAACCTTTCTGCCTCGACTTCCTGGCATCCGAGCAGGGAAGCAACAGAGGACACTGAAACATTCCGCTCTTCCATTTTCTGCCTGATATAAGCACCCAGCATTCGTGCATTTGGCACAAGAATCACCTCCAAATGAGGTCAAGCCTCCTCGTCAGGAGACTCAGTGTCTTCACTCGCCAGCTGACGCATAGCACGGCGGAACTCGACCAGCTCCTTCTTTGTCAGAGCGCTTGTAACCATAGCAGCGTAGAACTCCGGACGGCTCATAGCTGCGACAAAGGTTCTCGCATAGGTCTTACCTGCGCGGACCATACCATCTTCCTTAATACAGCCTTTCTTCATCAAGGAATTGATGATGGCGAAGATGGAACGCTCTTTCCAGAACAGGTCACCATTCTCTTTCACATGGTCAAGGATATCCTGCTGGCACAGCGGCTTTTTGCTGTTCCAGAAAGCCTTCATAACGGTTTCCTCTGCGGGAGTCAAATGATACGGACGGGGCGCATGGCTGGAAGCTGCCATAACAAACACCAACTTTCATTGTTATTCTGTAATGCTGATTTCAATTATACGGAATTGCGCTAATTCGTCAATATCGTCACTTTAATTATGAACGACATTGACAAAAGATGATAAATTGTCCAATTGACAGAAAGGAGCCTGTATGGGAAAATTTAAGAAGCAAACATGCTGCTTTACGGGGCATCGAGACATTCCGCCGGGCGAGCAGACAAAGATACTGACCAGGGTAAGGCACCGGCTTATCCCGCTTGTTCAGAGCGGAATCATCTACTATGGAGTGGGTGGTGCTTTAGGGTTCGATACCCTCGTAGCTGAGATGCTTATTGAGCTGAAGAAAGAAAACAGCCGCCTGCGTATCATCGAGGTGCTTCCCTTTGAAGGCTACCGCGACCGATGGACTCCAGAACAGCAGCTCCATGCCAAGAACTTAGACAAAAAGATGGACAAAATCGTCTATGTCAGTAAAGAACCGAGCAAGAGCGCTTACTTGACCCGTGACCGCCACCTGGTTGATTGCTCCGACTACTGCATCTCTTACTGCACGAAACAAACGGGAGGTACAGCCTATACTGTGAAATACGCTCTTGAGAAACAGTTGACGGTCTATAACGCATCATCGTTCGATGTGACATCATTACTCGGAGCAGCACCTCTTCATCACAAATAACAGCAGCCTCCAGAATTTCGGAGGCTTTTTGTGTATGGCGGTTTACATTTTCACAGAAAATATCTCTTTATAGAATGAACTTATAAAGAAAGGAGGCAAGGACTCGGCCAACTACCACAAACTTGGAAGAAACGCAAATAAAGAAAGGACCTGTAAAAGATGACGGAAATGAACATGAACGGATACGAATACCTCTTTAACAGCAAGGAAGGCCAAGAGGCACTCAAAGGGCTCCAGCGTTACGGCGTGAACGACCTGACTCCGTACGAGGAATGGCAGCTTGAATTCTATCTTGACAACCCTCTGCCGTGGCCCAGATGCTGTGAGCTGTTTGGGCAGTATGCTAAATACATCGCAGGCCATGACGAAATGCCGTTCGATGCTTGGCTCGCAACGATTGAGTATGACCCGGCGCTGAGTGACGGCGAGAAGGAAGACTTCGATTATTCCGAATACGATAAGGACCCTCTTGTCATCAACTTCTCTGTGGGGCAGCGCCTTGACAGGGGAGAGAACTTTGATGGAGACCCGGAAACTCTCGAATGCTGAAAAAGTTCAGCTGTCAAGCATCAGGAAATAGTCACCAACCAGAACCTCCCCGGCTTGCATAGTCGTGTTCTTATCCGGCTCAATGTGTTGAGCATGACAAAACGCCTGCATCTCAGGAGTCAGAACAGACTGTATCACAATCTTGGGAACGCCGACCTCAGCACATATCTTCTTCAGCTCTTCCAGAACAGCAGTCATCGTGCCACGGTGCTTGTGATTGAAACCGACGCGGGATACGATGAGTTCGAAATCTCCAAGAAAAGAGACACGCAGCTCATTGAGTTCATCATCCGATGTAATCCATACAGTACCAAACGATACATCTGCCTGGCACTTGCAGTTTTGCTTTGACTCTATGATAGCTTGAAGCCGTTCAATCTGCTCGTTTGAAAGACACAGTCTCTGCATTGAGGTTTGCATTGTACACCATTCCTCTCATTTTCTATCCTCATTATACCATATCAGAACAAAACATGACAGTACATAGTGATTTGTTTACAAATGCTTCACTATACCTGAAAGCGAACACAGCATTAAGCTCGTCCCATAGTGGTCGGGCTTTTTTGTTGCCAAAACGCGCGAATTGGCTACAATATCTATTGCAATGGTTGTTACATTATGACTTTTCGCAGAAAATGATAGCAAAGGGGTGATTGAGTGACAACCGCAAAAAGAGTCACAAGCCTTTCTGCAGCACTGTTGCTGGCAGCTCAGTTATTTGCTCCTTTTCTGCCTGCTGCTTATGCCGATGACGCGAAAGAAGCGGCAGAGCCCTTCATCGCAACGGCAGAGACTGCGATACAAAGCAATTCATCAGCAGATGAAGAGGAAGACATCTCGATTGAAAACGAAGATGGGGCCACGGCAGATTTCTTTGCCTGCATTAACGGCGACTGGGTAAAGGTAGGAAGTACAACGGACCTGCAAGGGCCCGAACATCTGGCTGGGCGAGAACGCTACTATCTGTCGGCCGAGCAACTGGAAGAAGTCTACGCGCCGTTTGGCTTTGATGCCGAGTCATTCTCAGGCGAGGAATACATCAACCAGGATGTGCTGGCAGCCTACAAAAAAGATTCTGCGGCGTATAAAGTGCTGGCGCTGACTACCTGCGCTTCGGATTACTCAAATGCTCGAACGGTCATCATTACTCTAATTCAAGAATGAGTTGAACTTAAAAGTGCATCTCATTTCCAAAAAGATAGGAAAGCAGGCACATTTTGGGGTTGAGTTCCACAAACTGGGGCCTAAAAGTTGAACTTGTAACGGAACCGGCATACTAAATGTGCCATAATTTTGTATTATATCTTGATTTTATATACCACATGTGGTATAATACAATATAGAGAGCAAGGACAAAGACCCGACGGTGCTGTCGATGGCAGCCACGTAAACCGGGGCAGGGTATAGTGCCTGAGTTCTCACAAACTTTGCCGTCCCTCTCCGACGGTTCTATCTGCTTCCATGCAGTCACCTCGTTCCTTACATCCTTTCTTTATCCTTTCTTACGGACCCCGCTGCTTTCCCCGCAAAGAGCAGCGGGGGTTCTTTTTTGTTCATCGAAATAATGTCTTGTGCATTCGTGCGAATTGCGTAGAATTAAAATTGTACAAGCGGAATTGGGTTCCGGTGGGTCTTAACCTCTTCCTGCCGGTGTTTACGGTGTTGTTTTCTCTCACTCTTACATGTTGTGTGGTCCGCTTGTATTCACCCCATCGGCTTTTTCCTGGGCCGGTGGTTCATATAAAAGGCTGTGGTTGCTTTTGCTTCCGCAGCTTTTTTGTTTGTATTCGCGCCTGCACAAAAGACAGGCATTGGTTGTGATGAGCGAAAGGAGTATGAATATGGCGCTTATCATCGGGATTGTAGCAGTCCTTATTATCATCTTCGGCTTTCTGTGCTACAAGAAGGCCCCTCCGACGGAGGCTATCGTCGTGACCGGCTTTGGGTTGTCAAAGCCCAAAGTAGTATCCGGTAAAGGCACGTTTGTGCTTCCTGTCTTGCAACGAGCAGACAAACTGAACATGCGGCTTCTGAAGATTGATGTCAAGACCCCGGAAACAGGCGTTAAGACTCAGAATGGTGTCAGCCTTTGGATTGATTCTGTTGTGACGATTCAGGTTTACAGTGAGAACTCCACTGTGTTGGACGATGAGGTCAAAGCATCTGGTCTGAAGGACGCCAAGGCGTATATCATGTCCCGCCAGCAGGCAGCTATCTCGAACTTCTTGGGCATGAACGAGCAGGGCATCAACGACAAGGTCAATGACGTTCTGCAGGGCAACCTGCGTGAGATTGTCTCCGACATGACCGTTGACCAGATTCTGACAAACCGCAAGCAGATGGCACTGAGCGTCATTGAGAACGCTCGTCCAGACCTCGCCAAGATGGGCCTTGAGGTCGTGACCTTCAATGTTCAAGACATTAGGGACGCGATTGATGCACAGGGCCACAATCACGGTGTCATCGAAGCTATCGGCATCGAGCAGGAAGAACTGGTGAAGAAGCAGGCTGAGATTGCTCGTGCCCAGGCTGCTCGCGATGTGGCATGTGCCAAAGCAGATGCTGAGATGGCAGCGAACGCCAAGGAAGTTGAAGCCCAGACCGCTATCGCACAGCGCAACAACGAGTTGCAGCTTGCCAAGGCAAAGCTGAAGGCAGAAGCTGACAAGGCTGCGGCCGACGCAGATGCTGCCGGTCGTATCCAGATGAACCTCCGTGCCAAGGAAATCAAAGAAGCTGAGGCTGACGCAGAGATTGCCAAGCAGAAAAAGATGGTTGACCTTGCTGCGCAGGAAGCAGAAGTTCAGCAGCGTAAGTTGGACGCAGAAGTTCGTAAACAGGCTGATGCAGACCTGTACCGCCGTCAGAAAGAGGCGGAGGCCAAGAAGTACGAGGCTGAGCGTGCGGCCGAGGCTACCAAGTTCGCCAAGCAGCAGGAGGCAGAAGGCATCGAGATGGTCGGTAAAGCTGAGGCTGAAGCCATTCGCCAGAAAGGTCTGGCAGAGGCCGAAGCCATGAAACAGAAAGCCGAAGCCTACAAACAGTACAACGATGCGGCCGTGGCTGAAATGCTCATTAAGGTTCTGCCCGACATCGCCAAGAGCGTGGCTCAGCCGCTGTCCAGCATCGACAAGGTCTCCATCATCGGCGGCGATGCCTCCGGCGTATCCGGCGTTTCCGGTAACGTCCCGGTGCTCATGGCACAGACCATGCAGACGGTGAAGGAAGCCACCGGCATTGATATGGGCGAGATTGTTCGCGCCAATAGCATCCAGGCCAAGACGGACCGCAACATCCATATCGATGGTGTGGAGTTGGACGAGCCGAAAACTCACATCACCTCCGAGCGTGTCGAAGATGGTTGGATGTTCCATGAGAAGGACCCCATCACCGGTGAGGACAAAACTTCTTTCCGTCCCGATTTTACGGACGAGGAAAAGGCCATCATAGATGCTCACGCCAAGGCAGCTGAGAATCATGCTACCACCAACAAAACCAATCCGTATAAAAAGGGCTTCAATAAATAACTGAAGTTCTTTCACACAGTCCCTGCGGGGGCTGTTGCCGCTTTAAGAAGACAGCCTCCACGGGGCGAGCGGCGGGCAACGGGAAAGGCTCCTGGCGAATAGTCTTCAGAACGAAAAAGAAGGGGAGAAAGCCATGAAAACACAACAGGTCCCAAACTCTCCCTATTTCATCCATTACGACGATAACGGTTATTACAATGTATCCAAAGATAAGGATGGCAAAGAGCCAATTCCGGAGTCTGAGATGCAAGAGTTTCTCAGCGCGGTCGCCAATGGTTTGCTCTACATCGAGCAGGAACGAAAGAACAGATACCAGCGTATTGACGAAGCGGAAAAAGCTGCTTTTGCCAGAGGAGAAGCGAAAGGCAGAGAGGATAAACTCATTGCCACGGTCAAGACGTTGGAGGAAAAACAAGCATTAAGGGAAGAGCAAGAGCGTAAGGCAGACTACGAAGCGTATACTCATTCTCCGTATTACTGGGGGACAAGGACAGAGTGGGTTCGCCTTTCTCGTGGAGGATGGTGTGATTAACATGATGGGAAGCATTCCAATTCCGAACACCAGATTTTATCTAACCAGCGTTGACGGTAAGAAATGGTTTATAACAGAATATTACAGGACTGCACCATTCAATCCTGCAAAAGAAACATACGATTTATACAAAGCGTTTGCGGAAGCGTTCCGAGAAAACGAGAGAGAAGAGCAGAAATTTTCCGAGGAACTTAAAGAGGCAGCGAAGAAAGCCTACGCCAAAGGTTTGTCTGCAGGACGGCACAGCCATCTGTTAGCACCTGCGAGTTTGAGTGAAGGCAGACCGGGACGGGAGCAATATGATGGATTCTATGCGTGGTATGCTGCGCATGGGAGGTAACGATATGAAAAAGAAAACGAAAGCAGTGATGCAGATACTTCTCATGCTGGTGATGGCGATTCTGTTTGCATTCGTACCGATTTCCTATATGCAGCAGGTTATCAGAACGAACCTGGCTACGGTTGAGCCTTCTCAATTGGAGCAATATGTGAAGAAGCCCATTGCGCTTGACTCTGAAGACTATAACATTGTATCCAACATCATTATGTGGGAGCGGCATCAGGCTACAAGCGATGAGCTATCCGGCGATTACGTGACAGCTTTCTATCCGATAAAGGTATACACCAAAAGTGGTGATGATTACATCATCGCGGCCGAGTTTGATGATAGCGAAAAAGGCTCCTATATCTATAGTCATGCTCCTATTAAAGGCAATATCCTGGCAGTACCGGCAGAACACCTGGAGGAATATCAGGAAGCAATTGGAGACATGAACGCATATCCGTACTATATCAGCGTAGACAGCAGCTCAGACGCCGAGAATTTTTGGGCATCGTTTCTGTGCGGATTCCTTTCACTGCTGTCTGCAACAAGCGCAGTTCTGCTAATCAAAATGCAAATGGAGGGGGCAAACAACTAATGGGGTGGTATCACGTAAACAACACCGGGAAAGGCATTACCCTTGGAGACGGTGAGGAAGTCCATTACAACGAGGATTATCTGGCAAAATACGCTCCGACAAAAGAAGAAGTTCTCGATTCAGTGCCATCTTTCAAAAATGAAGACCTCAAAGGGTATGAATCCTGGCCGCTGTACATGAAATTCGTTGCGGCAGCCGGTGATTGGTACAATCTGCGCCGGGCCAAGGACTACGGAAGTGACTGCTTAAAAGAAGATGCACATATCATCTATGCGAATGCACTGTGCCGTGTTTTTGAAAAATGCTACGGTTATCCCGCCGGGAGCTTTTACAGCACCTTTGACTACGATGGCAACACGATGATTTTCTGCGCCATTGATTGGCCGCCGAAAGAGTATAACGAAAAGCTCGCCACTCTGACCGAGAAAAAGCTCGAAGCTGAACTACGCGAATTTCTGGTCAACGTCACGGGCAATAAGAGTTATGCAAGACGTAATCTGGAACTCTGTGAGGAATATATCAAGGAATGAAAAGGATAGAACCTAATATCATTGAAACCAACTACTATACCCTCGTATCTGCCAATGAAGGGGTGGGGAAGACGTTCTGGTGTAAGCGCCAGATTGCCAAGGTGCTGCGTACCACCTCAGACCGAATCATTGTCTTTGATGTGACAGGGGAGTACGCAGACTTTGTGTTGGACCATGACCGTATCGTTCCAGGTCGTATCCCGATGATTCTGCATCAATATAAGATTACGGACGATAAGCCCGTTGTGGCGCATACCATCGAAGTCGATATGGCGATGGGGAAGCAGCCCCAACTTATTGTCCATGATGTGAGCCGAACTATGACCTACACATGGCATAAGGGCGTGCTTGCCATTACCGCATCACTCATTCATTATCTGGCAGGCAGGGAACACACCAAGACCTGGCTATTTTTGAATCTTGACCCGTATTCCTTTAAGGATGAAAGCGAGCCGTCCTGGACGGTGCTCGAACGGTTTGTAAAGCAGCATGGGCAGGAGGTAATGCCTGTATTTACATCTCGGAAACTCGGCGTGAAAGAAATCAATCGACGACTAAACATCAAATCTTGAGCGGGGTTCTCCCCGCAGCTGCCTTTACGCAAAGAGGCCTCCACGAGGCGGGCAGCGGGCAACAGCTACGGCTGGCAGACGACTTTGCACTCTAACAATCTATCGGGAAACCGAAAACAAATAACATATTTTGGAGGATATTTATGACTTCTGAACAGGTTCGTATCGCACTCACCGCCAACGCCGTTACCCGCTCGACCCGTACCGGCTTCGATTTTGAGGACCCCTGCGGCAAGACGCTGGACGAGTTTACCAAGGGCGCTACGCTTCAGTGCCTGCGTGTTGCCCAGCAGATGCAGCAGCCGGGCTTTGAAAAGGTATTGGCTGCCCAGATTTTCCCGTGCTATACCATCGCCAACTGGAACCAGACCAAGGTCATCTATGATTTCGGCAAGGATTTTCTGGAGCTGCTGATGGATACCGATGACCTCACCATCCATCGCGAGGTGCTGGAGCGCCTGCCGTTCAAGAACTTCTATGTGCCTCTGTACAACAGCGTAGACTACTGCGGCATGTTCGTACATATCGAGTTTGATACAAAGACGGATGACACCTTCGTTGGCATCGTCCTCGTGGGCCCGGTCCAGAACGAAAAGGAGAACTTCGCGTTCCTGTCTCTGCCCGCTTGGATTAAGGAGGGTCAGAGCCTGACGGAGGCGACTCGCAGCACGAAACAGTACATCGAAAAAGCATCTTCGACTCGCGATAAAGATGACATCACTATTCCTGAAACGCTGGACGCTATCCCGTCTGTTTACGGCGAAGGCACGCCCTATGTCCGCCTCGCAATGCTGTGTGCCTACTACCTTGCCAGCAAAGGCGCGGAGATTCGTCTGGACAGTCCGAAAAAGGACGAGCGTCCTGTCTTTACGTTCAAGGGCCAGACCAAGAAAGTCAATATCAAGACCTTCGTGGTGGGCCATTATCTGATGGAGCGTTACAAGAGGGAAGCAAACGGTAAGGCTCCCACCTGGCGGCACTATTGGTGCGGCAATGGCCGCGAGCGCCGTGAGTGCAAGTTCTCCTTCTGATTCCTATGGGTATCGTTGATATTTGCAGAGTGGCGCTGTTCTCCATAACGGCTATCCTTTTCGCTGCAAATGGTGTTTATAACTTGTATTTTGGGCGTAAAGCCTTCCAAGAAGTAACCTATTGCTGCGGCAAAAGAAAATACCTATCACCCGAAGATACTCTGAACCATACGGTACGAATCCTTGTCATTAGCTGTGTGATTTCAACGGCATTTGCTTTGTTGGCTTTGCGCTTAATTGAAGTCAATAAGGTCGAAGCTCAACTCATGCTGAACTACTGTTTAACTGTGTTTGTTTGTTTAGCGTTTGACATTTCGCTGCTGATGGTATCCGCAATTCCTCTTGCATTCGGGAAATTGGCGTCGGTCCGAAAGGTATTACCCATCTATACAAAGGTTATCTGGGCTGGAAAAGCAGGATGGTGCTTTGTATCTGCTATCGGGTTTACAAAGATGGCGATTCACTATCTGGCTGCACTGTGAGGGAATGCCTATGGGTACTAAGAACTATGTCGTTGATGACCGCTGCATTGTTCCGCCGGAAATCAAAATGCTGAGCGCTGCCGAACTGGCTGAAAAGATTGCGGAGTACGAGCAGGTCTTGCCACCTCTAAAGCATAACGAGGCGGAAATCAAACTACCTATCCATATAGAGTAAAGGAGCTTTTATGAGCACTGAACTTGTCGCTATTGAGCGCATCATTATCGGGAAAGGCGAGAAGGGTGCCGAGCAGGTACGTAAAGATTTGGCGCGATATTTGCGCCAGTTCCTCGATACCGCCAGCATCGAGTCCATGAGTCTTAGCGCAATGGTCATCAAACTTGACGGGAAAACTGTTCTGGACATTCACGACAAGACCGGCGGGAAGGGGCTTGATGGTCTCGATACCAGCTGGCAGCATACGTCCGAAACAGAAGAAGCTGTTTCTGGCATTCTCCGTGATGTGGACGTAGAAGCGTTTCTGTCTTACGGCATGATTCACTACTTCAGCCACAGCATCTTCTACGGCTCTGCATTCTGGAGTGATGTCTTGCAGGATTGCGGGGCTGAATCGGTCCGGTATCAGGGCCTTGAATACTACGACGTGGACAGCCATGTGTCGATGCTGACCTTTGATGGCAAGACGCTGTGCGACAGTCCCGATTATGTGTCGGAAGAAGCGGTAAAGGACATTCCTTTCTGGTTCTGCTACACCTTCGAGATGGAGCTGGAAGCAGGGGAGACCTTCACCGTTCAGCAGGTCGATAAGATGCTGGCCGCAGTTCAGTCCGTCAAGAGCGTCTTCGGCCGCGAAGAAGGCGATGCGGCAGATGTAGATGAGGGTTGCCTCTCTATCTGTACAAGTGTCACCCTCAAACCTAACCAGATTCAGGACTTTACAGCATTCCTCAAGACAATGCTTGACATTGCAGAAGAGTCCGGCGGCTCGCTCAGCTACACGGCTGAGTTCGTGCCGATTCAGATGGATATTTTCGCCGCCATGATTCTGGACATGGACAAAGATGGTATTATGCCTCGGTTCTTCAAGTTCTAATTCGGATTAGTGATACGCAGCCGCTTCCTTCGGGAGGTGGCTGCTTTTTTCGTATCTGCGAAAATTTGATGATTTGTGCGAATTGCAGATAATAAAAATCAGATACATATTGGGAGGGAGGAAAGAACATGTTTCCGTTTTTCAAGAAAAAAGAGCCGGTCAAAGCACCTGAGCCCGACGTGATTCACGAAGATGGTGGCATTTGCATTGCCAATCGCTGGTGGTTTGAGCCAGAAATAGGAGAACTGTCCTTCAATATGACAGATTCTTCTAAGCACAGGAGCTCGGTCATTTCTATCGTGGGGAGCCACGGTACAGGCAAGAATTTCACCAGCAAGCTTATTCTCTATCGGCTTTGCAAAGAAGGGGCGCAGGCAACAGTTCTTGTGAGCGGGTTGAGCCGACAGAAATATGGATATATGTGCGACCTGTTGGGCGGTAAAACCGTTTTCCTTGGCGAAAACGCTCACATCAATTTGTTCGATATACGTAAACCAAACGAGGATAGATGTAAAGGTTCTGTGCTGGAGAGAAAAATTCGTGAATTGCTGGCTGTGTTTAAGACTCTGATGCCCGGCATTATACCAAAGCAAACTGCTCTTTTGGACATGATGCTGCATGAGGTTTACAAAAAGAAAGGCATTACGCTTGACAACGCGAGCCTGTTTGTAGAAGGGACAAACCAGTACAAAGAGTTTCCTACCATCGAAGACCTGTACATGACCATTAAACTTTCAAAAGTGAAAGAGCTTGAAGAATTTGCTGACCGGCTTTCGCTTTTCGTTGACGGTCCCTATGGCTGGTTCAACTACAAGACAGATATTGATTGGGACAGTCCATTCCTTGTTTTGGACTTTATGGAGTATAAAGGCAAAATCAACAAAGATAACAGCGCCAAAGAATTTATGATGGCTTACTGTTTTGAAATCCTGAGTGAACGGATGCAAAACGATGCAGACAAAAAAGCCATCTTGTTGTGCGATGTGTTTTTTGGCGAAAGTCAAGACGTTATGAAGTATGGCCCTTATATGCTGGAGCAAGACACCACGCTGGGCTGGAGTAAATATATTTGCCAGAACGCAATGCTGAACAACTGCACAGTAATTTCCGCAACCAGCGTCTTTAACTATGACGAGGACCTTGCGTTTCTTCACGAAATTATGCTTGATGCCGATGTTCAGGTATATCACCACATTTGGAGCCATCTAGTTCCAGAGGTGGCAAAAGCATGCCATCTTACCAAGAAACAGGCGGAGCTCATTTCTGACCTTACTATTGCTCAAGTCTATATTTTGGCTGACGGTAAATTCATTTGGGGACGGGTAGATGCGAGCGAAGAAGAATACAAAACGCTTACCGAATATCCTCCTGATATCAGAGTTTATGGGAGAGACTGGCAATGAATATCGCTTTATTCGCAATCTCAACATTTATCGTCATCATCTGTATTGGTATTCCGGTTGCTACCCACCCTCGTTGGTTTAAAACCTATGAAGAGAAAATACATTCGGCAAAAGACAAAGGCTACTGCGCTATGGCAACGCCTGTCAAAATCCAAGACCAGCCGTATAACTCCAATGAACCTGCCTATAAGAGCCACAACTATTCCGTCACATATCAATTTGAGTTTGCAGGCAGGATATATACAAAGCGCCGCCAACAGAATGACTACCCGGAGCCAAGGATGTTCTATTTTCCGAACGGGAACCCAAAAAGAGCATTTTGCTGCAGGGAAGACCAGCCCATGACATTCGGTAGCTGGATTCCGGTGCTTATGCTTGTTGCAGTCGGCATCGTATATCGAATTCTATCTATATTTGCATAAAGGACTTTTAGGCTATTCAACCTGCGGACTCTTTGCAGCATCTGTAATCTTGGCAAGAGCGACAAGTATGATGAAAATAGCTTGAACTGAAAGAGGTGAAACATGTACAACTACGGTAAGCCAATTGACTTTGGTGATTGGCTGATTGACATGCCGGACGAGTTTTCGTTCTGGATTGAGGACCAAATGGCAATGATAACGCCCTTGGATATTGTGCTGGTGGCCGCAGGCTTGCTGGGAATTATCGGGCTCATCTGGTTTCTGGTCACACGTCATGCCAAGAAGAATGTAGAACAGACGAGTAACATCCTCGATGGGCTACGAGAAATCAATCAAGGCTATGAGTTCTATGATGTCGATGCGGAAATCACGCTGGAGTATCCTCAAGATACGAAGGAAGACTATGAAAACGCTTCTTTTGACCGGCTCTTTATGAGCACCGTCCAGAAGAAAATTGATGCGTTTGAAGAGGTCTTCGGTTGGGCCAATAGCAACAACATTCAGTTTGGAATGTACAAAAAAGAACTCGAAGGCCTGCCAAACTGGACGGAGAAAGATGACGATTGCGGCCGCCGGGTGCCGTTCCGCCTCTATCACAAGTGGGAACAGAAGCTCGTGAACGATGCGGTGTATGGCACACCTGTCACACAGCCTGTCTTCCATGTGGTCAAACAGTATACTCCCGCAAGGGGAAAATCACTCGCTGAGACCCGTACATATTCTATGGCAGAGGCTAAGGAGTTTGTGAAGCTTGCAAAGGAACATGAGGCAGAGAAGCAAAAACGAGCAGCAGCTCGCAAGGCTGCATCTGCCGAACTTCGTTACTCGGTCTTGCAGCGTGATGAGTTCCACTGCACTCTCTGCGGCCGCTCACCAGCGGAGGGTGTGAGCCTTCATGTCCAGCCCATCATGCCGCTTCCTAAAGGCGAGCAGCCTACGGCAGATTATTACCGCACTGTCTGTAATGAATGCCTGGAGGTGAACCATGTATAAAATCTGCCCTACATGCTTTGAAATGCTAAATAGAGCAAATGCCAATCGAGTCAGAGCTTATACACCTAAACAAAGTGCTATTGTTAGTCATAAACGCAATTCGTTCCAGTTGGAACACAATGTTTCGGAAATGGGACGTATTGTAGCAAAAGCAACTCCTAAAAAGTTATAAGTGGAGGAGGCGTAATTTGTTATGATTGAAACGAAATCAGGCGTCAGCCTTCGTATCAATGGTACGGTCATCTTTGCTTCCAATAATGTATCCTACTGGTTCATCAATGGCCGCCTAATTCGGAGTGATGGCGAAATCGAAGGAGAAGCCACAACCATGAAAGACGCAGTCGCTATTGTGCTTGAAAAGTACGGCGGCAGAAAGGAGCCAATCAATGGATGAAATCAGGACCAATAGCGGAGTAACTCTCCGGGTATCCAATGGAAGCACAATCTACACCTCTGACGGTAAAGCATTCTGGTGCTGCGGCTCGATGCTCGTAGGTAACGGAACCGTCATCAGCTATAAATGTAAATCGGCAGAAGAAGCGCTGGATATGGTTGCGGCACTTTATAACGGCCGTGCCAAATAAAATAGGCTGTCACCTCAAACTCCGGGGTGGCAGCCTTCTTTTTTGTTTTACAGGGCATGATGGCATACATGCTCAAAATCGACGAGCAGTTCTTTCGCAGCTTTCTGCATATACGCCGCAGCCGACTCATCATGGTCTTTTTCAGATAAAAGTATCAGGCACGGGCGGTTCATGGCGGTCGAACCACTACAGTGGCAGGAGAGCAATTCTTCTCCAAATTCGTGATTAAGGATAGCAGTAAGGCATTCGCCCATCAAGGCACAATCGTCATCCTTTGCCAAAAGCCTATCCGCATCATCGTAGTTAATGCGGCCGTTATCGAGACATACACGGTCAAGAAACGCCCGAACAGTGTCAGATACAATCATAGCGTCTATAGTCTGGCGATGATTCTCAAGAAAAACATAAAATATAATCTTTTCAATTTCATCCAGGTAAAAGCCAAAGCCTGTAATGCGAGTCTTGGTATCGGTTTGTGTCATAGGGAACACCTCATCCATCTTTTCTATTTGCATTATAACACATAAAACACAAAAATGCGAGATTTGACGCTATTTATTAAAAGCGTGATAACAATTTCTAAAGAAACCATGTACATGTCGTAAGGTTCCTTGTTCATCCGTGCGAATCGAGTATCATTGTAGGTAAACTGATAAAGAGATGAAAAGGAGATGTGTATATGAGTGATTTCAACCCGAAAAACGACCCGCAAGTCCAGGCATACATTGCCTTCGTGGAAGACTTCAAAGAGTTTATTCGCAGAGAGGATAGAGTCGGCAAAGACCAGTACAAGCTGGTCAATCTCTATGGTGAGAAGGGGCTGGATGACCCCGATGCCAAGATTGTGACTTTGCAGGACGAAAAGGCTCAGCTGCTTGCCGCAGCCAGCTGTGACCTTGCAAAAGCAACGCTCTGGCTGTATTACTTCCGCGACAAGTTCACAGACATCGAGCTCGTTGACATCAGAGGGGAAGACTACACTTCCTATCTGAAGCAAATCATCCATAAACTGAACGATAATACGAGTCCGCTCTACCTGGATGCGTGGGATATGCTTATCCGCCTTGTGGCAGAAGACTGTATGCCGGATGCTTATGTCGGCGACAAGAAGAAATGGCAGCTGGTATACACCAACATGTACTGGAATGTCCACCTGGCGATGAAATCTCTCAAGACGGGTGGCTCCATCAAACGCATGGTGGACAAGCTGCCGAAGGATGCCGATAAAATCGGGAACCTGGCTTTCAAGTATTTCAACGACGCGCTGATTGCTTACGAGATGAATCCGTGAGGTGTCGCGATTTCGCCTTGCGTGTCTGTGCGAATTGCATAAAATGAAAATTGTAAGCTAAATAAGTGTCTTGAGGAGAACGGCTCGACCGCTCTTTCTTTTTACTATGCAGAAAGAGGTTTCAGCATGAACAAAAACATCCATTATACCGCAACGCGCATCACCTGCGAGTTGGAGAACGACATCTACAATTACATCGAGAGCCAGCTGGCAAAGAAGCTCGTACAGAAAGCTACCGCCGGGCGCAAGCAGTATTTCTATTATGGCAACGACTCGGACAGCACGGCCATGCAGGTTGCGATGACCGATGAGGAAGCAAAGCACCTGGCTGAGTGTTCTGTCCTGCTTGCCGAGCGGCTTATGGTGATGTACAACATGACGGCTGGCTTCAAAAACATCGAGATGCAGGCAACTACAGGCAAGCCGAAAGAAGCTACCTGGCCCAAGGTCTACAATACGATGGTTGCGAAAGGTTCGCCCTTGTATGATGAGCCGCTCCTTGGCCGCGTTTACAACCTGCCGAGCTACTATGCTTTGAAGAAGTACGACCGCCAGCTGATGTCCGACATGTATGAAGCCATGCTGATGGTGGTCTACGATACGGCCGCCGAGCTCAAAGGTCAGTGGGATACTAACGGCAAGATGACCTTGCAGAATCCTCTGTTCACACATATCGCTGTGACCATCTTCAACGGTCTCCTGGGTGCCACGACGATGCGCTACAAGGTTCTCAAAGATACGCCCGCCGGGGTTATGGAGGGAATGCACATTGAATCTGCTGCGGTTTAAGAAAGACGACCCGACCTACGGGTTTCTGAGCAATTATTATCCTTGCTCCTTTGTGCTGGATGGAATCTACTACCTCAACGCGGAAGCAGCATTCCAAGCCCAGAAGGTCCCGCCGGAGGAAAGACGCCAGTTTGCCTGCCTCATGCCGAACGAGGCGAAGAAACTCGGCCGCCGGGTCCAACTTTCTCCAGATTGGGACGAAGTTCGAGACGAAGCGATGCGCCGGGTGCTGTATGCCAAGTTCAGCCAGAACGAGGAGTTCAAACAGCGACTGCTCGCTACAGGCGACCGGCACATTATCGAAGACACGACCGGCTGGCACGATAACTATTGGGGGAAATGCCAGTGTCCCAGATGCAAGGGCGTTCACGGTCAGAACAAACTGGGCATGATGCTCGAAGAAATCAGGACCAAATTAAGATAAAAGGAGAACTCAACATGAGCGAACAGAATACGATTGCCGAAGAGCAGCAGAAAGCCTATGAGGCCTTGGCGCACGACTTTATCGACTTCATCAAGAAGAAGGTACGCGCAGGGGAGAACAGCTACAAGCTGGTGAACATTTACAAGCAGTATGACATCGATGCTGACAGCTTCGATACGGTTCAGCTGGATGATGCCAAAGCCGAAAAGCTGGCACTTATCTGCATGGACCTTGCCAACGCTATCCTGTGGCTTCACTGCCACCGCGATGAGTTCAAAGATACCGAGTTCATTGAGGTCGTGAACGGTAACTACCCGAAGTATCAGGTCAAGATTCAGCAGGCGATGAACGATGAGGGTGGTGCTTTGTACCTTTCCTGTTGGTATCCGCTCATCAAGTCACTTTCCGTGGATTGCATGCCGGAGCACATTACCAAGGACCGCGTGATGCAGCAGGCCATCTACGTCAACACCTACATGCTCGTCTACCAGGCGGCTAAGAGCCTCAAGGACGGCGGTGCGGTCAAGGAACTTGTCGGGCATCTCGATACGGATGCCGATAAAATCACCAACCTGGCCTTCGTACTTTTCTGTATGGAGTTGGATATGGTGAATTCTATTGCGTAACGGAGGCATCTATGAAGTGCAATTACAAGAATCGCAATAGCGAAGGGGATAAAGGCTTTCAAGCCCTTGAAAGCTATACAAAAAGTCTGATGCCTGCAGTTCGAGCTATCGAGACGACGATGAAGCAGCAGTACATTGTAGATAGTACGACCTGTTACAATCCAGAAACCGAGCAGCGTGTAAAGGCAAACGATTTTACGCGAACCAGACTTGCTTTCATGTCGGCAAAATATGCTGACGGCATCCTTAAAGCTTGGGATGCCACAAAAGAGTCTGACAAGCTCGAATCGCCGAAAGATGACGAGGACCTTTACAAACTGGCACTTGCAGCTTTCGCACCCGGCGGGAAGCTGGCCTTTGAAGGAGAAGACGAAAAGTTTTCAGAACTCATGTGCGTCTGCACCTGGGCATCGAAAGACATCGTGGCTGTACTCAAAGAAGATGCAGACCTCCGAAAGACCATCTATGGAGCCATCTATAAGGCGCTGCTTCAAATTCAGGAAAGCGGCTGCCTACAAGTAGAAGGAAGAACAAAAACAGAGAGGTTCTGCCTGGTAGCTGTAGCAATCTTCCAAAAGCTGTTTACTGCTACTACGAGTGGCATCTACCCGAAAAAAGAAACAGCATAACCGAAACTGCACGCATGTGATTCGTAAACGCATGTGTGCAGTTTTTGCTCTATTTCGTGCAATGCAAGAAAATTTATGAGCAATGCAAACAAGCCAATCATAGCAATCCAAATCTATTACGAACAGCGAATCGGAGCAGAACGAGAAGTCCTGAAAACATTTTTTACCTTCATTGGCTGCTTGGTCAGGACGACCCCAATGTCTGCAGAAGATATGCTGAAACAGCATAAGACTCTGGTGCATCCAGAGAATAAGCAGACTACGTATCTGTTTCTCACTGACCGCTATCCCGGCGATGCAGAACCGGCTGAGAATGAATTGTGGTGCGCTTTTAGTATTAAGAAACAGGAACTGATTATCAATAACGCTGCGGCTATACAGAGCCATTCTTCCGTAATGCAGTTTGGGAAGGAAGCGCTCGACAACATCATCTTCCACATCTGGCGAGAAGATTCGATGGCAGTAGCGAGTCTCCAGCACATCAATGAGGCCTTCTGGCAGTTTGACATGTTCGCGCACCTGGAAATCAAGAGTACGTTTCAGGTCCTGAAAATGAGCGAGTTGAAGACTCTTAGCCCAAAGAACGATTACAAGCTGCCGGATAACAGCTACTTCAACGAGATAGCTGATTCCTTCATTGGGCTGGAAAAGCATTGCCGAACAGGGCTTCAAAGCGTTTATTCCGTGTACACCTGTGTGAACGCCCAGAGGCATCTGAGAGAGCTTACGGCCACGTTGGAGACATTTTCATCGTTGAGAATAAGGCTACTTTCGGTTCTTGAGTCGGTAGAGAAGCTGCTTTCAGAGCTGAACAAAATCTACCGCGTAGACCCTGGCTTCGTGCCTATGTACAGCCTGGCTGCTGCACTGTGCGATGGGCAGCCTCAATTTGCCCTCGATGCCCGGCCATACCTGCGCGAAGCCATAGAGCACGCCACGAAAGAGACAACGCCTTTTACGGCCGAGATATTCCTGCAATACGGCATCTCCGAGAAGCAAATGTATTCTGACAAGGAAAGAGCCTTGCAATGCTTCCAGAAAGTGCTGCAACTGGATGATTCCTCTTACAAGGCAATGTTTCAAATTGCTTGCCTGGATGCGGCCGACAGGAAGTACCAGCAGGCAAAGGCAGGCTTCAAGGAGGTAATCGTCACCATCCAAGGCGGCGACGCCAATCCCGATTGGGGCCTTCTATCTCTGGAGGAGATGCTCTATGTGTACCGTGCTTACATCTGGCTTGCAAAGCTTGCATTGGTCTCAGATGGTGAATTTGCCATTGGAGCGCCCATTGCGATGGCGCTTAACGCAGCGGATGCGTTTAGGCAAGCAACGATGCTGCATGATTGTTGCGACTATGAAAAGTACCAGCATGTTGGGAGCTATTATGGCTCCGGCATTGTTGTGAGAGCTATGTTTGTAGTGCTGAGAGATATGGTGGGAGATGCGGAGATAAATAGGGAGTTAGGGGAAGAGATTGAAAACAATATTAAATGCTATGGAATCAAATGATAAGCACTTCAAAAGAAAAGTAAAGCCTGTTTACGTTTGGAGCATTTCCGCAATCATTATACTAATAGTCAGGGTAGCTCTGTATTGTCTGAAAATCAATGATGCGTGGGAAATTATAGCAAGCGTCGTTGAAACGCTTAATTTAGTCAGCATTATAATCCTCACACAAAAAAACAGCTGATATAGAAGAAAAGCAATATTGTTTACAAGCAAGCAAAAGTGCAAATGTAATCGCGAGAATGAACGCCAATGACTTTGAAGAAGCGCTGCTCGACCACGCCCAAAAATTTGCAATCAAACTTGATATATATAACAAAGGAAATGATGTTGCAACTGACATAGAAATTGTTGTCAACGAACAGAAATTTGTTACAATCGAATTTATCGCGCCAAGTGAGACAAAGCAAATTCTGCTTGGAATTGTTGATTATGAAAATAATAGTATAGAGCTTCTAACAGGAGAAAAAATAGCATTAGACAAAACGAACAAGGCGCGGGTAATATATCATAAGGTAGAATGTAGGAGTGGTCACTGGTTCTTAGCTGTCAAAATTGGGACACCGTTAACAATAACACCCAAATAAGCGCCTTATATAGTCTTGCGCAATTCTCAAAACATGCTATAATACAGACATCACAACAGGTTCACAGCCTCCTATCGTAATCAGTATCACACTGACTGCGGTGGGAGGCTTTTTATTTTTAGGAGGTAAAATACTATGGAAAAGCCGATTGAGTACAAGGAAATGGCAGCACGACACATTTACGCGTATCATAATACTGCTGGAAAAAGGAGCATTTCACGCAGTGAGAAAGTGAAAGTATCCGCCGAAGAAGCTACAAAATGGCTTGACGCGCAATACGGAAAAGAAGCACTGCTCATTTTAAAGAAAATCCTTGAAATATCCGATGGAAAAGATAGCTGTGACATCAAACTGCATGGTAATGGAGAATTACGAATGCTCTTTATGACCGGAGACGGCATCGATTACAAAAGCGGCAACATGTCAGATGAACAAGCACAAGCTACCAAACGAGCATATAAGCGTTTTGAAGATTTAAAGCGACGTGGATACCTTGATGGGAACGGAAGCGTTCTGTATATTACGCTTAAAGGCAAAGAATATTTCTATCAAAGCACTAAAAATGCAGAAAAAGTAATGACGGGAAACAAAAGAGCCGCACAAGAACCGCAAAATTAAAGAAATCACGAATTTAATTCAAATATGCCGGATTCGATTAAGTAAATTTTATATTGCTGTATCGTGCGATTTGCGTACAATTAAAGGTGCAAGAAGACCCCCAATAACATATACAAAGGAGATTTCCCATGAATACTTGCACTCTGAAATTTGAAGCTACCGTATTCCGCAATGATGACGACAACAACCTCGAGAGTTTTTCGGCATCCATCAGCGTTCCCGTGGAGAACGATGACGAAGTGATTGGGAACATGCTGGGCGATGAGAAGCTGATTGTTCATGCTGTTGCAGCACTGTACAACCTTATCAGCGACCTGCACCCCAACTGGCTGGACGGCGAGGATACCAGCCTGACGCTGGATATTTCCATCGACGGCAGCGAGGCCCAGTCACGCGGCGGTCTCGTCGCTATGAAAGGGAACGGCTTCACTTTCGACCTCGAAGATTAAGCTGAGACAATTCGGAGCCTTGCCTGCAGCAGCGGGTGAGGCTCCTTTTTTGTTGCGTAGCTGCTAAACGGATAAGAGAGCGTAGCTGCAAAAACCGTAGGCGCGACGGTTGACGCGATATGCGAACCGCATACAATAATAAGTACCACAGGAAACCAATAACACATACAAAGGAGAATACCACTATGAACACCAACCCAAACCTGATTGAGTTCAGCGCCACCGCTTTTCGTCCCAAGGATGACAACACCCTTGACAGCCTCACCGCTTCTATCAGCTTTCCCGCCGACAAGGAAAACGACGTGATTGCTCAGACTCTGGACGATGAGGACCTGGTTGCCTATGTCATTGGTGCGCTGCATGACCTCGTTGTTTACATGCGTCCCAACTGGCTGGACAACGAAGATTCCAGCCTGACTCTCGATGTCAGTCTGGACGGCGTAAAGTGCAAGTCTTGCGGCGGCCTGGTCACCATGACGCAGAAGGGCTACACCTTCGACGTGGAAGGCTAAACCGAACGAATGAGGAGTCTTGCCTGCAGAAGCGGGTGAGGCTCCTTTTTTCTGCTGCATGGCCGCGATATGCAGTTGACACGATATGCGACCACCATATACTAATAGATATTGAACAGCGCTGATAGTGTTGCTTCGGTAAAGACGAATAGGGTCTTGAGCGGACCTTAAACGCTCACTGCGAGAACGGCCTGCCTGCTGCTAACAGGCGGGTCTTTTCTTTTTATACGATGGCAAAGACTCTCTTTCAAAATGTGTACAGAAGATTAAAAACAAACTACTATCGTTGTATTTCGCCACATTTACAGGTAAAATTATAGATAGAGAAAGCAAAAAAAGCACATTGCATCCACAAAAATGGTGGTGATTCATTTGAAGCAGATTATTCGATTTGCAAAGAAAGCATTGGTCGTGTGCGTGATTCTGGTCGTTGCGGTAGCCTTTGAGGGCTGCGGTGAAGTAGCAGACCAGACGCTGGAAGAGCTGAAAGGCATTCCGTCGCAGCTGTTCGCAACGAGTGAGACGGCTGAACCGGGAACGGCCGAGTCTGCAGAGCCTGATTATGATTACATCTACTACCGGCACAACAACCAGTGGGTCATAGCCAGGCTCGTAAAGTACGAGATTGTCGATGGTGGTCTGAACATCAAGTTCGAGGTCGAAGACACTATGAGCGGAGACAAAGACTACTATACCAGCATGGCGAACGTGATGCTGATACATAGTGAATCGAGAACATCCCGTAACGACTATGCGCTTTATCCGGGAAATAAACTGAATTGAGTTGAGGCATTTATCATTTGAACTGAAAGGAACACAACATGGCAAACAGCGGTTACATTGAAAAAGCGAAGGCTGGTGCAAGCAAGGCTATTCTGGATGCTATGCCCCGTATCCTGCGAGAAAGCGCTGCCATCGGCAAGAACAAGTATAAATACATCAAGCCTGATGGGGAAGAGCTGCCCATCGAAATAGATGATACCGACGCCAAGTCTCTGGCCTACGCTGCCACCAAGATGGCAGAACGGCTCATAGAACTCAGCAACAAAACGGACGGCTTCTTTGGTCCTTCCATCGACAATGTCACTGGCAAGAGCTACGCGAACGCCTGGCGCATCATGCGACCGTTGATGGGCAACGAAAACGCTCGCTTCTGGGATGCGGACCTGTGGGCCATTTCGGTTCGCGCCGCTGTGTGGGTCGCAAAGCCGGACTGTGCCCAAATGCGGAATGTGTCTTTTGCCCACTTGCAGAAGAAGGTTTTTGCCATTCCGTTTAACATGGCATCTATGATGCAGCAGGACAATCGATTCCTGCGCAGGATAAGCCCTTGCAGCGAGACATTCATTGAAATTGCTGCGGAACTTTACAACAAGCTGCTGGGCTTTGCCACGGGCAACTATACCGTCATAAAGGAGTGAGGACATGAGCATCAAGATTATCTCCGGCAACATCCTGACGAATCTTCCTACTAACAAGGATGTCTACATCTGTCAACAGGTGAATTGTCGAGGCGTGATGGGCGCGGGGCTTGCTCTCAAAATTCGCCGTAAGTGGCCCGTTGTGTACCAGCAATATATGGAAATTCCGGCATGGAAGGAGTTCCTTGGCAGTTACCAGAAAGTCCGGGTTGAGCCGAACATTCATGTTGTGAACCTGTTCGGGCAAAATAACTATGGACTTGGTGAACGTCAGACGAACTATGCTGCCTTTGCAACGGCACTGTTTACGTTTATGCGAGATTGTTCGAAAATTGCCCCGGAAGCAACCATCCGTATTCCGAGCAGCATCGGCTGCGGCCTGGCGGGCGGTGATTGGGACACGGTCTTTTCTCTCATTGCCGAAGCTGCTGAGGCGTGGAACGCTAATGTTGAGATTTGGGTGTTGTCGCCCAATAAGAGATAAGACAAATAAATACGGGTTGGAGAATCCACCAACAAAAAAGCAAGGAGCAATATGTATAATACAAACTACAAATGTGTCAAGCCTCTGACATTATGGTACGATGGTCCAGATGGCAAAAAGAAACCGTACCGTGTCGAACGCGGGACCATCTGGCATCTGGTATGGTGCGGCGGGCAATATAGCTTCAAAGAATTTACCGGACCGGACAAGATGCGTATGGAGCTGCCGGATGAATATGTTAGGGAATATTTTAAAAAGGTATAACAAGCATAAACTATATAAGATTAAAACGGCGATTACGGAATAACAGTTAGTTCCGAAACGAATTGCAGCTTGAAAGACTGCGTAAGATTAAGAACACCCCACCACTTGTTAAAGCGATGGGGGGGTTCTTTTTGCCACAAACCGGAATGTGTACAATCCGTAAACAAATAGAACATACAATCGCTATTTCTTTTCGATTGTGAGAGAATACAGGTAGTAAATAAATCGTGTCTAAAGGTGTGATGGTGTCAAATGAGTAGCTACTGTCCCTATACGAACAGCAACGTGGTATATCTTCAGTGCAAAGAATGCGATGCCAAAATCTGCGAGAAGGATTGGTTCTTTTGTGGTGTCGCTGCCACACAGCAGCCGATGGTGAAGTACCGCAAGCAGGTGGCTGAATATCTCGACAAGATGCTGGCTTGGCCGCAATGTACGCCAGTGAGCGTGGATACCTATTTGTGCCTGTCGCAAACGATGATTTGCCTACATACCTTTACAAACAGCAGCAAAAAGGATGTGTAATGTTTGATGAAGCCGAAAACGGACAAGAAATCGAAAGTGCCTACCGTAAGCTGTGCATACCGCTGCGGCACTGTAAATTGGAGGGAAAATAAACCTATGATGCACCAGAAACTGGTTCGGGATAATATCCCGGCTATTATTGAGAAAAACGGAGAAACTTGCGTGACTCGCAAGCTGACCGACAAAGAATACGAGACTGCTTTGGCCGAAAAGTTGCAAGAAGAAGTCAAAGAGCTGCTGGAAGCCTACACAGCAAAACAGCGGAGTGTTCTGGACTGTGCCGAGGAAATGGCGGATGTTATGGAGGTCATGTACGCTATGGGTAAGACTTGCGCTGTTTCCAAGCGAGAAATTGAACAGGTCAGAAGTCAGAAGGCGGCGGAGAAGGGGACTTTCTCTAAGAAAATCTTCTTGGTTTCGACTGAAAAGTGAAAGGAGCGTGCTTGTGACACAGCAAGACGCAGCGCGGTTAATCCGAAAGCTGATTTTCGCCAAAAACAGTCAAGACCTCACGCATTTTTGCCGGTGTGTGGAGGAGATGGCGCAAGACTTTGAGCAACGCGGTGAGAGAGAAAATGCCCACGCTATTCGTAATGCCCTTTACAACGGGTACGTTAGGTCACGCTTTGAGCTTAGTCGTCAGACGCAACCTGAAGGCTCTCCATTTGTTTGCTACGAACCCGCATACACAGTTGAGAACAGAGATGCAGCACTAAGGATAGCACAGGATGCAAAACGTCCCATGCGTGTGCGGCAAATTCTTAAATATATCGAAGGAAGCACCGTGGTTGCGAAGGATGTGCTGGAGTATGACAGAGGTACGGAGAAGTGGGTCCGGGTTGAAAGCGAATGTATGCCATTAACATAAAATAAGGAAGTGATTTAGTGACAAACGCAGAATTTAAAGCAATCCTCCAGCGTGAAGAATACGATTTTTTACGTACCAACAAGCATCTGGGAGATAACATCCTGTTTTTGACCATCGGCGGCAGCCACGCCTACGGCACGAATGTTGAGGGTTCAGATGTTGACATCCGTGGTGCAGCCGGTTCGCCTGAAATCTTGGGGGTTAACCGCTTTGAGCAGGTAATCAACAACCAGACGGACACCGTCATCTACGCCATCAATAAGTTCGTAAACTTACTTGTCCAATGCAATCCCAATGTCATCGAGCTTCTTGGCAATGACCTGGAGCTGTATGTGAACATGACTCCTGAAGGGCAGATGCTGCTCGACAACAAAGAACTTTTCCTGTCCAAGCGCGTTGCATACAGCTATGGTGGCTTTGCGAACGACCAGCTCAGACGCTTGCAGATGGGGCTACTGCGGAACGGCGCTTCTCCTGAGCCGCTCAAAAACAAGTTTGAAAAGAGAAGCCTCGAACGACTGATTGCAGGTCAGGGTAAAGATGATGTCTTTGAAATCAGCATCAGTGAAGATGTCGATTCTGAAGGCAAACATCCTCTCTTGATTTCTGGAAATCTGAGTAACTATCCTGTCAACTCTCTCAAGTCCCTGCTTCGAGGTCTGACAACGACTATCGACCAGTATGAACAGCCGCAGCATCCGAAAGCGCAAAAGGATGCTGCCCATATCAATAAGCACGCCATGCACCTTGTGAGACTGTATTACACAGCATTTGACATTCTGGAGCAAGGACGCATCATCACCCGCCGGGACAAGGAGCACGAAGAACTGCTGGCTATCCGCAACGGCAAGTATATGCGTGAGGATGGGTCGTATGCACCCGAATTCTTCGAGTCTGTGGACCAGCTCGAAACGAAATTCCAGCGTGACGTGAAGAAAACTGAACTCCCGACAAAACCCGATTTTGCGAAAATCGAGGAGTTGCTCGTAGAAATCAACAAATCCTATCTGCATCGAATTATGTAAAACCGCAAAGAGATGCGGTGATAGCAAACAAAAATAACGTAGAACCAATAGTGGCAGAATATACAATGCTGAATATATGCAAAATTCTTTGTTATGTAATTTTGCCGTAGCAGCCCGTGTGACTGCGTAAGATTGAAACGAGGACGGTATCGACTACATGTCGTCCGAAAGCATCGTAGCAGCCCATGTGGCTGCGTAAGGTTGAACGTCCATCCGTAAATCACGGGTGGGCGTTATTTTTGTACCCGCAAAACTCAAAACAAAATACGATAAAAAGTGCTTGACCATCTGTGCGAATTGCCTACAATTGATATTGTAAGATAAATAATTGTACCCCGGTAGAACGCTTTACGTGTTTGCCGGGGTATTCTTTTTGTGTTGATACGTATTCTTGGAGGATTCAAACCATGACTCTCGCTAACCTGTCTACTGAGCAACAGGACCTTGTACGCCTGGCTCTCGCAGGCAGAAATATACTCTGTGACGCTTGCATCGGCAGCGGTAAAACATCGACCATCAACGTGTTGTGTAACGAGTTTGATGCCTCCAAACAGATTCTGTATCTGACCTATAACCGTCTGCTAAAACTTGATGCACAGGAGAAAATCCTGAACGATAACGTCACCGTGCAGAACTACCACGGCTATGCTTCTAAACTCCTCTATCGACACGGAATCCGTAACATCGGACAGGGCGAACAAATTAAAAAAGCGCTCGACTTGCATGTCCCGGTCGGTCGCTATGACGTGCTCATCATCGATGAGTACCAAGATATTAACGAAGAAATCTCACGTTTGCTTGAATACATCAAGGAAGAAAACCCCACCATGCAAATTATTGCGGTGGGGGATATGGCGCAGAAAATCTACGACACCACGTCCTTGGACATTTGGAAATTCATCCACGGTTTCCTTGGCGCACACACGCAGGTCAATTTCACACAATGTTTCCGTCTATCCCACAACTTGGCCGAGCGACTTGGCACTATCTGGAATAAGGAAATCAATGGTGTAAATGAGAACTGCGAAGTCAAGTCCATGACGAAAGACGAGGTTATCGAGTACCTGAACGACTTGGACCCCAAGAATGTCCTTTGCCTTGGCGCTCGTACCGGCCAGATGGCCGCAGTTTTGAATGCCTTGGAAGAGCGCCCCGATAATCTTTACGACAAAAAACATGTTTATGCCAGCATCAAAGACAACGACGGCGAAAAAAGCGTGGCTCCGAACAGCAATGTGGGCATCTTCACGACATTCGATGGCAGCAAGGGCATGGAGCGCCCTATCTGCGTAGTCTTTGATTTTACCGAGGATTACTGGGCGACCCGTATGCGCCAGCCTCTGACTCGCTACGAAATCATGCGCAACCTCTTTTGCGTAGCTGCGAGCCGTGGCAAGCAGGAGGTCATCTTCGTCAAACCCGATAAGCGTAGCCTCGTGAGCGACAAGACACTAATGACCCCTGTCAAGACTCGCACCACCTTTAAGGACAAATTCGACATCAGTGAAATGTTCGATTTCAAGTTCGATGAAGATGTGGATGCGTGCTACAACCTTATCACGGCCAAGCAGGTATTCCAACAAGACCAGACGGAAATCGAAATCAAGCACTCCGATGCGATGATTGACCTGTCTCCCTGCATTGGCATCTACCAGCAGGCAAACTTCTTCGATTTTTACGACATCGACAGCGCCATCGCCTTCTTCATGTACCTACACAAGGACAAGATGGCGAAGGTTCCAACCACTTGGAAGTCAGTTGAGCAAAAAGTTCTGTTTCTTACAATGCTGATGACGAGCCAGGACCGTTATATCAAGCAGGTAGAACTGCCTTTCATCACGCCGGAGCAGGCTAAAGCACTGACCGACCGTCTTTCTACTATGTTCACGCATGACGAAGAGGTTCAGGAACGCGCCGAGTTGAAACTTGTTGTGGAGCAGGATGAATTGAAACAGCCTGTCACTTCTCTTATCGTCAGTGGCATGGCCGATGTAGTCAAAGATAATAAAGTTTATTGCCTTAAATTTGTGTCGAACCTCGCGCACAAGCATTTCATCCAGTGCGCCTGCTATATGCTCGCTACAGGCCTGCCTACCGGTGTACTTTGGAACATTCGGGATAACACGATGTATGAAGTCGAAATTCCGGACCGCACGGCGTTTTTGAACGCAGTGGTGAAGTGTATCACAAAGGGCGTCTATACGGAAGCTCTCTCCTACAATCTGGAGAAAGACTACTCCCAAAGCCTCGATACGATTCTTGACCGAGTTATGTCCGACACTTCGCTGCCTGAATTTGATACCGGCGGCAACATTGTAGAGGAAACGCCGCAGGACGAAGGTGTTGCTATTATCAAGCAGGGTGAGCAGTATGTCATCCTGGATGCCGGAACCCGCTCTATCGTGGATGGCACAGCAGTAAACGGCTACGACACGATTCTGGCCGCCTGCGAAGCATACGTAAAGCAGAACAAGAAAGCCACGGAGGAATCGGTGAACAAAAAAGAACTTCTCCATATCATCGAACAGTGGCTTGATGACCATGCAGAGTTTGAGCATCAGATGTCTTGCGTGGCAGTCGATATTGAGAACCATGTCGGCCCGTATTCAGGCTATTCAACCTTCTCTACCTATGTAGTTCGCAAGATGCTCAAAGACTGCGGCTTGGTCATCGACTTCAACGAACGTCAGCTTCTCAAGGTCTGGAAAGTCCGCGAGAAGAAGCGCCCGAAGCCTGTCACCCAGTACAGCACGGCTCAAGCCCCGAAACAGGTAGTTTTGAATCCAGCTGACAGCTTTGAGCAGATGCTGAACAGCTTGCAGAGCATGGGCGTGGATGTCAAAGTCGCGGAAGAGACCGCAACGGAACCTTACGACTTCTCCCAGTACAAGCGTTTGCCGCCGGAGCGTAAGACGTATGATTCTGAGCCCGTCGGCTGGTGGAAGGATGGGGAAGAGCAGTATAAAAAAGAGAAAGAAGCTCTTCCGGCCGACTATCGAGTTATTCGCTCCTCTAAGCTGTCTAAACCCGGTGATGTACGCTACGTTATCATGGAAGAGGATTCCAACACTGTGCTGGACGACGCAAACGGGTATGGGTACAAATCCGTTCAGGCTGCGCACAAGGGCTATGGCTATAAGCGGCGCAACGGTGGCAGTTTTGGTTCCAAGAAGAAAGAAAAGAGTGAAGCAAAGCCTCAGACCACGGGCGAGCAGCTTTCGTTTGGAGGTCTGTGATGGGAAATAGCGATACTAAGATGAAGCCAAGACATAACGGCGTCCATGAATCCTTGAAAGAACGTAATGACGCGATTTACCGAGATTATATGGATGGCGTGTGTGTCGTGGATTTGGCCGATAAATATGGCGTGTCTGGCTATAGGATTGTACAAATCCTTCGTTCAGACTCTGAATACGGCTTGGAAAAGACACGCCTTAACTGGCAAAGAAACACACAGGCAAAGCGTGCCAGAAACAAGGAAATCTACGAAGATTACATAAATGGTGTGCCCTATAATACCATCGCCGAAAAGTGGGGCATGACCAGCAGCGGCATTCAGGCAATCGCGAAGAAGTACCAAAAAGACCTCGAAATCAACTTCGAGAGAACCGTTCGCTCTGCACCCAAAACAAAGAAATCCGAAATCGATTGGGCCGAGAGGAAAAGACGATTGATTGCCCAAGCCAGAGCTATTCCAAATCAGTCTCTATCGAATCTTGCCAAGCAATATGGATTAACGCCAAATGAAGCAAGAAAAATTTTAAGAGAAGCGGGTATTATCAAGTGCCCGCGCAACGACTTGAGTGATGAAGCTCTTTGGGCCGGAATCGGAGGCAGCTATGACGACATCTATTGAGTTTGCCAAGACTGTAACCGAGTCTAATCTTCAAGGAGGTACAGATAGGGACTTCTCGCATGAGGAAACCGCCAGCATCCAACACACAAACGCAGCTATCCGCCAGGCGGTCAGGCAGCATGCCGTTTCACGTGCAAAGCGGAAACAGCACACCTCAATGCAGGCAGTGCTTCAGCTTGAGCAGGATGCTCTGCTGGTGGAAGCCAAAAGTCATGCTCGGCAGTACGCAGAGGCAGAAGCTGCGGTAAAAGACCGCATCGTGAAGTAAAGCAGGAAGGTATATGATGGTCAAAATCTACGGTTCGAGTGACGACCTCGTCTGCTTGGACAATTCAAATTATACAGAGGATGAAATCGGCTGCTATGATGTGGCTGGTGTCTGGCTCTTTCTGGAAGATGACACGGTTTTGTTCGTCCACTACACCGACGGTATCTGGCGCATCGATGTGGAGCAAGAAGGCTCCATGCCGTATGAACACCGGGTCTGCGCCGGAACGGATGATGACGACTACAGTGATGTCTTTCTGACAGAATCAGATGTTGTGAGCCATGAAATCAGCTATAAGTAAAGGAGAAAGCAACATGAACCTTTCCAAAATCAAGATGATGTTCTTCGATTTTGATGACACCTTGCTCATCCATTATCGGGAACATCGGCTCGACGCTACGGGAGAAGCACATAGAGAACGGCTCCTGCGCCGGGAAAAAGAAACGAAGGACGGCTACCGAATCTTTGATGAAATCGGTGAGCCAAATGACCTCATCCAGCACTTCCTTGAGAGCTGCCCCGACATTCCGAAATACTGCATCTCTTTTGTGCAGGACAGCATCACGCTGCCGTTCAAAAAGCAGTGGCTTGAGATGCACTTTCCGGGTCAGTTCCATGACATGCTGGGCACATCCAGCCCGGAACGCAAAGTGACCGTTATGCAGATGTTTGCTAAAGTCTATGGCTTGGAGCCTTCCCAAATTCTCTTTGTGGATGACTACTTCAAGGCGGTTGACGCGGCCGCTGATGCAGGGCTCTGCGCCATGAGTACACAGGAACTGGTCAATCGGCAGTATTCTGCGGAAAAGCCCGTCATCTAATCCATCTCATTCATCGACAAATCACAGTAAATATAAATCAGTCATATTACATGCCTATAAGGCAGGAAGGAATCACAATGGGACGTTATAATTTTGAACAGCATACTCGTGACGGCTATGTCGTTACGCCCGCACTGGCAAAGCAGTGGCTGGAGAAGAACACCAATAACCGCAACGTGAACTTTGCCAAGGTCAAGAAAATGGCAAAGGATATGCGCGAGGGTCACTGGGACACGACTCATCAGGGCATTGCGATTGCCACCGATGGCACGTTGGTCGATGGTCAGCACCGTCTGATGGCGGTGGTAGAATCCGGTGTCACTGTGCGCATGAACGTGACCTTCAATGCGCCCAAGTCTCAGCACATCGATTCCGGCAACAGCCGCTCGATGGCGAACCGTGTCCAGATGTCAGACTACGACATGAGTTGGACCGACAAAACAATTCTCTCGGCAGCCAACCTTATCGGCCGTATGTTTTCCGGCTCCAATTTAAGCCATGAGGAAGACCTGACCGAGTGGCTCGCCAAGTATCGGCCTCAGATTGAGATGGTCACGAGCCATATCAAGCGTGGCTCGATGCGCGGCCTGTCTTCCGCCGGTATCACTGCCGCAATGATTGTGGCAGCGATGAACGATGTGCCCGAAGCCTATATTGCCAAGTTCCTCGAAGTATTCTATAGCGGTTTCACGACCAATGAAGCCGAGCACTATGCCGTCATGCTGCGTGATGACCTGATTCGCAACAACACTTCCAAAACCGGCACACAGTATGCAAAGTATGCCTTCTACCGTACTGCGAACCGACTGAACCAGTATTATAAGACTGCCACCGGCCAGCGTGTCGCAAAGCGCATCAATGACGGTGATTTTCCGTACAACATCTACGATGCCACGGGACGTATCGTAAAGCCTGAAACCAAAAAGGCCAAGAAAAAGTCGTAACCTGAAAGGAGAACCCCATGAAGAAGTTTCTGAAAATCGTAATGGTAGCCGGTATCGCAGCTGCCGTTGCGCATCTTGTCTCTTTGCACAAAAAGCGTAAAAAGATGATTCAGCTGGGCCATGATATTCTGAGGTAAACACAAGTGGCTAAAACACAATTGACCCGCGAAATTGAGGTGGCGCTCCATAACTGGAATCCAACCAACTACGGCGGGTATAGAACGGATACATTCCGCCAGGGCTTCGATGCTCTTGAAGTGCCTGTGGAGTGCGGCACGACACGCTCTGGGCTTGTAGATTTCGTCCGTGTGCAGGAGTGTTTTACTTCTGAGACAAAGTGTGGAACTTGCAAATTGTCGATGTACTCCGACGAGGATAAAGACCTCGTTATGCCGTCTATCGAACAATGGACGCAGGAAGTGAATTGCCCGAAGGACATCTCCAACTGGAATTTTCGCAACGAACCTTGCACCGAGCGGTTCTGTAGGTTGTATAAGACACAGCATCTCTACACGATTGATACCGTCATCACCTGTGTAGAAATAAAAGTCTCATTAGGGGACTTTCACTCTGACCACGGGCATAACTTTGTAGGGCATTGCAACTACTATGCTATGCCGACGGCTCTCTATAAAAAAGTGAAAGGCGAAATTCCCGATGGCATCGGTGTCCTGATTTACTATGACGGTGAAAGCACCTATGGTATCCGCAAGAAGGTAGAGTGCAAACCGCACCAACTCTCAGAAGAAACGCAAAAATGGCTTATCATGTCCGTTGCCAAAAAGCTGCCTCGATTCGTTAAGCATTGAGGCAGCTTTGATTTTTACTAACGACCAGAAAGGACTTGTTATATGAGACGGACAAAAGCAGTGATAACTGCTGTGGCAGTAGGCGTACTGACCTTTGCCACAGCTTGCGCGAGTAGTGCATCTACTCCCGTATCAGTACCACCAGACTCTTTTGCCAGCATAACGGAATCAGCGGCAACGGTTGAGACAGCGAATGATGCGATTTATCTAAGCACCGACAGCATCCCGGAACCCACACCTCATGCTCCTTTGTCGAAGCCAACAGCTGCACCAGAGCCTACTCCTACACAGACTCCTGAACCAACCGAAGCGCCAACGCCGGTCCCTACAGATACTCCTGCTCCACTCACGACTAGCGTATGGGGTGATGTGGTGCCAGCAGCATACGGTTCGTCCTACGGGACCATCTCATGTAACAGCGCAGGTATCAACGCTTCCCTTATCTGGGGCGATGACCAAGCTCTCCTCGACAGCCGCAGTGGTGTATATCAGTACACAGGCTCCTATCAGGTAGGCTACGGTGGTTGCCATCTTCTTTGCTCTCATAACGACAGCACTTTGGCTTTGCTTCAATACGTGAGTATTGGAGACGAATTTGTGGTCACTACAGACTACGGACAATACGTATATACGATAGATTCCGCTAGGCCCGGAACCGTAACGGAAGATGCAAGCACTGTAGTGGCAGATGATGGGACAATTCTCGTAGACCTGTCGGACAGCACGGACAGACTTGTAATGTATACTTGCTATCCGTTCGGATACTACCAAACCACAAACCAACGCTATGTCGTTAGAGCCACGCTGTCTGCTTAGGAGTGCCAAAAGATGTCAAAGGAAAAACTACTGAAAATCTGGAAGGTCACAAAGACCATTATCATTCCGCTCACCATTGCTTTGGCGGACGTTCTTTTTTGGGCAAAGGCGATGACTGACCCCACTTGGCTTATTCTTTATCCTCGCCATATAGCACTTGGATGTATCTGCAGCCTGGGTCTTATTGGGTGCTGCATTTATGCTGACCTTAAAGTGTCCCATAACCAAAAGTGAAGGCCTTGCCATTCCTTTCGAATTGACTACAATATTGATTGTACGATAGATACCAAACACATAAAGATGTTACGATTTTCTATCGTTCACAATCTGTTTTAAGAGCGGACTTATCCCATTCCGGGGTAGGCCCGCTCTTTTTTATTTGAAAGGAGAAATTTCCAATGCAAAGCAAAAACACATTCTTGCGGAGAGCAGCGGCAGCGATTGCGGCACTCTTCATCCTCAGCTTCGCAGGCTGCGGTCAGACCCCGATTGATTCGGGTAGTCTTCCTGTATCCGGGGTCGTCTCAGAAAGTCCTGTCTCTGACAGCGAGCAGACGGCTGGCGTAACGGAAGACGGCAGCTTTACTATCCACTTCATTGATGTGGGGCAGGCGGACTCTGCTCTCGTTACCTGTGATGGGCATTCTATGCTTATTGATGGCGGCAATGTAGATGATTCCAACCTCGTGTATTCTGTTCTGGGACGTGAGACAGACGGGCATCTGGATTACGTTATCGGCACACATGCCCATGAGGACCATATTGGAGGTCTTTCCGGTGCATTCGAAGCCGTGACGGCCGACGTCACTTATTGCCCTGTTACAGAGTATGACAGCAAAGCCTTTCGGAGCTTTAAGCAGCGAGCGGAAGAAAAAGGCAACGGCCTTACGATTCCGTCGGTAGGGGATACATTCTCCCTTGGCGATGCCGAAGTGACTGTTATCGCTGTAAACTCAGTTCCGGACGATACCAACAATACCTCCATTGTCCTACGCATCGTTTATGGAGAAACCTCATTCCTGTTTACAGGTGATGCAGAAGAGCCAGCCGAAGATGTTATCCTGCAGTCTGGTCAGGACATCCAGTCCACTGTTCTGAAGGTAGGCCATCATGGTTCTCGAACCTCCACATCCGAAGCGTTCCTTGACACTGTGAACCCTGCCTATGCTGTTATTTCCTGCGGCAAGGGTAACAGCTATGGACACCCCCATGATGTGACGCTGGCAAAACTCCAGAGCAAGGATATTGAAGTTTTCAGGACCGACGAGATGGGAGACATCTACTGCACCTCAGATGGTAAAGACGTAACTTTCACCTATGGCGAATATCACCAGGCAGCAGAAAGCACTACCACCGATACAGTCGAAGTTGAGGAGTCACAGCAAAAGGATACGACGGTCAGCACCTATGTTCTGAACACAAGTTCTATGAAGTTTCATAAGCCTAACTGCTCCGCTGTAGCTCAAATGAGCGATGCAAACCGCAAAGACTATACCGGTTCCCGCGATGACCTAATCGAACAGGGCTATACACCTTGCGGGTATTGCAATCCGTAAATGGTATCAACTGTTCCGTTCTTGATTAGATATTAACTCATAGCAATACAAAATCTATCCAATTCTATCCAATAACCAATCCAATCTATTACTAATATGGTAAACGCGACCCTTCATCTCAAATATGACGATGCCACTCGTATCCAGTCATTCATCCAACAAAAGCTCTTGGTTGTCAAAATATGCGAATTGCGTAAGATAAAAGTGTACGATAGATAACATTATCGAAAAGGCGTCTTGCCCTTCGTATTCACAATTTCGCTTGAAGAGCGGACTTCCCACGCGGGAGGCCCGCTCTTTTTGTGTCAAAACAAAGGAGTGTATTTACCATGACTAAAATTTTTACTATCGCAGCAAACGAAATCATCGGCCCATTCAGCACCGAGACGACCATGTTGCAGTTTGAGTATGACTCTGAAAAAGCGTATGACGTTCTCACGCAAGTACGCAACGCCGTAAAGTCTTATCTGGATACCGAAGAAGGCAAAAAGACGCTGCGACTCAACAGTGGCTACTTCAACTGGGGTGATGCGGCCGAGATTCCTGATGGCTTCTATGAGTCGTTCGGCCTTAAAAAGCTGGACGCGCCGGTTGCTGATTTGACCGTGGACTTCAACGAAGACCTGACGGCAGATGAAATTTCCGATGAGGAGGACTACTGATGGCTCAGTTCAATGACATGCTTGCTCAAATCGGTGCAATGCTATCTAAGAAAGAAAATGAGCCGTTTTCCTATGAAGAGCTTGCATCGATGCTGAAAACGAGCCCTGATGTTCTCAAGACCTTTGAGGATGTCTACAAGACCCAAGTGCTGGAAAGCAGCACGTTATCTGACAATCTTCTCCAGTGGGATACGGCAACCGTAAAGGCAATGCTCGATAAGAGCGTGCCTTTTACGAAAGAGCTGGACAATCTCATTGACCAAATCGTTGCCGAGCTGATGGATGGCACCAGAATGTACATCTATGAGCCGGAGCGTGGTGGATATTACGTGCGGTATTCTACTAACCAGCACATTCTCCCGCCTGTAACGAACGGAGACCTCCAGAAGTTCCCGGAAGAGCTTCGGCCACAGCTGACCGGCAATCTGATGAAGATTGACATTTCGGAACCGTCTTATAAGGTGCTGCTCAGCCACTACAAAGCGTATCTCGATGCGAGAAATGACCGAAACAAGGCGATGCAGTATCACATGTTCCGCCAGGGCCTCGACATTCTGGACCTCGATGACATCACATATCAAATGCTTGAAATGAATCCGAACACGATGAGCTACTGGCTGCCGCCACTGGTTGCCGCCTTGGACGGCAACAAGTTCTTCAAGGTGCCGGAGACAAAACTCTTGCATGTGCCCATCACGATGCTCCAACTCACGAGACTCGGCTTTGAGACGCTTAATCCCGTGACGAAAGCGATTGTGAATCGTTACTGCAAGAGAATCTTCCATCTGGACGATGATGGCGACTACTTCATCAAAACCGGCACGTACTCTTCCAAGTACGAGTTCCGCAATGCCCATGTCCATGAACCTCAAGAGGTCCGTGAGATGGGCGAGTATTTCTTGTTTTTGAACCATCTGACCTGCTCTATGGCAGCACCCGGCAATGGGCATTGCTTCTACGGGGCAAATACGACCAACGAGTGGGTCGTGAGGGAGTACGTTAAGGACAAGGAAGGAAACCCGACTATCTATAACGGTCTGCCGCTGCACACTGAATATCGTGTATTCGTGGACTTTGATACCAAGACGATTCTCGGAGTGAGTCCCTACTGGCGCAGCGATGTGATGAAGGGGAAATTCCAGGAAGTGAGCAGTCCACAGGAACGGCACGACTACGTCATCTACCAGATGCACGAGGATGTGCTGGAGAAGCGCTACCAGGAGAGTGTCCAGAATGTTTTGGATGAGCTGAAGAAGGTTATCCCGCATGTAGAGCTGACAGGTCAGTGGAGTGTTGATGTGATGCGCAACGGTGATGACTACTATATCATCGATATGGCACTTGCTGAGAACTCTGCACTGAATGATTGTGTGCCGAAAAATCTGCTTCGTTCTTATCCGCAGCAGTGGTTGCCGAAAGAATAACATTACATCAAATCAAATTGCAATAGAGGTGAAATTATGGCTGTCATAAGCAATGTAAAATATTTGACCGAAGAAAGCGTTTACGAGTTTCTGCACAATCCTAATGAGATTTATCTTGAGGGGTTCGCGGTAGATAAGGAACCTGATTCCTATTGTCCACGCAACTGCGAAGATGGAACGTATATAAAGCTCTTCAAGGCCCCGGTTAACAGTAGGGTGACAGAGCTGCTTATGCAGAATTTTAGATGGAGCGCACAAGAAGGCTGTTACAACACGCCACTCCCCGAAGACTGCACAATCGGCTTTAAGCGGGCTGGATTTAGTGTCGATTCATCCCAGTTTTGGATTTTGTCGGATTATCTTCTTAGAATTTGCGCCAAATTAAAACCTGAATTAGCAGATTTTCGCCAGCAATTTGAGCAGGCGTTCTGCAAGAAAATTCTCGATGATTTTAGTATGAGTCGGGATTTTTACGATAGCAAAGAGGCAGAAGAACGTGCAAAACAATATGCTATTTATGCCATGCTTGAAGGGAACCCGGTTTACCATGAATACGTAACTCAAGATGCAATGTGCATTGTGCGCAGTTTTGGCTTTAGGAGCATGGCAAACTATATCCTTGACGCAAATAATTATCTTGGAAGCGCATTAGCCAATCTCAAAGATAGAGTGATAAGAAGCTTTGCATTTCAAGGCGTCTGGTATAGTAGACGCGCGCATGAATTTCCCAAAAAAGTTGAAGCGGCAAGACTGGCAGATAAAATAGCTAATACGTATATTGCTAATGACAACGAATCACAACGCATTGCAAAAAGCGTATGTGCATATTGCTCACAGGAGCTTGATGACAGGAAAAAAGTGACCATCACAATCGGAACCGACAACGATGATGGAATCTCTGTCAAAATTTCTTGTGACAGTTTCTTCTACTATGAACCGATTACCAAAGAAGTTTTTGTTAACGTCAAATCTGTAAGCAAAAATATGCGTGACGAAATCAATCGATACGTAAAAGACAGCGGCGTTAATGTGAGCAAAAATCTTGTGCCTATGAATCTTTTGCGGTCAGTCGTTTCCTATGGCCGTGAGTGGAATAGCAATTTTGTTTAATCGGGCGTATAGCCAAATAGTTCGAATTGAGTAAAATCAAATATGAAACAACGCGAAAGGAATTATACAACAATGAGCAAAACTGTTATTCTGATGGGCAAATCTATGCCGACCAAAGATGTTGCCGAGTTTCTTTACGCAGAAACCCGCGACAAGAACTACCAGGCTGAGACCGGCTGTGCATACGCCAAGTTCAACAGTTGCAAGATTGCAGAACCCGGCACCGAATGGGAGGAGTTGACTCTGTCTCAGAAGATGCAGGCCATGTCTATGTCCATGTTCCAGATGCTGGGCAATGGTGATGACAGGGGAGAACCTATCCTCATCAAGACCGCCAACACCACCAAAGAAGTCTGGTGCCCGTTTTACGCAGACAAGGTCGCCGTCGAAAGCGCGAATGTCTTCGAGCGTGTTTACGCAGAGGTGAAAGCTGCTTATGAGGAAAACAGCGCTTTTGCCAAATTCGACACCCTGAACCACGAGGAGAAGATGTTCGAAATCTCGTCGTATGTCATGCACAACTTCGAGAACATCCTCAAGGAAATTGAAGCCATTCCCGGTGTACAAGCCGGAAAATACTAATCACATTGCATAAGAGGGGCTGCCGTCAGGCGGCCCCTCTTTTTGCTTTTCATTGCGAATTGAATACAATAAAGTCATGTGACGCACAAGCGAGGTGAGTAAATTGGAAAACGTCAAAATTATTACGCCGTACGGAGAAGTTATCAGTATTCGTGCATTCATCGAGTGGGAGTATAACTGTGGCAAGACTGATTTTCAGCCAAACGAGCGTTATCCTTTGTGGGTCACTGTGCCGGTTGAAGAAAAGCTTGGCTATATTGCTTGCAGTCTATTCGGTGACCTTGCAAATTTTGATGACTATGAAGGCAAAATCGGCATCACCGATGGGAACTCAACACGATATTTCTTCTTCACAAAGAAGAACTGCGATACGGAAATTCTGCAAGCATTGACGGCAATGCTCAATGTTTTGTATACCAGCAGCGAGGAAATGCTTCTCTCTGAATCCGGCTGCACTTTTGAGTCATTGAGTCTGAATCAACGATTCGACACAATTGCTCGCTACATCGAAGCAAATCTTGAAGTGTGCTTGCTTATGTTGGCACATATTCCATATATGGAATGGAAATAAAACCGTTTTATGTTGCCTTCTTGCACGTTTGTGCGAATTGAGTAAACTGAGTATTGTAGACCCAAAAGTGCATTGACGACCACTAAAGCAGGTTCTTCTAAGAGCCTGCTTTTTTGTTTGCAAGGAGGACAAAGCATTGATTGATAAAGTAGCAATGGCAGAAAGAAATCGACTCATTGTCGAGGACTTGAAGAGCGGTATGTCTATCAAAGACGTAGCCGCAAAACATCAAGTATCGAAATACATCTGCTACAGGGTATCTCGTGAAGCAAACTGCAAAGAACACTCTATGAACTTCCATAAATGGAAGAAACAGAGAGACAAAGAAATTGCTCGCAAGTACAGCAAGGGCGTGACAGCCGTTGAACTGGCAAAAGAATACAACATGAACCGCGCGACGATTTATAGCGTCATCAAGCAGGTAGACCCGAATTATACTTGCCAGCGGGATTCTGATGTGATGACAAAGGCAAAGAAAGAACGGCTAAAAAGAGAGGAACGCTATCTCCAAGCAGTCCGTGAAAACCCGCAGAAATCAATTCAGTCACTTGCTAAGGAGTATGGTTTCTGCACCACCTGTGGATACGACATTATGCACAAAGCAGGAATCCGCCGTAAAAGAGGAAGAAAGAAAATAAAAAAGGCGGCGAAGGAACAATGAGAAAGCTGCTTTTGATTATTCCGGCGCTTGCTGTTGCCTTGACTGCCTGCTATCCCGTCAGCACGCTGCCCGCCGATTTCCCTGTGGCAACGGCTGAAAGCAGCGAAACGCTGGGCCTTCCAGCTCAAACCAGTATGGAAACAGAACCGGTGCAAGGCGAGAACAATAACCTTATCGCTCTCGGCGACTGGGGAACAGTTTCAAATGGCTCTTTGACCGATGGGCGATGGCATGACATTGAAATGTGCATCACTAAAATCACTACCGAAACAGAAAATGAAGATTACATCAGCAATACCATTGCGCTCAGTAATTCCCTTTCTGTACTGCGAACTGATGAATCAGCTCTTGATAAGCTGCGAGATGGCATCGAAAAACCGGAACTCGTAGTGGTGGATTACGAAGTGAAGCTGCCGGAAAATTACCCATGTGACGGCAATGCGGATGTGAGTCTTTGCGTGGTTGATGATGCAGGTGAGCATCAGATTATCAAACTGCTGACTACGGCCGACAGCGATATGACGCCTGGACTGACATACGCAAAGCGCGGCATCTATGTTCGCACAAAGGGCGATGCCAACTACATATTCAAAAGCGTTCGGTATCTGAACGAAGCAGATATTGAGGCGAGAGCCGCGAGAGCTGACACAGACACCTACTTTGCAAATAAATAACAAAGAATCAAGACCTGCCGTTTGGTGGGTCTTTTCATTTATAGAGGTAAGTAAACCATGAATGATAACAACCGCATGCTCCTTCGCTATGTAGCAGAAGGTGACATTCGCAAAGCACAGATGCAGGCAAAAATCATTCTGAACAGTATCACCGCTGCGAAGGATGAAAAGTTCAAGACGAACTGCCTGGCAAAGCTCAATAATGTTGAGCCGCAATTCATTGAATTGCCGTTCAACATGCAGGGCCTTTTGGTGGCAGAAGATGTATCCGATTTTCCAGAACAGAGGTTTCTCATTCGTGAATCGGAGGAAGCGGTCATTGAAAAGATTCTCAAAACGAGAAAGGCTTCTCTCAAACTCAAAGAAATGGGCGTTCACTATACCAGTTCTTTGCTCCTGAGCGGTGAGCCTGGGACTGGTAAAACAGAACTGGCAAGATACATTGCCCACAAAGCAGACCTACCGTTCGTATATCTCAAATTTTCCGGTCTTATCAGCTCGGCTCTTGGCAAGACACAGCAGAACATTGGCCTGGTCTTTGACTATGCCAGACGCAGCCCCTGTGTGTTGTGCCTCGATGAAATCGACGCTATCGGTATGAAGCGCGGCGGTCGAGATGATGTAGCAGAAATGAGCCGTGTGACGATTGCCTTGATGCAGGAGCTCGACAGATTGCCTAACGATGTCATTCTTATCGGCACCACAAACAGGGAAGACCAGCTTGACGCTGCACTGTTCCGCCGATTTAGTTTTCTTCATCGCGTCCGCACGCTGGACACTCAGGCCGCGCAGAGCTTGTGTGAGAAGTTCTTCGGTTCAGTCGGCTATACGGCGAGCAAAGAAGAAATCGAAGATATGCTCTATCGTATTGACCACAACTATACGCCCAGCAACGTGACGAAGGCTTGTACGGACCATATCGTGAGCTGGGTCATCGAGCAGCAAGAAAAGGAGGACCCGGATGCGTGATTTTGAAATCAAACTCTATGAGCCTCGCGGCACGGTAGCGGAAGAACATCCCGAAATTGCTTCCATGTGGCACCCGACTGCCAATGACTGTGGTCCTGATGAAATCACGTGCGGGAGCGGACGGCGCATTGCCTTGATTTGTCCTCGGTGTGGATACGGAAAAAACGGTGAATGGCGGCCGGTGCTTTCTTCTGTCTGTCGTACAAAAGGCGGCTGTCCGGTTTGTGCTGGACGAATCGTGGTCAAAGGTGTGAATGATGTAGCTACAGTTCATCCTGAAATTGCCGAACAGTGGCATCCTACGCTAAATACCATCCAGCCTGACCAAATCACATCCGGCAGCGGTTTGCATGTCTATCTTGTCTGCAAGACCTGTGGCTATGGACAAAACGGCGAGTGGCATCCACTCCTGGCTTTCGCTTGCGGCAGCGGCGTGAATCATACAGGCTGCCCGCAATGCGCCAGGTTGAATGCTTCTCACAACCGGATGAAGCGGATTCGCAAATGCACGACGAAGCCTATCATCAGTGTAGGATACTCTCAAATTGCAGCTATGTGGCATCCGACCGCCAATAAGTTTCGGCCCGATGAACTGACCGCTGGAAGCGGTGAACGCATTGCTTTGGTATGTCCCGATTGCGGCTATGGCAAGGATGGAGAATGGACGCCGCTGCTTTTTACCGTATGCAAGTATGGTCCTAAGTGCCCCGCCTGCCGCAAAGTGCGGAGGTGATACTTCTTGGCTTATAACATGAAAGACCAGCTTGCGGTCGGAAAGCTCGGAGAACAGGTGGCAATCGACTACGTAAAAAAGAGCTGCGAATTGGGAAGGCTAAGCTTTGAGAGCTACGAAGATGTGCGAAGCATCAAGGCATATCAGGAACAGGATATAGACTTCCTGATTCATCGCAAGGATGGCCGCACGGTAACGCTCGATGCTAAAACAGATACATACACTACCGGCAACATCTTCCTGGAACAGGCCGTTGACTCCTATCTATTTGATGAAAATGGTAATGTCATCAACTGCAATCCTGTCACCAATGAGTCAACGCTCCATCATTCAGATGGGTGGCTCTATAAAAACGCAAACTGTATCTTCTATTACTTCTCAAGCACCCAAATGCTATATGTATTTCATCGGGTGAATGCAGCGCTCTATGCAACAGAACTGCTCGATGCGGGGCACAAATTAGAACGCGAGAAACGACCTTTTCCTCGTGCTGCTGAGAACCACGAAAATGGAAAACCACTTACAAAATACTACGGCATAGGGCTGCTTTTACCGGCCGAGCAGATGCTGTATTCTGAGCGGATGCAGGGACACATGTGGAAATGGAGAGTCGAGCAAGATGCGACTGGTCATTACAGATTCATTCCAGTAAAAACGCGTAAGTTTGTTAAGAATCTATGAATCATTAGCCTACACAGTACGAGTCGGAACTCAAAAAATGGTATAATGTAGACAGTTCAAGAGAGGAGCACAAAGCGATGAATGTAGTTGGCGTGGTCACACTCGGAAAGCTCATTGAAGCGCATCGAGACGGTGACGAACAGAAGTTCAAGACCTACGTTGAGTTCATTGCCGAAGCCTATGAACAGCAGGGAAATGACCGTGGCGCTCGCATCATCCGCAACTCCTATACGGGCGGCGGCAAGGATACCGCAAAGGTCATCCTGGACGCAGCCTCTTCTGACAGACAGGATGTGGCGGTCTACTACGAGACTGGCTACTATGAGCCTGATGTCCTGGGCTCCGGCGGCTCTTATCGTGGTGTCACTACGACGAGTTCTGCTGCCGAAGCCATGCGCCAACTTGATGCCAATGCCGCCAACTATATCCAGCGCGTCACGCTGTATAAAAAGGACGGTAAGGTTACGAAAAAAGAAGTGGCCGAGTACGACCAGATAGCAAAGGAATGGAGAAACATCTGATGGACTGGCGAGTATTTCCCATCAAAGCAGTTCTGAAGCTCCTCAACGACAGGTTTGTGCTGGAACGCGTCACGGTCAAGTGGGACGATGAGACCTACGGCAAGAGTGAAGGCACGCGTTTTGTACTCTGCCACCGTGAGGAAGTTGCGAACATCGACCATATCAAGGTGTGCTCGTCCGGGTTCTTTCACGACACGTTCGTCTACTACGGCGACGGCTTGATGCTGAAGCTTTGGCAGGACAACCTGAATGTCGATGAAGAGCATGAGCGCTATTCGAGCAACAAACTGGTATCTCCTCTGTTCTCTCTTTACAGTGACAGTATCCCGGATGACTCGTTCATGCACCGCTGGCTCGTCTTCCAGGGTATCACGGAAGAACAGCTGGACGGAATCGCGGCCGAACTTCTTATCGACGCGATATACGCCTACGATAGCCTTGATAAAAAGGTCCTGAGAAGTGATAACGGGTATCCGACCATGATTCAGCAGGGTGGAACAGTCTACTTGAGCGAGTCAGAAATCGTAAAAGTGACATCCACTATCGAGGACGACAACCTTCGCAACCGCGTCCTGAGTGTTCTCTGGTCAAAGAAACGCGCGGTAAAGGATGTCACGAAAGAAAACCGAGACATTGCAGATGTCAGTGACTTGCAGATTCGCAAAATATAGAATGTGCTTCAAATAATCTGTATTGCCGAATCGTGCGAACCGCATATACTAAATAATACATTAGTCGTCAAGGTTTTACTCCTTGCGACTACCATGCTTCTGTGGCTCAACAGGCGGAGCAACTGTCTTGTAATCAGTAGGTTGTGGGTTCGAGTCCCACCGGAAGCTCCATTGGTTTTCATCGTTCCTCCGTTGAATACCATTTACCCGCTTGATGAATCGTAACTTCTTGATACGATGCTATACACACATCTTGCGGGCTATGTCACCATAAGACAGCCTCCTCGCGGCGGTGACGGTAACACGGGTATTGAGCTCCCCGTGGCGAATGTCTTATTTCTGGGTCGTTAGCTCAGTCGGCAGAGCGCTTGACTGTTAATCAAGATGTCACAGGTTCGAGCCCTGTACGACCCGCCATATACCGATTATCAGGTGTTGTAAGTGTCATTCCGACACACATCACAACTACTATAGTGCTTACATACCCTCACTTGATAAACGGTAATAACAACCTCGGAGAATGTGCATTGTAGCTGCTTGCAGCGCATCATACGACACCAGTATAGTTTTACACATCCTTGCGCAATCTCCGAGAGTCCCTCATAAGACAGCCTCCGCGTGGCGAGGGATGGACAACGCAAGTTTTGAAGGTTCTTGCGGCCAATGTCTCATCAGTAACACGGGGTATAGCAATAGTAGCTTGCCAGCCTCATACGCTGGTGGTTGTGGGTTCAAGTCCCATCCCCGTATCCATCGTCTCGGCCGCGACGCTAAATCGGTCATATATGGCTCGTTAGTTCAGATGGTTAGAACGCCAGCCTGTCACGCTGGAGGTCGCCGGTTCGAAACCGGCACGAGTCGCCACTGGATGTAGTACAAGGGAACACGTCAATCGCGCGATAAGGCGTAATAGTGGAGTACAGGTGCGACGCGTAAGCACGGAACACGGTGGTGTGACACCACCCATCCAGAACACGTCCTGACACGGACGTTAAACAGGTCGAAATCTAACAGGGAGGGCACTCCGATGCAGAAGTAATTCTCGTCCGACTGTCAAAATCTGAACAAAGGAGAACGCCTATGCACTAATTACGTCCGACAGGCCGCATAAGTGAAAGGGATAATCCGATGCACAGGTAAACCTGATGGCGGGCAGCTCCCGCCTTAGAACATCACGATAGGTAGCGCCTATCAGGGCACGCCGGTTCTTATCGACGCGCCCTGCCACCCATGAGACAGCCTCCACGCGGCGGGTGGTGGACAACGATTACTACAGTCGCTGACGAATGTTCTCTACCCAATCTGGAGGGTAAACCAGACAAGGTAAGCAGTCCTTGGCCCAGTTCATGGCTCTAAACCGAACTTTTCCGTACTGCAAAACGCCTTTGGACGTTCCCTCCGGGGTACGGCGTCGGCGGACGCTCAACAAGCTCCCTCAAGCAGCAGGGAATACGCGGAAGCTGCTTGCGCGGACTGCTCCACACAATCCGCGCTACTGCTCAGAAGACAACCTCCTCGTGGTGAGCAGTGGGCAACATTGTTGCGGTCAATACCCGCGACATGGCAAAGTCTTCAATCGTGGGAATCGCATCACAACTCCCGGTGTGAGCGGTATCCCTAAAGGCCAGGAAGTTGTGTGGACGAGTGCTTCCTCTCGAACTACGGTTCGGAAACAACAAATCCCGCCCCATCAAGCATGCAGACGTACGAGCATCCCCGTAAAGCCGGGGCGCAGCCAGACGCGACACAGCCGTATAGGCGAGACTGCTGCACGGCAGCTGGTAAGTAAGCCGCAGTCTTACACACGTAGCCCATCGAAAACCGTTTGCCCGAATTGACAGGGAAGTAACGGTAGGGCTCTAAGATTTGAAGTTGACCAACACCTAAGCGCTTTCTTGGATTCTCACGCATAGTCAGCGATGAGATTCGCAAGATTGTCAAGTGGTGTAAAGATGGCGTTCGGGGCCGACTACCTCCTAAACGAACATCATGGCGGGGCTAAATGAGGGTTCACCCGCAATCTTGTGGAGTATTCGTATAACGGTTAATACCTCTGCCCTCCAAGCAGATAACGTCGGTTCGACCCCGATATACTCCTCCAATATCCCTACGCTGGTAGCCTCCACGCGGCGAGAAGGAAGGAAAGAAAAATGACGGTTTTTGAAGAATTGACAAAAGGAATGAAGTTCAGCGGACCCGTGGAAGATATCAAAAAGAACATGGTAAAAGTCTTTGAAAAGAATTTCAGATGTCCGCCATGGAATGACGTGTACGAGGAAGGGTGCGCGGGGTTCGCTGGCTGCGAAAGCTGCTGGTTTGGGTACATAAACAGCGAAGCAAAATAAAGGCCGCAAAAGCGAAAGCCAGACGCGACCCACCACGCGGGGTATAGCAATTGTCGCTACCCACATGGGTGGCGTGAATAGAAATGAATCCCGCTGCCCGCTCCACCGTCGCTGTCACCGTACGCACGACACTAAATAAAGCGAGCATGGTCCACTTGTGGTCCGCTGTCCGAATGCCAATGGACAGCCTCAAAAAGAATCGGCAAACAGGTGCTGTGCCTGAGAGTATCCGAGAGTCCCGGTATCAGTCGCGAATGAGACCAGAAAACAGCGGAGAGGGTACAATACAGAATCCGTCGGCGTGGCTGTCGAATGGTGCTTGATGCAGGGTTGGCTGCCCTGATTTGGGATGATAACCAGTATAAAACATCCTAACATGCTTGGTTAGCTCATTAGGTAGAGCAGCACACTCGTAATGTGCAGGCGGGCAGTTCGAATCTGCCACTAAGCTCCACGGTCCGATTGGGCGACGCGCTCATTGAGAAACCACCCAAGAAGCTTCCAACGGGGGCATGCACCTGTTGGCGGTTGGCTAAGTCTTGCCGGAAGTCGTCGGCACCGGAACCGAACACGAATAGGCAACGTAAAGCCTCGCAGGGCAGAGCGTTATCTGCCACAGTGCATGACAACTTGAAGTAGAAAGGAGATGATTCCAATGGAGCAGGCAATTATCAATGTAGAAGGTACATCCACGATTGAAACCGCAGCGTCAGCCAAGAAACTGATTGAGACCTTCGGAAGCCAGAACATCCGTGCTATCTCAGTCAAACGTGTGAACGATAAGAGTGACGAGGTCATTGTTGAACTCGATTTCATTTCTGGCCTGGCACCGCATCTGCATGGGTTTACAATGCGTGTCAACGGACTGACGGCGGGCTATGCTGGTACAGGACCGTCCAATCTGTTTGAAGTTCTTCAGGCGGCAGGCGTAAGCGAGACTCTGGTGGCACGTAGCGACATCACGCAGCGAAGCACCAAGACCATTCCGCTCCACCTGGAGCGCGAGGTCAAGCAGTACGGCGACTTCCAGTACACCTAAAACTGTCCGGCGGGGATGCCCCGCCATCATGGGGATATAGCTCAGCTGGGAGAGCACCTGCTTTGCAAGCAGGGGGTCGAGGGTTCGAATCCCTCTATTTCCACCACCAGCAACATGCCGCTTCCTGCGGCTGTCTCTGGGCGTGCATTGTACTGTTGTTGATTCGCAGTACGGTCATTTGCGCGGAACTCCTTAACTATGACCACGAAGACGAATGCCTTGTCCGCGCCGCTTGGACAAGCGATTTACACAGGGCATCGTCAAGCCGGAAAAATGCAGTGCCGAGTGGCGAAACCGGCTGCGGCATTGGCGAGGCGCACACCCTCGTCAGTCATCCAAAAGAGCAACCTCCACGAGGTGGATGACGGGCAACACAGATACATCTGTGGCTAATACTCTTGTGTCGTTAGTTAAGTTCCATGATGAAATAGCGCGGGGTCTCCGAAGTCTCCTTTTCGGGTAAAACTACACCACGAGCATTGTTCATCTTACCGCGCTACGGCGGACACGCCGATAGAACAGGATGCGCAAGCAAGCCGTAATAATCATACCGTGTGGCGAAAGCGGCTGCGGTATAGACGGAGCAAAACTCCGTCAGTCGTCCATAAAGATGGCCCCCACGGGGCGGACGACGGGCAACGCAGGGGGACAACTGCGGCTAACATCTTACTACATGGTCGGGTGTCCGAGTGGCCTATGGAACTGGTCTTGAAAACCAGCGATGCCGCAAGTGTCCGTGGGTTCGAATCCCACCCCGTCCGCCATGATTTTGCCGGGTCAATCCCGGCTTTTCTTGTTTTATGAGGAGTTTTGTATGACCGAATTAGAACTGACCAAGATGGTCGAAAAAGCCAAACGCTGGGCGGTAGAAGCCCATGCGGGGCAGAAGGACAAAGCAGGGGAAGACTACTTTATCGCACATGTCTCGGTGGTTGCTAAGGGGGTGAACGATGACCCGGTAGCCGAAGCTGTTGCGTACCTGCACGACACTGTCGAGGATACAACCATTACAATGGCTGACGTCCGGGCAGAATTCCCGAAAGAGGTGGCAGACGCGGTAAATGTGTTGACCCGCCGGAAGGGAATGAGCTACGCCGAATACATCTGGCATATCCGTCAGAATCCGGTTGCTACTAAAGTCAAACTGAGTGATTTACGCAGCAACATGGACCTTACCAGGCTGCCATATCCGCTGACCCAGAAAGACTTGCTTCGAGAAACCAAGTATTTGCGGGCTTACAAGATGCTGGATGGTCGTGTTTCTGTGACGGCTGTGAATCCGTATGCTTTGAATTATTATCTTCTTGCAAACGGCTGGGTGCCGAAAGAGGAGAAGAAGTTCGGAAACAATACTCCTATCATTCTCACTCCGCTTTCTGGCGCTGTTACCATAACCGTACCACTCGATATGAGTGTCGCCGACTATGACACTCTGATGCGTCATGCTCTGAACAAGCTCTCGCTCTACGAGGGAAAGGAGATACAGTCAATACTGACAACCGTCATCAACTGGAAGCCTGAAAGAACCTTAAATATGAACAGTTTGTAAAGCATCGGGGTACAAAATTTCAATTGATGCCAGATTTTGGTATAATGTAGACAGTGAACGGAAAACACGAACATACGTTAAAAATCAACTGTTTTTCGCTCGAAAAGCAACCCTTAAAACACGCTAAGGAGAGTAAACCATGCGTAAGAAAACCAAACTCGCGAAGAGTATCATGGCTTTTGCGATGGCAGCAGCAGTGGCGGTTTCCGCTACCGGCTGTGGAGCTAAAAACGAAAGCAATGTTGCATCTTCTGAATCCACTACCAGCCAGTCTGAACCGGCTGCGACCGAGGCTCCTGCCACGAGCGAAGATACGGCCAGCTCTGCCGTGACGGCTGACTCCGAGACGAAGACCGAGGACACCAAGCAGGACACCGCAAAGGATGACGCTGCTGACTCCTCTGCCAGCAGCTCCGCCGCTTCTGACCAGGCGAACACCACTTCTACCAAAAAGCCGACCTACAACACCAACAAGACTCAGGCCAAGGCACCCGTACAGCAGGCCAGTGCAGCTCCGGCCGCAGCCGAAGAGAAGAAAGCCGAGCCCACCTACACCTTTGTTGTTCGCCGCCATGATGCCTCCTGCACCACCGGCGGGTATGATGAGCATATCTGCAACGAGTGGGGCGGCATGAACTATAACGACAACTACACCGCTCCCAAGGGCCACAACTGGGATAACGGCGTCATTACCAAGGCGGCTACCTACACCGAGAACGGTATCAAGACCTTCAAGTGCAAGGACTGCGGCGAGACCCGTACCGAAGAGATTCCTGCGCTGAACAAGACCTACCATATCAAGGAAGTCGTTCCGGCAACCTGCACCAGCGAAGGCTATACCATCTACGAGTGCAACGAGGTTCCGGGTCTGACCTACAAGGCTGACTACACCGCCAAGCTGCCCCACAGCTATGACGAGGGTGTTATCACCAAGGCTCCGACCATCTACGAGAAGGGTGTCAAGACCTTTACCTGTACCGTTTGCGGCGACTCCTACACCGAGGATATTCCTGTTCTGGAGAAGACCTGGCACAAGGGTGAGACGGTTGCTCCGACCTGCACTGAACAGGGCTACACCGTGTACATCTGCGACCAGGACGAGAGCCTGACCGAGAAGCGCGACTTCACCGATGCGCTGGGCCATGACTGGAACGATGGCGTTGTTACAGTTGCCGCTACCTGCACGGCCGACGGCACTATGACCTATACCTGCTCCCGCGATGGTGAAACCAAGACCGAGGTCATTCCGGCACTGGGTCATAAGTGGGACGAGGGTACTGTCACCGTTGAACCTACCTGCGACCAGCCTGGCGTCAAGACCTTCAAGTGCCTGAACTACGGCTGCACCGAGACTCAGACCGAGGAAATCGCTGCTCTGGGTCACGAGTGGGATGACGGTGTCATTACCAAGGCCGCCACTTGCACCGAGGATGGCGTCAAGACCTTTACCTGCAAGCATGACGCAAGCCATACTTACACTGAGGATATTCCCGCTATCGGCCACGATTGGGACGAGGGCAAGGTCACGAAAGAGCCGACCTATACCGAGAACGGCGAAATGACCTATACCTGCAAGAACGACCCGACCCATACCTATACTGAGGTCATCCCGGCGAAGGGTTACACCTACACCGACACCGTGGTTGCTCCTACCTGTACTGAACAGGGTTACACCCTGCACGAGTGCAATGAGGATGCCTCCATGTCCTACAAGGACAGCTATACCGACGCTCTGGGCCACGACTACAAGGAAGTCACGACCCCTGCCACCTGCAAGGACGAGGGCAGCGTAGACAATGTCTGCGAGCGCTGCGGCGACACCCAACACATCAGCACCCTGCCTGTCACCGAAGACCATCAGTGGAACGATGGCGAAATCACCAAGGCTCCTACCTGCACGGAAGCAGGTGAGAAGACCTTTACCTGCACCGTCTGCAACAAGACCAAGACCGAGGAAGTTCCTGCTACGGGCCATGACTACGATGAAGGCGTTGTGACAAAGGAGCCTACTCAGACCACCAGCGGCATCCGCACCTACACCTGCAAGAACTGCGGTGACACCTACACCGAAACTATCCCTCAGCTGGGCCACGTTTGGGGCCGCAATGAAGTGACCAAGCAGCCGACTTGCGAGGAAGACGGCGTTCGCACTTTCTACTGCACCGTGGACGGCTGCAATGAGACTAAGACTGCTCCGATTCCTGCCACCGGCCATGATTGGGATGATGGCGTTGTCACCAAGCAGGCAACTTGCACCGAGGATGGTTCTCTGACTCGGACTTGCAAAAACGACCCGACGCACACTATGACCTATACCCTTTATGCCACGGGTCATACTTGGGACGAGGGCGTTGTTACCAAAGAGCCGACCCACGATGAGAACGGTATCCGTACCTACACCTGCACTGTCTGTGGTGCAACCAAAACCGAGGAAATCCTCGCCACCAAGTACACCTTTACTGTGACTGTTGTCGAGCCTACTTGCACTGAGCAGGGCTACACCTACCATAAGTGCAATGAGGACGATTCCAAGTCCTTTACCGACAACTACACCAACGCACTGGGCCATAGCGGTTCTCTGCACACCACTCCCGCCACCTGCAAGGAAGACGGTCATACCGATTACATCTGCGACCGCTGCGGTTACTCTGAGCTCATCGAGACTCTGCCTAAGACCAACAACCATAGTTGGGATAACGGCGTTGTGACCGTTGAGCCTACCGCTGACCATGAGGGTGTTAAGACCTACACCTGCTCCGTCTGCGGCGAGACCAAGACCGAGTCCATACCCCGTATTGCAAGCCAGTCTCTGGTGAGCGTAAACCCTTCCGACGCCGAGGTTGAGACCCCTGTGGAAGCAGAAACCCCGGCCGTCAGTGAGGAGCTTCCCACCGATGCGGCAGAATCCGACGTTCCGGCTGAGAATGCTGAAGAGTCTGACTCCGAGGCCGTCAAGCAGGAAGATGCAACTCTGCCCAAAGAGACAGAAGTCGAAGCTATCGTTGTCGAGGAAGCTGCTGACTAAACCATCAGGAACAGTTGGGGCATAACTAATAGCGTTGCAGGCCATTTAGCTAAACCCGAACTTGAGGCTCGTCGAGAAATCGGCGGGCCTTTTTCTTAAACTTTTTGCAATTCAGCTATTGACTTCATGTATTACAGTGTGTATAATAGAGACAATGAGATTTTGAGGAAAGGAGAACACGCCGATGTTCGTTACTATGATGAGCAAACAGAATAAGTGGCAAGAGCTGTGGAGCAATTTGTACCTCCTCGGCAACTTTGTGCTGTCTGTTTGTGTGAATCATAGTGCTGTGATGGTCGTGTAAAACCATCCGAGTATCGGTTGTTTTCCATACTCTGCGCGATATGAGCACCTGTCAGACGCACAACGCCTGATGGGTGCTTTTTCTATGCAGAAAATTAAATCCAGTCCATTTTGATGCCACCGGCAGATACTCCGGTCAGGCTTATTAAAGTGTATATAATTATACACATTGTATATATCGAGGATTTGCCAAGCGGTAAAGCATCAGGTTTTGACCCTGACATCGGTCGTTCGACTCGACCATTCTCGACCACCTATCACTTTCAGACGCATCGGAAGTGAGATTCACAAAGCCCGTTCTCCCAAAGCAAGGCACGGTAGATGCGCAACAAGTGCTCGTAACTCAACTGGCAGAGTACCCGACTTTTAATCGGGATGTTCGGGATTCGACTTCCCGCGAGCGCACCACGCCCGGCAGAGCGTCATCTGTCACTTCTTTGGGTGTATAGCTCAGTAGGCAGAGCAGCGGGCCGTTAACCCGTGTGTCGCAGGTTCAAGCCCTGCTACGCCCGCCATAAGCTCCTCTGGTGGAATGGCAGACACGGTGCGCTCAAACCGCACATTTTTGAGGGTTCAAATCCCTCGGGGAGTACCACGTTCAGCAGTACGTCAACTGTCGCTATGTCCAAGTGGCGTAACTGGCAAACGCGCTGGTTTAAGGAACCAGTATTTACTGTGGGTTCGATTCCCACCTTGGACACCATTTAAGCTCTCGTGGTGGAATAGGCAGACGCGCCAGATTCAGAGTCTGGTTCCAATCATGGAGTGTGGGTTCAACTCCCACCGAGAGCACCACGTCCAGCAGTACGACAACTGCTATCCATGCTCCAGTGGCGAAATTGGCAAACGCGACGGTTTTAAGTCCCATTCTACTCTGGGTTCAAATCCCAGCCGGAGCATCTATATAGGGGTATAGCTCAAGTGGTAGAGCAGCGGTCTCCAAAACCGCGTGTTGCATGTTCGAGTCGTGTTACCCCTGCCAACGGTGAGTATGTACTCAAAAGGTGCATGCTCATCATTGTTTTTGAAAGGAGTATACCATGAACGACAAATTACTCGGCTCAGAACGTGTGCTGTATGAAGGTGCAGGCTACCGCAGCAAATTCAAGGCGGCACGCAGGACATCTCCGCCAGGAACCAAGGAAAATCCTTCCAGCCCAAAGCAAGAGGGAGTGGATGCTGTATACATCCCCGATACCGCCAAGTGGTGCAGTAAAAAGTAAACCACAAGTTGATTGCGTTTCTATGTAAACGTGCTATAATAGAGTCAGAACGAAACGAGAAAGGAGATACCCAATATGCTGTGCAACACTGTCAACGCTATGTCGTTTAACGAGTATAGTTATGAATCTGAGTTCAGTTCCTATGAACGCAGCTTTATTTCCCATACTCCTCGACAGGCCAACACAGTCAGTGCGCAGATGCGGTGCGTCTTCTAAACGATAACTGCATGTCATAGCTGCTTGTCGAGAATTCGGCAGGCAGCTTTTTTGTTGCCTGCATAAAGAAAGGCAGCAAACAAATGACGATTCCTACTATAGACATCCAGCAAACTGGTGCCAACATCAAAACACTCCGCAAGGCGGCGGGCATCAAGGTTAAAGATATGGCGGATGCTCTTGGCGTCACACCGCAGGCAGTCGCTAAGTGGCAAGCTGGTGCGGCTCTTCCTACTATCGATAACCTCGTAATTTTGGCTGCCATGCTGGATACCAAAATTGACGATATTCTCGTTATCGCTTAAATTCTCAGCCGCCGGGCGCGGCATAACATGGCCGAATCGACGAACTGGTTAAGTCGCAAGCCCTTCACGCTTGAGGTTATGGGTTCGAGCCCCATTTCGGTCGCCATGCTTCTGTAGCTCACCTGGTAGAGCAGCGGTCTGAAGAGCCGCGTGCAGCTGGTTCGACTCCAGCCGGGAGCACCAACGAGGTTCAATGCCTCATTCTATGTGTCGGTATGCAAGAGGTTAAAGCAAACGGTCTGTAAAACCGCTCCGTTACGGTTCACTGGTTCGAATCCAGTCCGACACACCATAAGGCCTGCTCGACGAATAGGTTAAGTCATCAGCCTCTCAAGCTGAAGGTTGCGGGTTCAATCCCCGCGCAGGTCACCAACGCGCACCTACGTTATCTTACGTACATAATTGATATTCAAGAAAAATGTGGGTGCTTTTTATGCAGTGGTCGCACAATAGGTAGTGCAGCAGCTTGCTAAGCTGCCGTCGCGAAAGCGGCATGTGAGTTCGAGCCTCACCCTCTGCGCCATTTGCTTGTGTGTCCGAGAGGCTGAAAGAGCCGGTCCAGAAAACCGGAAGTAGGAAACTGCTCGTAGGTTCGAATCCTACCACAAGCGCCAACGCCGTACACTTTAGTGTACGGCATTTTTTGTTGCTATTTCGTCAGATTATGCTATACTGGATTTAAGATATTTCTTAGTGAACATTCTGTTACGGTTTCGACTACATGTTTGTAAGCAACCACATTTCATGGTAAAATTATACTGTAATGTAAAGGAGTTTTCGTCGTATGTTCATTCAATTTACAGAAAAGCAGTACAAACTGTTTGTACGCATCATGCAGGTCATGCAAGTGTTCTACGGCAATGACTTTTCATCCATCTGCAAAGAAGTAGGTGAGGCTTATGGTGCGAAGAAAGCAGACATTGAAAACGCCTATACAATTTTGACAGATGTCAAAGTAACAGGACCAGTACCGGCAATGCAAAATGCAGCAAGAAAGATTCTGAATGCAGCTCTTTCGGCCGTTGATATAAAGTCAGCTGTGAAAGAAGAAAATCCGTACACAAGGCTCATTGAAATGGACGAAGCAAGCTGGCTTCAGGCGGCCGATATTCTTGATGTCTATTCTCGTATCTTGATGGGTCAGTTCAGCATCATCTACGAGTCCTTGGATATTGCCAACTGTTATGGGGCTGATGCCAATGAAATCCGCCTGCAGGCTTATCACGATGCTCGATGGGGCGGAGTCGGGGTCATTGAAGCCAGGGAGCTGCTGATTCCTCAGCTCAAGAAGCTGGGCGTTGGCTGGAATGGGAACTTTGGTATTTCCAATCCCGGCCTTGCCTATTACAGCAAGCTTTCTTACGAGATGCTGAAAGTAATCCGCTATGCGTATGGAAAAGGGGACAACACTGTTCTGAAAGTGACAGACGAGCCTTTCCTTCGCGCCCAGGGTGTGGCGGGTATCCGCGCACTGTAGTCCATCAAGGAGGTAATCGGGATGGGCAACCATATCATTTCATTTCTGGACATCTGCTCTATGCGTGGACAACTTGTTCTTGCAGAGGCTCCTTCTATACCGTCCATCCATGATAAGATGGTCTATTGCACCGGTGCGCGTAAACATGACGAGGACCGCTATATTGTCCTCGACGGGGAAGAATACAGTCAAATCCTTTTTGTAGACGGAACCATCCGTCTCTACTGGAATTAAATACGTACCATTGATTAGGGGAACACAACATGAACACGATTCAGCACGCGCTCGAAATCAACAACGACAAAGCGATTCTTCTGAGCATCAAAAAGGAATGGCTCGATAAAATCATGGCAGGCGACAAGGTAATGGAAGTCCGCAAAACGATGCCTTGGGAAATTAGCTATCCTTTTGTGGTCTTCTGTTACGAAACAAAGGCCAACGACGGTGCGGGTCGTATCACGGCCGCGTTTATCTGCAACGATATTGATAAGCTCGACTGTTTGCGTGAGTTCACGGATTGCATTGCTGGTTCTAAATTGCCCGCGATGACCGCTCAATTTGTTAAGAAAAGCTGCCTTACCTTCGAACAACTTCTTGAATACGGAAACAATGTCGGCGCTCTCTATGGCTGGAAGGTGGCAGAGCCACAGGCCATCAATATGCAGCTTCCTGACTTCGGGGTGAAACGGGCTCCACAGTCGTGGCAATATGTTACCGTCTCTGCATGGCCTACGAAATAATACGACACATTTCTTTGCCCATATACTTGCCACAAGAAATACGACAATGTATAATAGATAGCAATGCGTCTTCAGGGGTTGTTTTATGAACATCAATGGACTTTTAAGAGAAATCAATATGGTGAAGCTGAGCGAATTCGTTTGCCTTACAAAAGTGCAGACAAAATCGGACGCTGAAGCCCTCCAAAAGGATGGCTACGATATTGGCTTTACCCAGTCTGAATGGGAAGCCCAATATTCACTGCCAGTGGATAAAATCTTCTATGCTAAGTCTCCGTATTCTTCTATGTACTACGTGGATATGGACAATCCGCCTTATCCCATCGTGATGCCCCTCAATATCTACGGAAAGCAGCGCCTTGCGATGCCCGATGGCGAAGATGACGAAGCATTTTGCCAGCGTGTTCTGAAACGCAGCGACTATTTCAAAGACCTGCACGGTGACAAACTCGCTCTTTACATCTCGAATCTTGGCGGATACCTCGCTACGGATGTACTGCAGGAATATGTAAACCGCAATGAACCATCCGAAGAAATGTTCACCACCTTCTTTTCGGTCTATGAAGAAGTCGATTTTGGCGGCGCATGGTTTTCCAAAGAGGAAATGGAGAAAGTCCTCAAAGGGATGGGGACAGCTACTCAGCGCAAACTTCGCAAAGCACTCCACAAGCTGCCGGATGAGGTCACCATCTATCGCGGGGAGGCAGAAGCCAGCGCTCCTTATACCAAGGCATTTTCTTGGACGACAGATATTCGCGTGGCTTATTTCTTCGCCTGCCGACGGTCGGACGGTTACGCCTGTGTGGTATCCGCTAAAGTAAAGAAGCGAGACATCTTGCTTATGCTGGATAAGCGCAACGAGAAAGAAGTTTTGGTATATTCCGAAAGCATCTATGACGTAGACACTACCTCGTATTTACAGATTCCGCCTGATGAAGCCCTCTCGGCTTTGACAGATGATGACCTTGACTGCTTCTATCGGTGGCGTGAAACGGTCAAACTATTGTACAGATATGAGGCAGTTCCTGAAGACCATTCTGTGCTTCATACTATCCGCGTTCTCCTCTTGGCGCTCCTGATTATCGAAAACGAGGAACTTGTGCTGAAAGAAGACGACGTGGCACAGTTGATGCAAGCTATCACGTTTCACGATATCGGCCGTCAGAATGATGACGAAGACCCGAAACACGGGGAATACGGCGCAGCTATTTACAAAGAAAGCCATTCAGACCCTGTTGTCGAGTTTCTGATTCAGTACCATTGCATCGACGATAAGAAAGCAAAGAAGGCTTTGGAATCTGATACTCGTATCGAGGATAAGGAAAAGGCATTGCTCCTTTACAATATCCTGAAAGATGCCGATGCACTGGATAGAGTTCGTTTTGGGCTTCGGGACCTCGATGTACGCTATTTGCGCATCCCAATCAGTAAGAAGCTTGTCTTGACTGCAGACCAGTGTGTTAGACAAATCACGGATGGCGAGTAAATGCTATCAAAAGGAAGTAAAGTATCATGTATCGACTCTATATGACTGAAAAGCAGGCAGACCTGCTTCGTACAGCCTGCGCATCCATGATAAAGTTGTATAGTGGCGATATTGATGCCATTTTGGAAGATGTAGCTGCCGCCTATGGTGTGAGCCAGGCTACGCTTCTCACTGCAAAAGAAACTCTGCCGCAGACATACTTTGACATTGAACAACCAGCAATGTCCCTTGCATCGGATGACATTCAGCTCGGAATCAAAGGCATGCGTACCGTCAATATCGCCACCCCGTTTGACGCTCCCAGAGAACGCTTTCGCTTCCTGGCAGAGTTCTCAGATGGTAGCCGACACTCATTGTGGCGG